TTTTTTGATTCATAGTCATGAGGGGGATATACACCAACCTCACCTCCCCCATCACTTAGCCAGTGGGGTTCCACCCCCGTGGTTTAAACAATTATTCATTAACAATTTAACATTAAGTATTATGAACAATCAGTTAAAATTCATTGAGACATTGACAGTTGAACAGTTTAAAGCAGCTCAGTATGTAGACAAAATCCAAGTGAAACAGAATCCTAAGACCAACAAGTTGTTTTTCACATTTGGTTCAAAGACAGGAGCAGTTGCAGTGAAGGGTATTCCTACACATCCAATGGTATCAAAGGTTGAAGCACCTGATGGTAGCTCATTCTGGCTGTTGCATGAAGAAGGCACAGGTGGTGCACCAGTGTTGTCAACATTCTAATGAAGGAGGGCTTTGCCCTCTTTCTTCTTTATTCTTCTGAACATTAATAGTATCTTTTAAGCATTAATAGTATTATGGACAAGATAATTTGGTTAGATGGTCATACATCAAAGATTTCAAGTGAAGAAGCATGGAACAAGCAATATACCAAGGATAATAATTGGTTCATGAATCATGCTGATTCTACCTTTGTTTGGATAGCTAATTGCTGGATGCAAGTGTAAAATACTACATACTCTCCTACTATTATTCCTTATTCTCTTCTGGAGTATAGATAGTAGTGGGAGAGTTTCTATGTTTGAAGATAGTAAGTTGTAGGCTTTAAGTAGTCAATCTTATTGCATTAGAGCTTGTATTAGAGTGCATGAAGAATAGTGTCTCAAATGTCCTTTCTTTACTCTTTCTTTCTATGTTTGTTGATAGTGTGAAAGTGTGGAAGAGTGAGTATTACTCTGTAACAATTCCCCCACATTATGCCACAATCAAAGACATGTCAAAAAGAAAAAGAGGAGTAATAGAATAACTGAATTTACTGGTTACATTGTTAGACTAAACAGTGCTTTTAGTTTAATTGGACCACAAAAAGGCATATAATAAGCACACAGTAAGCATACCAATGGGCTAATTTAGGCAATCAGATGTGAATAATAGTAGCATTTGACAGAACACATGCCATTAAAATGTGTTAAGAGAGAACCAATATATATTAGATTAGATTAAATTTAAGGATAAGATATTTGATGGGGTTATATTGTAAGTATTGACCACTTAGGAAACTAAACAAACATCCACCTGAAAGATGAAATAATATGTAGAGAATGGCATCCTGTAAGTCCTGCTTGAGACAAAAGTCAGTAGTGTTAATACTTAAGACATAATTATCAACAGAAGAGGTAATCCAGCAACCCAGAGGGACTCATATCTATTAACTGAGTAAAGGAATAGTTAGAAGGAATATTAAGAAGACAGTCAGCCTATTTAAGGAATATTATATGGGTTGGATATAATACATCAATATCAAGGGCACATTAGCTCAGTGGTTAGAGCATCGCATAATGATTAATTAAAGGTAGTTATTGTGAAGGTCACTGGTTCAAATCCAGTATGTGCTTCAATTATTAACAAATTAACTTATAAACACATGGCTAAGAAATTTAAAAGAGAGAATTGTGACTCTGTATTGAGAGCTACAGTTACAGACCAATTGGGTAGAACAGTTTCACTGTTTAGGACACATGCTTTTGAATGGTCAATAGTAATTGCATCAGACAATAGCATCACAATGCAGACCTTCCAGAAAGGTGATATTGCAAGAAAAGAGTTCAATAAATACAAAAGAAAAAGATAATGGATTTAAAAGAATATACTCAATTATTGAAGCATAATAAGTACAAATTGTACAAACATATAGGTAATAACCTTATTAAGGTTGGGGATATTTATGCAAATACAGTTGAAGAAGCTGAGCACTTGGCATTATTGAATCACATTAAATATGATATTATTACAGTAACAGAATTCTTAAAATGAAAAATACATTTGGACTTATAGCAATAATGGGAGTATTATCTGCTATGTGTGGTATAGTCACTGAGATTACAGCAATAATAACAGTAATCTGTGGTATTCTTTACCTGTTTTATCCAACTACTAACATCAATAGATATGAAGAAGATTGAAATGATATTCAAGGGTGTGTTATTATACATGACTATCCTTGTAACCATGATATTCATGATGGGTGTAGATAGTATTTATGACCAAGGATATTTCTTTTATGGTATAATGCTTGTAGCTGCACTTGTATTTGTGTGTTATAAAACTATTAACAAAGAAGAACTTGAGGTGCTTACATTATGTAAGTATCTCAATTCCAAAGATGAATGGGTATGAGCCAATTAACACTAAAAGATGTTAGAAACATTATGCTTTCCAGACTTCAAGAAATGAAAGAGAGGGAGGCATCAATGACAAAGGAAGAAAAACTTCTTAGAGATAAAAAGAGACAAGAATCTATAAAAGGCTGTGGGTCTAATCATGACTCTGATAGATATGTATATATCAATGGACGTGAATATATAGACCACGGCTGGTGAAAAAAAAAAAAAAAAAAAAAAAAAAACAATAAACTATGGTACGGACAATCAATGTGGTTTATACTACACGAAAATTATCTGAGTCAGAAGCAAGTAAACTTAAGGCTTATATATTCTTATGTAGCTATGACCAAATAAAAGTGGGAGACTTGATTGAGTCTCCAATGTACACCACATCAATGCAGGTCATTGGTGTAAGCAACTATGCTGCAAGAGAGCAGAATGCTATCACTCTTAAAGATATTATCATTGACACAATCAATGGTGCAAAAGTATCAAACAATCAATTAAACAACAATCAAAAATCAAACAAAATGGAAAAGAAATCAGTATTCAGCAGCTTTATTGAGAAATATAAATCACAGTTCATCCCTGAAAAAGAAGAGTCACTGAAACTCTCAATGGATGGCAACATTTGTGTGCCTATTGGTAGTGAGTATGTTGGTATAAATGCTGATAATGAACTCATCAGTTATCCTACTGAAATGTGTATGGATGTTCCGGTGTATATCATTTCAAAACCCTTCAATCAGGTGCAGGTAGGTGACATTGTGAAGTTGAACAATTCCTTCTTGAAAGTGCTCAGGAAGAATGACAATGGTACATTACAGTGCTTGTCATTCTCTGGATATTCTTCAAACAGAAGAGAAATCAAGGACTTTATGTTAGGTCAGGCTCTTGTGAGAGTAGTTGTGAATATGTTCTCAGGCATGACAACTAATGGATTCAATCCTATGATGTTGGCTCTTGCTAACAATGAAAACATGGACATGAAAGACCTCATGATGATGCAGATGATGCAGGGAAATGGTGCAGGTTTCAATCCTATGATGCTCATGATGATGAACAAAGGTGGAGATAGCTCCATGTTTGAAACCATGATGATGATGCAAATGATGGGTGGACAGAATCCTATGATGGGATTCATGAATCCTGCCACTAATACAGAAAAGAAATAGGTATGTGTTTATATAAGGTTAATTAGATTGGAGTAGCTATGTTGTGAAATATGGCTACATTCTGCCCTCATAGTTCAGTGGATAGTAACAATTGTTTCCTAAACAATAGACAGAGGTTCGAGTCCTCTTGGGGGTACAACATTTTATTTATTATTAAACAATTGATACAAGGGAGCTGGTATGTGAATATAGGCTCTTCATGGGGCATAATTTGGATTTGATTACTGGTTATTTGGTAAGAGAACATGCAAAGACTGATGGAAAGACATCAAACAATTAACTGACAACACTTATAGAGTTGCTGCCTAAGGGCTGAGCCACACTTGCTTGGAAACAGAAAGGTGTATAGTCATAAGCAAAGATTTCTTGCATAGATTAGTGCAAGTGGTGGATTGTGTTGATTTCTGGTCAACCCCAGTGGATAACCAACCACATATCAAATAGGTAAGCATGTGAAATTCTTTTATTAAAGATTAGTAAGACGAGGGTTCGAACCCCTCATGCTCCACAACTGTAAATGGTTTTGGTCTGGTGTGGGCTGCAATACAATAAATACAGAAAACACAGGATGCTAATAGGTAAGCTATAAAGGGTGTTATGGGCTGTCAGACATTTCTACCTTGTAAATCACAAGAAATGCTCAAGAAGAAAATTCTAATAAACTAATATATGCGAGTGATTATTAATTCCTCTGTTGTTGCAGATGGTGTAGCAGATTTACAAGTAGATTGCTACAAGAATGGGGTACTATTATGTACAGAGTCCTTACTAAAAGCTACTCTTCTTGAGCAGCAATTAGTCTCTCATCACATTTCTTACACCCGATTTGGGGGAGAAAATGGTAAACAATTTGAAATTAACTGCAAGTCAATTAGTGCATACAGCACAAAAGTATGAAGAACTTTGAATACTATGGCTTATTTCTCACAGAAGAGAGTAAGACCAAGTTGAAAGCATGGTTATGGGAAAATGGCTATGATTTCAATAATGACATTATAAAGGGAACACTACCTGAGAATTGGTATTTGGACCATTGTACATTATTACATTGGTCTCAGAGTGATTACATAAAAGAAGCTATTCTTGAGGATAGATTGGATGAAAGATACTCTATAATTATAGATGGTATTGGGGCATCAGATAAGTCTTTAGCTTTTAGAGTAACTGGAGGTTCTATGTGTACAGTATGTGCTAACAAGATTCCACACATAACTATTTGTACATTCAATGGTGGTAAACCAGTGGATAGTAATAATATTACTGAGTGGAAGGATATTGAACCAATTATTGTCGAAGCTAAATTAGAAAAGAAATAATAAAAGAAAGGAGTCTTATGAATTACAAAGAAATGCTTGAGGCAGCTAAGTCTCATAGAGTTACTCATCCTTTAATGCAAGAAGCAGATAAAGATTCCTGGGTAACATTTTGTGAAGGGTGTGGATGTTGGTATAATGCTTCAGGAGAGGCTTTAGCTGATGAAAACTTTCAGATTGGTCTACAGGAAGCTATAACAGATAATCCAGCTCTTGGAGAAAATTGGGAAATAGTAAAAGAATAAAGATATAAAAGTAGCTTATAGAAAAAGAGGAGTATTATTCATGTTAATTGCAACATGTAGTGGTAAACAACTAAAAATATATAAGTAATGAATTTAGTAAAGATATTAGAAGGTAAGAATGGTACATCATTATACTCTTCTTTATATGGGGAGTTAACATTGTTTAATATTAATGAAACAGATAAATTTCCTATTGCTTGTTATGTTATTGGAACAGGTGAAAAAGTGTACTTTACAAAGGAGGGACTCTATTTTAGAGAGTATAAGGATGCTGAATGTGTATTATTTCCATCAAAATCTAACAGAAATTGGGAGGAATTCAGATATGACTTACCCAAAGGAACTCCTGTCATGGTCCGTAGTAATACTGAAAGTTCATGGATGTTTAGATATTATGCTGGGGACAGTTATGCCTATTATAAACAAGAATCCTCTTGTAGAGATAAGAGTCAGTGGGAGTACATTATTCCTGTAGATAAATTCAACTTTAAAGACAGAACTTTTAATACAGAAGATAACTATGGTACAGCTAATAGGTGAGTTTATCCTGATTGGAGTAATAGGAGGATTGTTGGGCATATTCTACAGGAATTGTCTTAAGGCTGAGGGAATGATATTCAATGGATTTTATTATAGAGTACTCAAACCTTGGGCTGAACTTGAAGATGATTTGGAAGAAGAATGTATATATTACAAATTATCCTTTGCAGATAAATTAAGAAGGTGGGTATCTTATCCTCTTGGTTACTGTATATATTGCAGTTCTACATGGATAACATTCTTCTTATGTGCATTATGGTTCATTAACTGGCAATCATTGCCTGATTGGAATATGATAGTGATAGGAGTATTAGCTGCAACAGGTGTACAACATTTAATAGTAGCTTGTGCTTGCAGATTCTTAATATTTAAACATCCTGATTTAGATGAAAACAACATTTGAGTATGGCAAAGATTATTTGCCTGAGATTTGGTATTAAATAACAGAAGAATGTTAAAGGTGGAAATATATTTGCGTATATGAAACCTTTGACATATCTTTGCAGTGTCAATTAAATAAAGAAACAATTCTATGGGAAAGTTAAATCCATTAGTGAAACCAACTTCAAAGTTGGATACAGAAAGACTGGCTGGGGGTTCAGGTGCATTGGCAGCTAAACAGAGTGATGTAGCATTATTGAGGAGAGCTGTATTAGCTAATCTTCTTTGGGAAGATGTTGCATATATGGATGGTAAGAAGGTAGCAGAAGAAATCAAAAGGTTAATACCCTTGTGTCCTGCCATTGATGTGTATAATATTGCCCTTGAAGCAAGATTAATGCAGAAGCTGAGACATACACCCCTGTTTATAGCAGTGGAAATGTGTAAATATCCTGAACATAAACTATTTGTGGCTGACTTGTTACCTAAGATTATTACAAGGGCTGATATGCTTACAGATTTCTTGGCATTATATTGGAAGGATGGTAAAAAGCCCATCTGTAACCAAGCTAAGAAAGGATTAAGTGCTGCCTTTCATAATTTCAATGAATACAAGTTTGCTAAATATGACAGAGATGCAGCTATTAAGTTAAGAGATGTCATGTTCTTATGTAGACCTAAACCAAATAATGAACAGGAAGCTGAACTATTCAAAAAGATAGCTGATAGAACTCTCACACCACCTGAAACTTGGGAAGTATTACTTTCTGCTGGTAAAGATAAGAAAGAGACTTGGCAGTACCTTATTAATAATGGAAAGATTGGAGGTCTTGCAATGCTGAGGAATATTAGTAATATGATGAAAGCTAATATAGACAAGGAAATCATAAGATATGGTCTTAGAAGTCTAAAATCCTCAATGCTTTTGCCTCTTGATTTCTTTAAATCTGCAAGAATGGCTCCTGAATTTAAAAGAGATATTGAAGATGCAATGATTGAATCATATAAATCTCTTCCTAAATTGAAAGGAAATACCTTATTCATTGTAGATGTATCAGGTTCTATGCTTTCTAATTTATCAAGTAAATCATCATTTTCAAGACTGGATGCTGCCTGTGCAATGGCTATGTTAGCTATTAACCAGTGTGAGAGATATGAACTTGTAACTACAGCAGGAGATGATTATAGGAGAATTCAATCGTCTGAACATATTAAATATCCTGAGAGAGGATTTGGAGTGTTCAATCAAATAAAACAGTCAATGGGTAAGATTGGTAGTGGAGGTATCTTTACTAAACAATGTCTTGACTGGTGTAGGAAGAAGTTTGGAGGAGCCAAGTTTGATAGAATAATCATATTCTCAGATTCACAAGATATTGATTATCACTATGATAAGACTATACTTCCTGAGCCTTTTGGTAAATGTAATTACATCTGTGATGTTTCAGCAGAACTTAGAGGTGTGAATTATAAAGGTAGATGGACAGCAGAAATTGGTGGTTTTTCAGAACATTTCTTAACTTATATTGCAGCTTTAGAAGGCTTGCAGAATAAGTTTGAGGAACAGTAAATATAATGTTGTATAGTGTATAATAGACTTACTTCAAGCTGATATATTATGGTTTACCAAAAGAAAACAATAGTCTGTTAGTTGTTCTTACAACATTAACTCATAAAACTAAGGTTATGTTACAGTTGCGCATATTAAATCAGCTTAAAGTGGCTGTGCCTTAGTTTTAAAATATAATGCCATTAGTGTATTACAGATTTACATCAATAATCTTTTAAATTATCTACGATAATCTGTTAAATGTTCTATGGCATATTTCAGAGGGATAGCTCAGTTGGTAGAGCAATAGAATGCAAATTATACTCTGTTTAAAGTTCTACAGTAATATGTTAGTGTGGAACAGAGTTACTTCAATAAGCGGGAAAATCTATAGGTCATTGGTTCAAGTCCAATTCCCTCCACAATTAAAACAAATGGGGATGTGGTGAAATAAAGCAAGTTTATCCTCTTATGAGTGTTCTCCCGAAGGGGTAGTGTATTATAAGAGTTACTTCAAGGTTTACACAATTGTCAGTAAAACAATCAAATGTTAGTTCGAGTCTAACCATCCCCACACAAAGATTAGTGATATACAACACTTACTTCAATATTATACATAAATTAAAGTAAATTAAAGTAAGAAAGGAGTAGATTTTTTAATCAACTTATGTCCTTAGGGGCAACAATTTCAGAAGTGTTGTAGAATATTCTATCTTTTAAAGGCTATCAGTTTTATTACTGGTAGCCTTTTCTTTTTATGCACATTCTTGTGATAATTAAGATATGTTTTACTAAAAAAAAAAAAACAATGAAAAATGAAAAGAGTGGAGCTGAGAGCTTCGCAGAAAACATGAGAAAAAAATTAGGTATTTACAAACCACTTCCTAAAGAAGTAATGGATGATTTGAGGGAAGGTGTAATTGACATTGGTAAAAAGACAGGTGATACCAATGCAGAAGATGTGTTGGATAACTGCCTGATTGAATTGGGCAAACTAAAAGACAACCAGAGTAAGGCTATTGTAATTACTTATCTACTTGGTACTCTGCCTATGGACTTGCAGAAATTCATTGCAAACCAACAGCAAAAGATTGTTATTGGTATTACAGCTAAGAATTTGGCAGGGGAAGGTCCAGAAGCCATGTTGGGTATGCTTCTTATGGGAGCTATGCTTAGGGATGAAGATTCAGATGAATAATGAAATCAAAGTGAGTCTCAGTGTCACATTACAAGGTAGTGTGATACTGAGCCAAGAGCAGGCTAAAGCTCTTGAGAAAGAAAAAGTAGGCACAGGTTATGACACTTTCAATATGAGAGTAGAAAGTCTTAAGGATGGTAAGAAAGATGCTGAAACCATTACTGTAAAGACCAGAAAGTGTAAGCCTGCTGGTCAATCACTCAATCTTAGTATGGATGCTTATGACTACATGACAGGAAAAGAAGCTCCTTACTTTATGAAAGCAAGAGATTGGGAGAAACTTACTAAGAAACAGAGGCTTGAGGCACACCTCAAAAGGATTGTGGAAGAGCTTGGTGGGGTGAGTTTCACCTATGCTGTATTGGATAATTAAATCATTTATAGTATAGGTAGTATGTTATTCGTATCAATTATAGTAGGATTATTGGGTATTATCTTACTAATAAAGACTTTTGTTAGATACCACCCTTATTTTGATTTAGTCACAAGCTATAACAAGTATATACTATTGCTATGGTATGATAAGGATGGTGGAAGAACTTACATAAAACTATTGGAAATATGAGTAAAGGGAGAGTTTTAACTAAGAAGAAGTGGGGGCATTGTGCCAGATATCGGAGGAAGTATAAATATAGAATCAAATTCCCAAGAGGGAAACTTAATTCATTTGAAGGAACTCATGCACCTATAGGCTATCCTCTCTTGAATATTAAAGTATAAAGCAATTACATCACATTTGGATATTCTATTTGATAAGGTGTACTACAATGACAGTATTGAGCCAAATGTAAAACAAATGTTATGAAACAAAGGGTATATAATATCCTTATGCTCTTACTGATTGGTGGTCTATATGGTTTATACTATATAGACCATCAAGAGGAGCACAAGGAACCTGAAAAGGTGGATGTGTTGAGATTGGAACAACCAGAGTTCTTACTATCAGAGGCTCCTGATGATTATCTTATGGAGGCTTTAGAGTATTATAATGTTAAACATAAGAACATTGTATATGCTCAGGCTATTCTTGAGACAGGTCATTTCAGGTCTAAGGTCTGCAAGGAGTACAATAACTTATTTGGACTCTACAATAGTTACAAAGGTGATTATTACAAGTTTGACCACTGGAGTGAGAGTGTGGTTGCCTATCTCAATTACATACAATATAGATACAAACCCCCGGATGATTACTATCAATTTTTGATTAAAATAGGTTATGCGGAAGACCCGCAATATGTAGAAAAACTAAAGAATATAGTAAAGAGATATGGATAGAGAACAGGCTCAGGAAGAGATAATGAATATAAGGAGTAATTCTATACTCTGTGAATTACCTACTTCTTAATAATACACTTATATTATTGTGTAATCCATTTAATTATTCTATATTTGTAGAAAATTGGAATATATAAAAAAAAATGGAGAAGAAACAAAGTAAAGTATCAGGAGTGTATTGTATTCTTAATATTCTCAATAATAAAAAGTATATTGGAAGTAGTAAGAATATTTATAGTAGATGGTTTAAACATAGGGCTAATTTAAGAGGAAATTATCATCCTAATTCCTATTTGCAAAATGCTTGGAATAAGTATGGTGAAGAGAACTTTCATTTCCTTATACTAACTAAATGTTCTGAGGAATCACTTTTAGAGATTGAACAAAGTTACATTGATAAAATGAAACCAGAATATAACATTATGCTTGAAGCTAAGAGAACTAAGGTTACTAATGTTATAAGAGAGCATATAAGTATAGGAGTAAGGAAAGCTATAGAAGAAGGTAGAATGCCTCTTAATCCTATGATTGGGAAGAAAATGACTAAAGAACATCTTGCTAAATTACCTCAGAATCAAAAGGGATATAAATGCCCTAAGAGGCAAAAAGGTGTATATGTTTATGACTTGGAAATGAACTTAGTTAAAACATTTAATACCTTAAAAGAAGCAGGAGAGTTTATAGGAGTTTCTTTTCAAATAATTAGCAATACTATATTAAGAAGCAAAACTCATAGATGTAAAGATTATTATTTATTTAGAGAAGAACAAAATGGACAGAACAGAAATTCAGAAGGAAATTCTTGAGATTAAATCTCAAAGTATTCTTCTTCAATTGCCTACTTCCTTTGGTAAATCTAAGATAGGCATTGATTTGGCTTTAAGGGATAACCCCAGTAGCATACTTATAGTAATTCCAAGGTTAGTCCTGATAAATAACTGGAAAGAGGAGTTTATCAAATGGGGACTTGAATCTTGGGTTGAAAGAGTACAATTCAGTACTTATGTTGGATTGAATAAACATGTAGAGGAAGAATGGGATTGTGTAATCTTTGACGAAGTACAGCACATGTCAGAAAGATGCAGGGAATTTGTATCTACTATGACTATATATCATTCTATCATGCTTTCAGCTACAGTTACCAGAGATATGAAGTGGGAACTAAGTCAGTTGTTTCCTGATTTTCAGTGTTATACAGTGAAGATGAAGGAGGCTATAGACAATGAAATTCTTCCTGACCCTAAAGTATTTCTAATCCCTCTTGAACTGGATAATACACATGCTGTACATACTATGATTGAACATCCTAAGGCTAAGATTGTCAAGGAATGTCTATATAAAGACAGATGGCAGTATCTTAAGGATAAATCTATTCAAGTGCATATTAAGTGCACTGAGTTACAGTATGTGATAGAGTTAGGAAGCAAGATAGAGTTCTGGAAGAAACAATATATGAGGATAAGGAATGAAGGAGTAAAGACAAAATGGTTATTCCTTGCAGGTCAAAGGCTCAAATTCCTTTCACAATTAAAGAACCCTATTATCTTATCTCTTCTGGAGAAGCTGAAATCAGAAAGGGTACTTACATTCTGTAGTTCTATTGAGCAGACAGAAATATTAGGGGAAAACTGTATTAACAGTAAGAACAAAGAATCCTCTATAGTACTTGACATGTTTAATCATAAGGAGTTGGACCACATCACAGCATGTAATATGTTGAATGAAGGTATGAACCTTGTAGATTGCAGAGTTGGTTTATATGCTAATCTGAACAGTAGTGATATTATCATCAAACAAAGATTGGGTAGAATACTCAGGCACAAAGACCCCATCATTATTATCCCATACTTTAGTGGTACAAGGGAAGAGGAGTTAGTTGAAAAGATGCTTGAGGATTATAATCCAGAGTTGGTTGTGAAAACAAATTTAAGTGAAATAAAAGTATGAGAAACAGAGTTAAGATTACTAAAGCAAACTACATTGTAAATCCTGAAAAGAAGGTAGTAGTTTGTGTTCTGGAGTGTGATATGCAGTTGTATAAGCATCCTGCATGGGATCATATTTATTCTAATATGTGGGCTAATCTTCCACTTGTAGATAACAGGGGCACATTCAAAGTGAGGGCTATTGCAAGATGCAATGAAGAAGATGCCTTTAATGAAGAAGCAGGTAAGAGGATTGCAGAATCCAGAGCAAAAGGTAAAGCATTTGCTACTGCTGCAAAGGTTTATAAAGAAATTGAGAAATATTTCTTGAACTGTGCTGCACTTATGAATGAATCTGTGGAGGCTTGTGAACAGGCTGTGAAAGTTGAGAAAGCTCATGTTGAATTGCTGATTGGATAGGAGTATGACAATCTCATTGAATGACAAGGTTATTAAAAAGAGTGGGGTTTCTCTTGGAGAGGTCTTACTTATGATAGCTATTCAAAACAATGTAGATTTCAATGCTGCTGAAAGTGAGTTGAAGAAAAAAGGACTTATCAGTACAAGTTATGATAGGGAAACACATCTTCCTGTAGGGTTATTTGTAACTTCTATGGGAAATAATGTGGTCAATAATATCATTCTTGATTCTGATAAGTCTGTGGGGACTGATGACTTCAATCAAAGAATTGAAGCATTAGTACCTCAACTTCAATCCATTTATCCAGAAGGAAAGAACTTCAACAATCAGTATTGGAGAGGGAATAAAACTGACATTAAGAGGAAGTTACAGACTTTCTTTAAGAAGTATGGGAATGATTACACTGATGAACAAATCATAAATGCAACTCAAGCCTATGTTTCTGGCTTCAATGGAGAGTATAAGTTCATGAGATTGCTTCAATATTTCATTTGGAAAGAAGAGGTAAAGGATGGTACTAAAGTACCTATCTCAGAACTGGCTAACTACATTGAAAATGCTGGTCAGGAAAGTGACCTCACTGATAATTGGACATCTACATTAAATTGATATGGAAGAGAAGGATTCATTTGATAGAGCACTGGAGAAGTTAATACTCCGAAGGCAGAGGATACTGGATGGCAAGATAAATTGTATTCCATTGTCTTTCCCAAGATTAAGAGTATGGCTCCCCGGAATAGAGAAAAGAAGATATAACATTATTACTGCAAATCAAAAGGTTGGTAAATCAAAACTTGCTGACTATATGCTTGTTTATGAACCCTTCTTCTATGCAATTGAGCACCCTGACCAACTAAGGTTGAAGATACTCTATTTTACCCTTGAAATGGGTAAGGAAGAAAAGTTCTATGAGTTCTTATGCCACTTATTATATAGGCTTGATAAAATAAGAATAAGTCCAACTGACTTGAAGAGTACTTCTGCTGATAGACCAGTTCCTCAAGAGATATTAGACTTACTTGCATCTGAAAGATATGTGACATATATTCAGAAGTTTAAGGAGACTGTAATCTATATTGACTCTGAGAGAAATCCTACAGGTATTAATAAGTATTGTAGGAATTTTGCTTTGAGTAGAGGAAAGTTCCACTTCAAGAAGGTTATCATGAAGAATGAAGCTGGGCTTGAGGAGGAAAGAGAGGTTATAGACTTTTATGAACCAAATGATAGTGATGAATATGTAGAAGTAATCTTAGACAACTATTCAAATCTGATGTCAGAAAGTGGTATGAACAAAATGCAGACTATTGAGAAGATGAGTAAATATTTCATCACTCAAAGGGACCAGTTTGATTTCAATATCACTGCAATCCAGCATCAAGCTCAGGCTCAGGAAGGAATTGAGAATCAGAAGTTGAATAAGATGATGCCTTCATCAGATGGTCTTGCAGATTGTAAGACTACCACCAGAGATGCAAATCTGGTGCTTGGTTTGTATAGTCCATTTAAGTATGGTCTAAGGGAATATGAAGGTTATGATGTGACCAAATTCAAAAACAATATAAGGTTCATGCAGGTTATTGAGGATAGAGATAATGGAGCAGGAGGTCAAATATGTCCACTGTTCTTTGATGGAGCAGTGAGTACATTTACTGAGCTTCCACTACCCAATAATAAGCCTGAACTGGAAAGATGTCTTGAGTATATTGAGACAGTTGTAAGAAGGAGGACTAACTATACTTTCATGAATGTCTCTATAAGAAAAGCCAGAGTAAGAAAGTGGAAGATGAATTTGCATAGGTTGATTAAATTGATTACCTTTGCAGACTAAAATTTTAAATAAGAAGAATGAAAGCATTGATTTTAGCTAAGTCAGGTTTTGGTAAGTCAACCTCTATTGGAGAGATACCAGAACTTGGATTGAAAGGGTTAGACCCTAAAGTGACTTATTTGATAAGTTGTGTGAATAAACCCCTACCTTTTAGAGGTGGGGGAAGTAAGTACCAAGTTACTACTCTCAAAGAGATTGGTAAGGGTAACAGAATTATAACCAATGATGCAAAAGAAGTTGCTCAAATCATTGAAATGTTAGCCAGCCCTCACTCTCCTTTCACTAATATAGTACTTGATGATATGAACTATATCAGTCAGGATTTCTATATGAAGAATGCTATGAAAGGTGGTTGGGACACTCCTAAGCAGATTGGTTATGGCATGGGATTAATCTTTGATGCAATCAATCTTGTACCAGAGAATAAGAACATGATTTGTCTTGCTCACTATGAAGAGTATAAAGACAAGAATGGTGATAGTATCTCTTATAAATATAAGAGTACTGGTAACATGGTTGATTCATATATTACTCCTGAGGGTAAGTTTGAAGTGGTTCTTTATGGTAAATCTTCCTTTGATTCCAAAGAGAAGAAATCCATCAGAGAATTTGTTACCAATGATGATGGAGTATATCCTGCAAAGAGTCCTGTTGGCATGTTTCCTCTATATATTCCCAATGACTTGGGTCTTGTAGTTGAGAAAGCACAGGAATATTATGGATAGGGATGAAGTAGTCAGGATTAGTAGGCTTGTAGCCTTTGGTGGACTGACTGAAATGGACATAAATATTCTGTTGATGAATTACTGTTTGGAGCATAGTAAGCCTTATTATGAAACAGCAGTATTCGTCACTATTCTCTTGAAACAGGGGATATTCGAGCCTTTCTTTATAGAGGCATTAGAGTATTATGAAAAGAAATACACCATAAATAAACTTCAAAGCAAGCCCAATGAAATAGGGCAAAGACAAATAATTTTTATAAATTAAACATTATGAAAGAGTTAAGTAGATTTGAGTTGGCTATTGTTAAAAGAACAGCCCAGAACACTAAGAGTTTGAGAGCCAAAAGGGACAAACTGGTAGAGAAGATTGAGAAAGCACAGGAAGAACTGGGTGTAATCAATGAAGCCATTGAAGGCTTTGAGGCTCCTATAAAGACTATGACTGGTGGCTTCACTTCTGAGGAAGTTCTTGCTGGTATCATGGCAGTAGCAGAAGCAACAGAAGCAGCTCCAGAAGGAGAAGTTTCAGAAGAGGTTGTAGGAGAGGTAGAAGTACCTGCATCTGAGGCAGTTACATTGGCAGAAGAGGTAGCACCTGCAAATCCATTTGGAGAAGTGGCAGATGAAATGCCTTTCAAGGATTAGTCACGTAAAATCAGTAATTTAAGATGAAGAATTTAAACAAAAGTTTCATGGCTGTTAAGGTAGGTAAAGAATCAGTTGAAGGTTCTTTCAAGATGTACAAAGGTATGGCTGCATTCAATATTGTAGCTGTAAATCCTACTAAGGCAGAATTAGAAGCTCTCACAGGTAGAGAGATTGAGAATGACCCTGAATATGTTGGTAAAACTGATGAAGGTAAGGAACAGGTAAGGGTGGTATTCTATGCAAAGACTGCTCCCGAGGCTAAGTTGAACAATGGCATTGAATTGCTTGTTCCTATCAGCTTTATGCTGACTAAGGATTACAAAGTTGGTCAGAATAGTGGCAAATATCAGATTATTGATAAGTTTGGTAGAACTGCATGGGCTACAAAAGAAGAAGTACAGTCCAAGTCTATTCCACAATACTCTTCTGGACCAGCCAATATCAGTGCTGACTACAGACTTGCATGGCAAGGTGAGGAATTCTTGACTGATTTCCTTATTCAGTGGCTGAATATTCCGGGTCCTGCTGTATATAAAGACAAGGTTTGGGTGATGAAAGAGAACACTGATGACAGTGAGGTTTCTCTTGATATGGCAGCCCTATTCAAAGGTGATGTAAAAGAGCTTAAAGAGCTTGTTACTCTTGCTGCTGCTTATATAGTTAAAGGTGCAGTAGGTATCAGAACTGTGGATAATGAAAATGGTACAAGACAGTATCAGGCTGTATTCACAAGGAAGTTTGCAAAGAATGCTGTAACAGATTATAGCAAGATTGATGCTGCAATCACAGAGTTCCAGAATGCAGGTGGTGCTCCGGGCACTGAGTTCTCAACTCAACCCTTACATGAAAATGTAGTAGAAGCTACAACTTTCACACCTGCTGCTGACAATGACCCATTAGGAGCAGCAACAGCTCCTACAGCAACTCCTTGGGGTTAATAATATTGTAAAAAAAAAAAAAGTTTATTACTATGGCTGTTAGTATTGGTAAACCTAATATCAGATTAGAAGAGATTTTATCAAAGGTATCAGAATTAGATATTCTGAACCATTATTTTGGGGTGAGTAACATTCCTTGTATAATCAGTTCCCCTTTAAGGACTGATAACCATCCATCCTTTGGTTTTTATAGCATAGATGGTCAAAAGATACATTGGACAGACTTTGCTACAAAAGATAAAGGAGGAACATTTGATTTATTAGGTAAGTATTGGGGGGAGAGTTACAATGATGTGCTTGCACATGTTTGGGAGGACTTATCCAAGATTACTAAGACTAATGGCTATAGTGCATCAGGTAAACCTAAAGTTGTCACTACATTAGGGTTATACAAATCTAACCTTGATTTACAATGTAAGACAAGAGAATGGAGAGAGTATGACCTTGAGTATTGGACTTCATTTGGCATCACTTTGGAATGGTTGAAATATGCTGACATCTATCCTATATCCTATAAAATAATCATAAAGGGAGAAACCAGAATGGTCTTTCCAGCGGATAAATATGCTTATGCTTATGTAGAATATAAGGAAGGGAAAGTCACTTTAAAGATATATCAACCCTTCAATCAGAAAGGATACAAGTGGTCCAACAGACATGATAGGTCAGTAATTAGCTTATGGACTAAAGTACCTGAATTTGGGGATAGAATATGTATCTGTTCCTCAATGAAAGATGCTTTATGCCTATGGGCAAACACTGGAATACCAGCTATAGCCATTCAAGGAGAGGGTTATGGTATCAGTGATACTGCTGTTAATGAACTCAAAAGAAGATACAAGGAAGTATTTATCTTATTGGATAATGATAAAGCTGGTCTCATAGATGGCAAAAAACTTGCTGAGCAGACTGGATTTATCAATCTTATTCTACCTAAAACATCTCAAGGAAAGGATGTTTCAGATATGTATTATTATTATGGAAAGGAGTATTTATGCAACACAGTAATGAAATTGTTGAAGAGTGGAGGACAATAGAAGGTTTTGAAAACTATGAAGTAAGTAACTTGGGGAGAGTTAGGAGGGTCGAGTATATAAAGCAAAGAGAAGACTTTAATGGTTATCCTATAGTAAGCCTATATAAAGGTGGAGAGGGAAAAACTGCAAAAGTCCATAGACTTGTAGCTCAAGCATTTATACCAAATCCCAACAACTTGCCTCAAGTTAATCATATAAATGAAGTCAAAACCCACAACACTGTTACCAATCTTGAGTGGTGTTCTCAACAATATAATAATAGTTGGGGAACAAGGCTTGATAGGGTAGCAGCTAAACATTGTAAACCTATTCAGCAGTTAAGTACTGATGGAACTCTCATAGAAGAGTTTGATAGTACTTATGATGCTCAAGCAAAACTTGGCATTAGCAATAGTAATATTTGTGCATGTTTGAAAGGTAGAAGGAAGATGGCTGGTGGTTTCCTATGGAGATATAAATAGAGAAACTGTCTGCATCCACTGGGTTCACTAATATAGTATTGCCACATTTTGAAGGAGGAAAAGATGTCTCAGACCTCTATAAAACAATAGGAGACAAAGAACAATTCAGAGAAATAATTTTAAGCCTATTTAATAGGTAATGTTTTATCACTAAAAAAAAAATCATGGAATTTAGAAAAGTAACCATCATCAACAACAAAACTCAGTCTCAAAAAGTTATTCAGGCATCTACTGCAACTACACTGGGTGAGTTGAAAAGAGAAATGAGAGAAGCAGGTATTGAATATGAAGGAATGACATTCTTTGAAGGTCATTTGAGAGCAGAATTGAAAGATGATGCTTCTATCCTTCCTACCAACATTCCTTACAAAGGACAGGTAGTAAATGATTTGACATTCCTGCTGACTGCACCTGAGAAGAAAATCAAGTCTGGTGCAATGTCAAGGGCAGAAGCCTACAATGCAATCAAGGCAAGAGGCTTGCAGGATGAATGTGTAAAAAGGTTTGGAAAGAACTTCACTATGTGTAAAACTCAGGACTTGATTGACCTGTTGAAGGAAGATAGTGTTCTTAAAGAGGAAAAGAGAGAGGTTGTAAAAGAAAAGCCCGCAAAGAAAGAAGTAGCAAAAGAACCTGTAAAGGAAGAGAAAGTAGTGGAAGCTGCTGCTTCCTCTGAGGGTAATGTTGCTGGTGCTCTTGAAATCTTACTTGAGGACCTTTATGGTTCTGATGTGATTGAAGAGGGAACCTATGACAGGGCTATGGCTATATTGAAAGGTACAACCTACAAAGTACCTGAAAAGATGTCAAGGTCTGAAATCAACAAGATGTTTGACTTTGTTCATTAAGTAGAAACCAGTGAGGGAGGAGGCTGAATAAGCCTTCCCCCTCATTTTTTTTTTATCATGCAATGACCGAAGAAATAAAGAAACAAGTCCATGAACTACATGATAGTATCATGGAAAGACCAAATCAAATCCTACAGTGCTTTCAAGACTTCTTTGGTGAGGGGAGAGTAGAAATGCAGGGTTTTTACACTAAGGATGGATTATATACATATCTTAGTAGAACCCCCTTGGGAACATTCATGGAATGGAGTAATATAGTAAATTCTCCTGCTTACCAAAACATGAATAAAGAGGACCGAGATTTAGTAAATCTCTTTTGGACAGCAGAAGGTGCTAATAATGAAACTGTTGTAAGTGACTCTGCATTGGCTAAATATTTCTTGCCAATAATAAAGGAGAAGATTGCTAATACTATGTTCAATAACTTATTCATTCTTATTTATTTTCCTACAGTAAGGATTACAAATGAATATGATAAGTATGTAGATATTAAGGAGTTATGGCTTAAAGTCCCTTTCAATTGGATGGGAAAAGGTAAGGGATATTTTGGAGTGAATAGGTCTAATTATCCACTAAACCAATTCAAGACTGGATATATGCACAGCCATGTATCTTCTATTCCAATAGGAGACTTTGAGAAGTTTCAGACACCTTGTACTGGTAGAGGACCTATCAATTCTTCTCTTTCTACATTAGCTATAGGATATGATGAAGCCATTTGGCAGTTATTATGTCTGGAGCTTGACAGGTATGTAAGAGTAGAATCTATTGATGGAGTTCCACACCATAGGCTTGAGAATATTCCTGTATCAGAGATGGGAGATGCTAAGGACAAATTCTCTATGCAATCCCTTAGAGGTGTAATTCCTCGGAGTGGTATCTTTGGAAGAGAACAATTCAAGCCATTCATTAAACACCTTCTGGAGACTAAGAAGATTAGGTTCAACTATAGTAACGGAAGTTATGGGATAGGAATGTCCTTCATTGATACAGTGGTTCTTATCAGTAATGAATTCATTAGCTGGTATAATACTGAATATAATAAGCATACTTTTGATATTAGTTATGCTGACCTTGTTAGTAATGGTATCATCAATGAATGTACCATAACCAATGGTAAAGTCTATATACCAAGAGCAGTGAGAAGGAATCGTAGTGATGACTATCAGAGATATGTAGGAAGGAAAATCTGTACATTCAAAGGTAGGGAAATTACCTTGACTATTGAGGGAATATTATCCTCAGAGGAGGAGTCTCTTAATAGAACAAGGATACTGAATTTACAATATATTGAAGCTATTGTATGTAGCATGTTGAGAATATTAAATTATGGATATGGAAGAGAAGAAAGAAGTGAAACCAGTGCTGGAGTTAGTCCACAGACAGGATATATTTAAGATTGTCATTCCAGCAGAGGTTGAGAAAAAGATAAGATTTTTATGCAAGAACATCTGGGATGTAGAATGGTCAGGTGTCTTGTTCTATAAAGTTGAGGGAGCTTTTGAAGATAAATCCCTAACTATCAGATGTGTGGATTTGTTCCAAATGGACATTGGTACAAGTGCATATACTGAGTTCAATGTATCTCCTGATATGGCTACATACATGGTAGACCATCCTGAATTATTGGAAGAGGGGATATATCAAGGATTAATCCATAGCCATAATAACATGGCTACTTTCTTTAGTGGTACTGATACAGCAACTCTAAGTGCAGAAGGTAATGATATGGCTCACTTTGTATCCTTGATTGTGAATAATGCAGGTAAATATACTGCGGGTGTTACAAGGAAGTACAAATGTGTACAGACTGTATCTGAGAAATACACTTATCCTACTTGGAATGGTGAAGTGAGAGAGGGAGTAGAGACCTTTGATATTGAAGAAGAGAAACTTGAATGGTTCAATTTGGATATAGTATTTGAGAATGCAACTGATGACTTTGAGACTGAAATGATGGAAAGAATCAAGGAAATCAAAGAGTCTAAGAAGAAAGTTGTAACTCCTGTATATAAGGGCTATCCCCAGTATGGTAACTATGGAAAGAACATTGCCCCAACTAAGGAGGTGGGGAGTACATCTCCTATAGATAAAGATAAATACTATTATGAAGAAGGAAGAGGCTGGTATAAAGCTAAGCAATTGCCTGTTAAACAAGGTGAATTACCTTTTGACCAGCCTGAGGAAGAGAATCTTGACATTCCTTATGGTGTTGTAACAGTAGATGAAGATATAGTTCAATCTATTGTGAGGCAACTTGTTACATCAAGTATTATCATTTCAAATGAAAGTGCAGTTGATGTCAAGAAGTGGGCTAATTCTATGGAGAGTCTTTATAGAAGGAGATTTGGAACTGTCAAAGAGTTTGAATACTTTGCATCAAACTATGTAGATTATCTTATTAATTATACCTATGATGCAGATGTCATGATAGCAGTTAATAATGATGATACTGTTATGGCTGCATTACTGGCACATGATGTAAGGGAAGAACTTGAGAAATTACCAAAGAATCCTTGGTTAAGTGTTTATATCAAATTAATGGATGATTATATTATCTGATTATGGAAGATGAAGTATTAGAAAGTGCTGTAAACCAAATGGTTGGTGAATATTTGGAAACTGTTCATTCAGAGGCTCCAGTAGAGATTGATGAACAAGGAGAAGCATTACTTGAAGCTGCATTAGCTGCTGAGGAAGTAGTGGTTCCACCTAATTCAGGTAGTTTGCTTGTAGATGAAGCTACAAGTAGATTCAGTGGAGCTATCTGGTATAGTGCCATTCAGTCTAAAGTTATTACATTAGCTGGTGTAGGTGGTATAGGAAGTTATGTTGGTTTCCTACTTGCAAGACTTAAACCTGCTGGATTATATTTATATGACCCAGATATAGTTGAACAGGCTAATATGTCTGGTCAATTATATGGTAGTGGTGACTTAGGACAAGCAAAGGTTAGCTCCCTTCATAGGATGTTACAAGTATATGCAAACTACTATAACAGTGTAACATATCAAGAAAGGTTTACTGCTGAGAGTGAAGCTACAGATATTATGATTTGTGGCTTTGATAACATGGAAGCAAGGAAACTGTTCTTTGATGCTTGGGAAGACAGACTAATGTCCAAACCTGAGGAAGAGAGAGGTAAAATGTTGTTTATTGATGGTAGGTTGGCAGCAGAAGAATTTCAAGTCTTTGCTATTCAAGGCAATGATACAAGAGCTATGAGAGAGTACAGAAGTAAATGGTTGTTCAGTGATGCAGTAGCAGATGAAACTATCTGTAGTTACAAACAGACAACCTTTATGGCAAATATGATTGCATCAGTAATGGTTAATCTGTTTGTAAACTTCGTGGCTAATGAATGTAATCCTATTATAGATAGGGATGTACCTTTCATGACTCAATATTCTGCTGATACAATGTACTTTAAAGTAGAAATGTAATGGCAATAAGTGTACAATTAAACAGGCAACTTCATGATATATTCCTGAATAGAGGTAGTATTTCATTTCCAGACTATATTAAACCTCATCTTGCATTTGAAAACAATAATGTGTTCAATCTATTCTTAAAAGTAGATATTAGTGGACCAGAAATTGATGTTCCATTAATGTGTAAGTACAAGGTTGAGGAAGGGTTATTGAGTAACTACAATCAGCCTAATAGTTTAAAGGAAATGGCTGTTTCTTTATTTGAGAATAGTTATCCTCAATCAAGAAGAACTGCAAATGCAATCTTCAAGACATTTCAGATGAATGATACAAGAGACAGGCTTATGAAGATTACAACTAACAATGGTGAGGTGTATTATGGTGGTAATGGTTATATTCTTGACAAAGATTATAACCTATTAATACTGTACACACTTCATGGAGTTATAGGTGAAGATAGGATTCTACACTACAAAACTGGTAGAATCTATGTGAATCCAAAGGTCTTTGTAAGCAATGGTCTGATTGAGAAAGGCATCATTAAAACAGTCATTCCTGCATTTGTACAGGAGGGTATCATGGTAGATACAAGCAGCTTCATAGGAGTTACTGCTCAGGATATTAATACTTATATAAGGAATTCAAATGGCTCTCTTACTCAAGTAATTAAGCCATTGCCTGAGATAATAGTAGCTGATGTGACTGATAGGTTTATAGTAAGACCTAAAAAGCCTACTCCCTCTACATTCAACAATGATACTATGAATGATTACCTTCTGGAGCATCTTGATGAGGTTGTAAAAATGACCTACATACCATGACACTTGAGGAATATTTTGGTGGATGGGTAAGGGTTATAGATATAAAGGAACTAAATAAGGTAGTAGGACAGGTAAGTTTAATTAAAAGAGACTTGCTTTGTCCTGCATATCCTGATATATTTAAGGCTTTTAATCTGTGCCCTTACAACAACCTTAAAGTTGTAATGATAGGACAAGACCCATATCCTCAAAAGGATGTGGCTACTGGTGTCTTGTTTGGGAACAAGGAGGGGACTAAGTTGTCTCCTTCTCTTGAAATAGTTAAAGAGGCTTGTATTAATTTTGAAATTCCACATAATGGTATTATCTTTGACCCCACTTTAGAGAGTTGGGCTAAACAAGGAGTACTAATGATTAATTCTGCATTGACTTGTGAGGTGAATAAAGTAGGTAGCCACACAATGATGTGGAGACCTTTCATGACCAAGTTACTAAAGAATTTATCAGAGTGGCAGACTGGTATTATATATGTTCTATTTGGTGAACAGGCTAAAACACTTAAGCCTTATATCAATAAGAATACCAATATAATACTGGAAGAGAAGCATCCTGCATACTATGCAAGGCAAGAGGAAAGGATGCCTTCTACTGTATTTCAAGAGGTTAGCAAATCAACTAAAGAAAAGTATGGAGAGTCAATTATATGGTTCTCAGAGTATTAATGTACAAAAAAAAAAAAGTATGAAGAAACTTATTTTTGTGGAAACTGGTAAGGAAGTGGAAATGGGCAAAAAAGTTGGCTTTGGAATGAACAGTGCTTATGGTTTTATTCCATTTTATACTGCAACTATCTGTGAAGAGAATATTCCATTTCTTATTGAAGAGGGTGTAATCAAGGAAGTTGAGGAGAAGGTTGAAGAGGAGGGAACCCATATTGGCCCTTATTTCTATATAGAACATCTTGCAAAGAGGATTCATTGGAACAAAGACAATTTACAGAAGCATCTTGCAAACCTTTATACAATTTATCCTGCTGCTGTTCTTTCAATTATGTTGAGAGAAATAGCCATTGTTATGGATGAAAAGTATAAGAACCATATTGAGAATAGCAAGGAGATTTATGTAATCAGCACTCTCAGTGGGGAAATAACAAAGGTCGAGGACTTGGACAGAATCAAGAACTTCAAGAATTTTGCTGCATTCAGGACATTGAATGATGCTCTTGCAGCTAAACATATCTTGAGAGACCCTATGAAACAAATGTTTAAAAGAGGTGGAAAACAGAAGAATTAGAAATGCTACTCCAGAAGAGTATGGTAATATAAAGTTTAAATCCAAGATTGAGGCAATGGTCTATAAGACCTTGCTTCAATATGGGTTTGAGCCTGAATATGAAACTCATACTTATACAATCTGGGAAGGATTTAGACCTACTGTACCTTTTTACACCCGTAATAAAGCTAAGGCTACAATACTAAACCTTAAGAAGCTAATTAATATTACTTATACCCCAGATTTCTACATGGAGTATCAAGGCTTAAAGATAATTATTGAAGTTAAAGGACAGGTTAATGATGTGTTCCCTTATAAGTTCAAGTTATTTAGATGGCATATTGAAAATTTGCCAGATAAAGAAAATTATCTTATCTTTGAGGTCTTTACTAAGAAACAACTCTTAGAATTTATTCAAATTATTAAAGATGAAAGCCATAGAAAGAATGAGGAAATTGCTCAACAGTTTACCCAAGAGTGATATAACTTTAGGTGAACAGTTTATTCAGAGCAGAGATTTTGAGTCACTCAAGGACTTAGTGGATTCAGCAATCTACAAGGTTAGAAAGCACAAAGCCAGAAAAGATGAAGAAGGTGGAGTGCCACCTAAACAGGAGTATCTTGATGTGGACTTGACAGAGTTAAGTAATTTAAAGGCTGAGGTGGATGTGTATTTAACCCAGCTTGAAGTTCCCAGTAATGAATGGGAAGAAGACATAGAGGAGGAATACTATGATGAAGAGTATTAAAGAACTATCTTGGAATGTAACAGAGGAAGAGTACAGGAAAGACCCTGCAATCAGTTACTCTACATTATCAAGGTTTGAAAGGGAAGGATGGAGGAATCTCAGTTCTCTCTTTGATAAAGTAGATAGTCCAGCATTACTATTTGGTAGTGCAGTGGATTGTATGCTTACTGATGGGGAACAAGCCTTTGCTGAAAGATTCATTGTATGTGAATTTCCTAATCTGTCAGATAACCTGATAAGTATCACCAAAGTATTATTCTCCAAGTATGGAGATACACACAGAAGGGTAGATACTATTGATGATGAAGTGATTAGTAGTGTGGCTGTAGCCAATGGATATTATGCAGGAGACTCTTATAAAGCTACCAGAATAAAGAAGGTAAAAGAGAGCTGCAATGAATATTATTCACTACTTGCACTGGCAGGAGACAAGACTATATTATCCCAAAAGGATTATAATGATGTGTCTCTGTGTGTTGATGAATTAAGAACTAACTCAATAACCAAGGACTTCTTTTATATAGACCCTTGGAGAGATGATATTGAGAAGGTGTTTCAATTGAAATTCAAAGCTGAATGGAATGGAATACCAGTGAGATGTATGTTTGATGAACTTATTGTGGACCACCATAATAAGATTATCTATCCAATAGATTTGAAGACTACTGGGTATCCTGAGGAGAACTTTCAAGACTCCTTTGCTCACTGGAGATATGATATTCAAGCTAAGCTATATACATACATTCTTCAAGAGTGTATCAAAAGAGACCCCTATTTCAGTGAGTTCAAGATTCAACATTATCAATTCATTGTTATCAACAGAAGGACAATTGCTCCTATTGTGTGGGAATTCTATGGGAATTTTGGTATGGTGGATTTAAAGGATGAAACAGGTAAGATATATAGGGATTGGAGGAAGATTCTTACAGACCTAAATTATTATCTTACTAATCCTAACTTGAAATATAGTAAAGAAGTGATGGCAAATGATTGTATTATGGAAATAAAGAATTTAGTACCAGCATGACAGAGTTAGAATATTTTAAAGGGGATGAACTGGCAGCCTCAACTTGGAGGAATAAGTATGCAGCAGAGGGAGAACAAACTCCTGATGATACACACAGAAGATTAGCTAAGGAATTTGCAAGAGTAGAGGGTAATTATGACTGGCATATGTCCACTAATAAAGCTCTAAAACTTTCAAATTATGGTTATCAAAGACCACAACTTGATGAAGAAGCTATCTATCAGTTGTTCAAGGACTTCAAGTATATTATACCCGGAGGTTCAGTTATGTCTGGTTGTGGAACTGGAGCATTAGTAAGTCTTAGTAATTGCTTTGTAATAGGCAGTCCAAAGGACAGTTATGCAGAGATAATGAAGACAAGAAGCCAACAGGCTCAACTTATGAAAAGAAGAGGTGGAGTTGGTTATGACTTATCTCAGCTTAGACCAAGAGGAGCCAGAGTTAATAATGCAGCTAAATCTTCAACAGGTGCAGCATCTTTCATGGATGTATGTTCAGATATAACCAATGAAGTGGCTCAGAATGGAAGAAGAGGTGCTCTTATGTTAAGTATGAGTATTAATCATCCAGATATTGAAGAGTTTATAACCAAGAAGCAGGACTTAACTAAAGTAACTGGAGCTAATATATCAGTCAAGGTTACTGATGAATTTATGCAGGCAGTAGTAGAAGACAAGGATTATATTCTTAGATACCCCGTAGACTTGAATAACATAGAGGAGTTAAATAACCAATGTAACATCTTACATAGTTCTGCCCCTTATAATCAACTATTTAGTATGCACCATACAGATATAAGTGGGAAGAGTACTCACATATATTTGAAAAAGGTAAAAGCAAGAGAGCTATGGAATACTCTTATGCACTGTGCTTGGAATACTGCTGAACCGGGGATTATGTTTGAAGGAGCAATGCACAACTATTCTCCTGATGGTGTATATCCTGACTTCAAGATGGTTGGAACTAACCCTTGTGGTGAAATACCAATGGGTCCTTTTGATAGTTGTAGATTGATTCATATTAACTTGAGTAGCTATATTGTAGACCCATTTACAGACAAAGCTCACATTGATGAAGAGTTACTCTATATGCACTCTTATGAGGCTATGAGATTAGCTGATGACTTGGTTGATTTGGAGATTGAAGCTGTTGATAGGATTATTGATATAGTAAAGAATGATACTGATGATACTGAGTTCAAGTTATGGAGTAAAATCAAGGAGACTGCAATTCAAGGAAGAAGAGCTGGTTTAGGTTTTACTGGACTTGCTGATGCAATAGCTATGTTAGGCTTGAAGTATGACTCTGATGAAGGTATTAGTCAGGTTGAACAATTAATGAAAGTTATGTTCAAAGGTCAGCTTGATAGTAATATTGATATGGCTATTGAGAGAGGTACATTTCCTGCTTGGGATAAACATAAAGAACTATTCTTTGAAGGTGATGAAGTATGTGAACTCACAGGGGAAATGCCTGTTTATAATGGGCATAATGAGTGGTATAATTTTATCTATGACAATTATCCTGACCAAATAGTTAAGATGATTAGAAATGGTAGAAGAAACATAAGTTGGTCTACTGTAGCTCCTACTGGAACTGTAAGTATCATGGCTGGTACAAGTAGTGGTATTGAGCCTGTATTCATGCCTTTCTATCAAAGAAAGAGGAAGTGTATGTCTGAAAGTGACAGGGTAGATTATGTAGATAAGGTTGGTGAGAAATACACTTTGTTTACAGTAGTTCATCCTAACTTGAAGAGATGGGCAATAGAAACTATGAACTACAGTGAGTCAGAAGTCAATGAATGGAGCTTAGGAGTATGGAAGGAAGTCTGGAAAGAAAGTCCTTATTATGGTTCTACTGCACCAGAGATTGATTGGAGACAAAGAGTTAAATTACAAGGAGTAGTTCAGAAATATATCACTCACAGTATCAGTAGTACAGTTAATCTGGCTAAAGAAACTACAGAAGAGGAGATTGCTGACATCTATATTGAAGCATGGAAACAAGGATTGAAAGGTATCACTATTTATAGAGATGGATGCAGGGAAGGTGTATTGACTCAAGTTGAGAAACCTAAGACTATTGAGGGAAGACAAGCTCCTAAAAGACCCAAGGAACTTGAAGCTGATTATTATCAGATTAAATCTAAAGGTGAACAGTTTATAGTTCTTGTAGGGTTATTAAATGGAAAGCCTTATGAAATATTTGCATTCAGACCTCTTAGTAGTGTTAATGCTCCACAGCATAAAGGAGTAATAACAAAGATAGGTAAAATGCACTATAGCTTTACTTCTGAACATATGAAGCTGGAAAATCTCCAGAAGGCTAATATTAATATTGAAGAGCAAGCAGCTACCTTGTATTCATCTATGTTGTTAAGACATGGAGTAGATATTAAGTATATTGTCAAGACTGCAAAGAAGGTCAATGATAATATAAGCTCTTTTAGTTCAGCTATGTGTAGGGTACTCAGCAAGTATATCCCTAATGAAGAAATCAAGGGTGAGGTATGTCCTGACTGTGGTGGAACATTAGTAAGAGAAAGTGGTTGTATTCACTGTAAAGATTGTGGGTATAGTAAATGTTTATAATATGAAAATTAAAGTAAAAGAAATAACAAAAGGTTGTTTTCCTGTAAGAACAGGAGAGGATAAATCAGACTGTTTTGACCTGTGTCTGGCAGAAGATGTGACTTTAAAGAAAGGAGAAGTTTATGTTGCAAAGTTAGGTATTGCAACTGAACTTCCCAAAGGAATGGTAGCTAAGATTTATAGTAGAAGTAGTGCCCCAAGTAAGTTAGGAGTAACTATTGCTAATGGTCTTGGATTCATTGATACCATTTATAATGGTGATACTGATGAATGGAGAGCACCATTATATGCTTTTAAGGCTGTAACAATTCCTAAAGGCACAAGAGTATGTCAGTTTGAGGTTAAATTATCTCAATTTGCTACTGTATGGCAGAAATTAAAATGGCTATTATCATCTAAACCACTTCTGGAGCCTGTGGATTTCCTTGGAAATGAAGGTAGGGGTGGTATTGGTAGCACAGGAAAGTAATCACTAAAAAAAAACATGAAACATGGAGTTTGTATGGAAAATTGTAGCAATGATAGTGGTACTGGCTTGTGTAGCCATTATTGCAGGAGTTGTTAATCTAATAATGAATAGAAGGAAGATAGACCCTAAAGTAGGAAGGATTTCCTTTAAGGAGTCTATGGATTTGGTTGAACTGCCAATTGTCACATTTATGAATAATGGTAGGAAACTGAATTTCCTTCTTGATACTGGTGCATCTTATTCTTCAATCAATGAGGCTGCTCTGGAAGGGTTATCTTATAAAGAGACTGGAGAGACAGGCTTTGGAATGGGAATTGATGGTACTGTTAAAGAGGACAGAGGTTATATCAGAATGAATGTGGACTATAGAAGTCAAAGCTATGAGGATGATTTCCAAGTAGTGGACTTAAGTCAGGCATTTGGAATGATTAAACAGGAGTATGGTATTAACCTGCATGGAATCTTGGGTAGTACTTTTTTTCAGAAGTATAGGTATGTACTGAATTTTGATGAATTAGTAGCATATTCAATGGTATGAAAGACTTAATAGAGTTAAAATCAAGAGGAGAGGAACATAACTATCTTAGGAGATTAGTTAAGCCAGATGGCAGTGAGTCACACACTTATATGTTAAAGACTTCTACATATACTATGAGAAGTGGTCTTATAGATAAGAAGAAAAAGTTCATAGACCCATCAGGTGGTCCAATGATAGTTGAGGGAGAATATCTTGAGGAAGCTGAGGCAGTAGTTAAATCTATAGACCATGTAATGGGACAAGGTTATGCTATTACTTTTGAAGTCACACCAGAAGAAGAGCAAGAGTTGATTGATGCAATAGTGAATATATGATTTATGTATGTACACAACAAATACTGCCTGAATCTGACAAGTATAAGATAATAAGTGTGAAGGAGTCCTTAAGGCTCCTTCAACCTTTATCTATAGTGGGGTTAGATACTGAAACTACTGGGATAAACTGTCATATAGATAACTTATTGTCCTTGCAGCTTGGCTGCTTTGAGTTTCAAGTAGTAATTGACTGTACAACTGTTGATATAACCTTTTATAAAGAATATCTTGAGTCAGATAGATTATTTCTGTTCTGGAATGCAAGATTTGATTTAAAATGGTTATATAAATATGGTATAGTCCCAAAAAGAGTTTATGATGGGTTCCTTGCTGAAAAATTAATGTGGTTAGGCTATCCTATAGTATTAACTCCTGAGACATTTGACAATATTAAGTGTGATAGATATGATTTTGTCCCAGAAGACCCTAAGAAAAAGACTAAAGCTTATTATATTCTATATATGAATTTAAAGAAAGCAGGTCAAATGTATCTTGGAGTTGAACTTGATAAGTCTATAAGAGGACAGATTATCTATAAAGGTCTTAGTGAGGATGTTATAGTATATTCTGCTTATGATGTAAAGTATCTGGAAAAAATTAAGGTCTGTCAAGAAGAGGAGTTAAGAAAGAAGGGATTACTTAATGCTATAGACTATGAGAATAGATTTATATTATCTCTTGCTTACATGGAGTTTTGTGGAGTAAAGATTGATAAATCTAAATGGGAAGCTAAGATGAAGAAGGATAATGAGAGGTTGCAAAAAGCCTTAAATTCTATGAATAAATGGTTTATAGAACATGAACCCAATTCTAAATACATAGTAGTTAATAGACAGGGAGACCTGTTTAATGGGTTTAATACTGAACCTCAAGTTACTCTTAACTGGAATAGTACTCAACAGGTCATACCTATATTTAAAAAATATGGAGTACAAGTTGAAGTTGAGGATAGAAAGACAGGTGAAGATAAGGACAGTATTGATGCTAAAGTATTAAAACCTCAAGCGGATAAATGTGGTCTTATTCCTTTATATCTTGACTATAAAGAAGCCTTTAAAGTGGTAAGTGTATATGGGGAAAATTTCTTGAAACAAATTAATCCAGTAACAGGAAGACTTCATACTAACTTTAATCCAATAGGTACTGATACAGCAAGAATAAGTTCAGGGGGTAAAGATAAGGCTAATAAGGTTGATTATATTAATTTCTTAAACCTTCCTGCTGATGAAGAGACAAGAGCTTGTTTTGTTTCTGAGAAAGGAAACAAGTGGATTTCTATTGATTATTCAGGTCAAGAAAGCTTTATAATGGCTGATGTAGCTGATGATAAAGCTATGATTCATGAGCTTATGGAAGGAAGTAAGGACCTTCATAGCCTAACAGCTAAGATGGTATTTAATGAAATTCCAAGAGATTTTCCAGTAGAACAAATAAAGGAGAAGTATCATAAACTTAGAAGTGAAGCTAAGGGATATGAGTTTGCTTTTAATTATGCTGGAAATGATACCACTATTATGAGAAACTTTGGTTTGTCCCCTAAAAGAGCTAAGGAAATCTATAATAATTATATGAAAGGTTTTAATGGCTTGAAAAGGTATCAAGATTATAGAAGAAGAGACTGGTTTGAAAAAGGATATATAGATTTAAATCCTGTTGTAGGATATAAAGCTTATATTTATGACTATAATTATCTAAAATCTCTTCAAGAGTCTTTTAAAGAACCTGGATTTTGGGAACACTATAGAGAGATGAAGGAAATAAGTCCTACATCATATACAGTACAAAAGGTTAAATATTTCTTTAAAAGAAAAGCTGCATCAGATAGACAATCAGTTAATTACCCAATACAACATACAGGAGCTTTATGTTATAAGGTAAGCATGGTTAATTTCTTTGAGTATTTAAGGAATAATAACCTATTATTTAAAGTTCTTATTACTGTTACTCCTTATGATGAAATTAATTGTGAAGCTCCTGAGGATATAGCTGAAAATGTAGCTGAAACTTTATATAACTGTATGGTTAAGGCTGGAGGATTCTTTGTTAAGAGGTGCAAACTTGATGCTGATATGAGTAGAATGAAAGATGGTAGTTTACCTAATTATTGGATTCATTAGTATGGAGATTTGGAAAGTATTGGTAGTAACAGTGGTAGTTGTAATAGCCCTATGTGGACTTATTTACACTATCCACTTGTTAAATTATGAGCAAAAGAAGAGAATCTATGTCTATCCTAAGACTAAAGACAGATATCTTGTTAAAGGCGTAGTTAAAATGAAAGACCCTTTATCTCTTAAATGGATGAATGCTATCTTGTATATTAGTTTTAAGGATGGGAATTATTATGTTAGAGAAGAGGAACAATTCTTTGACAGGTTTATAACATTAAAAGAATGGAAGAAACAAAATGGCAATATTAAAAGTAGGTGATAAAGTTAAATATACTGGAAGAGGAAGTAGTTGTTTTCACTATGGTGAAGAATATCCTATAACAAGGATTGACAATGACTTTATTTATTTGGAGGATGATGAAAAAGATACTAATCATCCATGGAATTATAATAATTTCCTTGAGAACTTCTCTTTAGTTAATCCTCTTCAGGGGTCTCAAGGTGATGGTATTTCATTGTCTCTTTCTGACCCAGCTTCTGAATTTAAGGAGCTAACAGATATAATGTATGAAACCTATATCAAGAAAAACCATGATTATGGTAATTCCTTTGATATATCTATGAATGAAGAAGGTCTTGCTGCTGCAAGAATTAGATTGGGAGATAAGTGGTTAAGATTCAAGAAATTATCCAAAGGTCAAGAGACTCTTGTTAAAGATGAATCTATTAGAGATACATTACTTGATATGGCTAATTATGCCATTATGACAGTAATGTGGATGGATAATCAAGCTAATACTTGTAATGTATGATTGTAGCAGTGGATTTTGATGGAACTTGTGTTACACATGAGTTCCCAAGAGTAGGAGAAGAGATAGGAGCAGCAGAAGTCTTAAAAGAATTGACTGATAAAGGTCATAAGATTATACTGTTCACTATGAGAAGTCATCCTAATGAGATAAACCAGAATAGAACTCTTGATGAGAATATTATTAATAATGATGTTCTACAAGATGCAATAGACTGGTTTAAGAAACATGATATTCCTTTGTTTGGTGTAAATGAAAACCCAACTCAAAAGGATTGGACTTCATCACCTAAACCTTATGCACACATCTATATTGATGATGCAGCTTTAGGAGTTCCCTTGAAACATAGTTATATTTCTGATAGACCTTATGTGGATTGGGATATAGTCAGATATTATCTTCATGCAAAGAGTATATTATGACAGAAAAACAGGAGAGATGGCAGAAAAGAAGTAGGATACTTTGGAGATTAAAAGGGATAGGTATTCCTACATATGAAACCAGTATATTAACTGCTACTGAAATTGAGAAGTTGTCACAAGCTTTTTCTTTAATTAGAGAGGTAGTAAAGGATTCAACTCAGTCCAGTAGAGAGTTAGGTTTCAATGCTATAGAGAGATGTAAGATTTGTGGCAAGCCTATGTATAAAAATGGCTTGTGTAAAAAGTGTTATTCTATAAATTATTAATATGGCAGGACAACAAGGAATTTATTGTGCCCCAAATAATATAGTCCCTAATAGGGATAGGGTAGATGTAGGTTGTGCTCCTGATGGAGCAATGCAACTCTGGGTTATGGAATATGAAGTTACTGGTATAGGTAAGGGATGTGCAATGTGTAAGGCTATTAATCCTCAACAGGCAGAGATGCTCCTGAAGAGTAATGGTTTATACAATGGAAGCTCTTACCTGTATAAAGTAACAAGAATTGAACAAGTGATTGTACCACCTTGTAATGCTCTTATGGCTGAGCAAGTGGTAACTTATAAAGATGTAGTATCATGAATAAGAAACTTAGGTTATTAGTAACAACTAAATGTCCTAATAAATGTCCCATGTGTTGTAATAACTCATGGGATTTTTCATCTTTACCAGTAGTGGATAGATGGGACTATGAAGAGATAATGATTACTGGAGGAGAACCTTTGTTACATATTAATAAACTATTGGAGGTTGTCCAACATATTAGAAGTATAGCTCGTCTAAGTGGAAATACTCCAAAGATATATGTCTATACTTCTGAAAGTATATTGCATAATTTCCTTAGGGTTTTACATAAGGTTGATGGTATTGTACTTACTTTACATAAGAAGAAAGACATTGACTTGTTTGTAGATTTATATAACCATCTCTTGAAATACTGGAAGGAAATGCCTTATGAAGACAAGTCTATTAGACTTAATCTCTCTGCTGATATGAAACTTCTCCTTCCTGAGCACATTAACTTGTCATTATGGAATGTCAAGGAAATGGAGTGGGTGAAGGATTGTCCAGTACCTCAAGGTGAGGACTTTAGGAGGATTAAAGAGCTTTGGTGATGAAGCAATTTACACATAGAGAGTTTGTTAGGGTGGTAGTAGCCAATGGTTTCTATTATGACAGACATAATGGAGACCATGCTATCTACCTTAATGAAAAAGGCAGACATATTAGCATCCCATTAAAACTTGAAAGTGTTATTGCAAGAAGATTAATCAAAGAGAATAATTTAGAGATAGATATTAAGAAACTTAAAAAGAAAAGGAAGATGGATAATTTGCCATTAGGAGCAAGTAATGACCCTATGGCTCCATTCAATGAACCTCTTGATGTAAAACATAAGAGGTTTGTGAGTGTAACCATATCATATTATGATGAGGTTGAATTACCCCCAGATGCAGAAGATCTCCAAATTGAGGAAGCTATTATAGAGAAAGTGAAGAGACAGGACTTTCCTAAGAAAGTTGATTTTGATGAAATTGTAATATTGGATGAGTAAGATTGTAAGATTAGTTCAAGTTACTTCTTGGAAAAGAGCTTTAAATGCTGCAAGAAGGACTATTGGAAAGGCTTTTCTTGATAAAGAGCCTTCTGCTTCATGGGAAGCAAAGATGCTGCTGGCTGAACATAGTCCTATCAGATTGGTAGAATATGATTGGTCATGGGAAGAAATCAGACAATGGGTTACTGCACACTTAGTAAGGCATCATGAAGGTTGTGAAAAGTTTGTTCACACCCAGAGAGGTGATAGAGCAGGTAATAATTACAATAGGGATGAATTACCCCAAGGTGCTTTAAATGACATGGATATGACAGCTAATGCACAGGCTATCATTAATATCTCAAGGAAGAGATTATGTAGTTGTGCATCTGTAGAAACAAGGGAAGCATGGAAACAAGTATTAGAGGCTATAAAAGAAGTTGACCCAATACTTGTAGACAAGTGTGTGCCTGAGTGTATATATAGAGGCTTTTGTCCTGAGTTCATGAAGCCCTGTGGCTATTCAAAGACAGCTAAATATCAAGAAGATTTGGAGAAGTATAGAAATACTGATTATTAACTAAAAAAAAACAATGGCATTTGGAATTAAGAAACAAGCAGTTATTGCGAAGCCTTCATTTAAGGAAAGGCTGACTGGAGTAAAATCAATGTTTAAGAAAGCACATGAAGATGCTTCAAAACTAAATGCAGAAATGCAGGCAGACATTGACAGTAAGAAACAAAAGATAGAACTCCTTGAGAGTGAAATAGGTTTCATCTCTGAAACTCAGAAAGAAGCTCAGGAGTTTATGTCAAATCTTGAAAAGTTTATTTAATGAGAACAAATTTAGTTAAGACAAAAGAGCTACCTAAAGTAGTAGAGCCATCTACTACTGATGGTATGCTTGACATGGTGATTGCATTTGATACAACTGGCTCTATGTCAGCTTATATTAATGCAGTTAAGACCCATGTGAAGGAGTTGGTTCCCAAACTATTTAGTTCTAATCCTGATTTAAGGATTGGTATAGTAGCATTTGGTGACTATTGTGATATGAAGAGCAAGGATGACTTTGGTAGGGCTTATCAAGTATTAGACCTTACTGATGATGAAAACAAAATCATTCAGTTTATCAATAAAGCTCAGGATACCTCTGGTGGAGATGGTGATGAATTCTATGAATTGGTCATCAAGAAAATCACTGAGGAAACTGCATGGAGAGAAGGTTCTACTAAGGCAGTATTATTGATTGCTGATGCAGCACCTCACAAGGTAGGTTACAGCTACAAGAATATTGTAAGTAATGCCCAGATTGATTGGAGAGAAGAAGCTGAGAAGGCAAGTAAATTAGGTATCAAATTTGATACTATGACTATTGACCATAGGTATGTTGAATGGTATAAAGAGCTTTCTGCCATGACAAATGGTGTAAGTGTTCCCTTCAAGAATAGTAGCAAAACTTCTCAAGTAATTGAAGCTGCTGCATTAAGTAGAGGTGGAACAAGAACTAAAGATTTATATGAAGCTACTATGGGTTCATTTGCAGCTATGGGAGACATGGAAATGAGTATGGTATATACAGCTTATTCAAAAGAAGTAACATATTAAAATCAAGAACAAATGAAAATCAATATTAAAGAAATAGCAGTAGGTGATGTATTCTCAGAAGAATCACATTACATTGTTGAAGAGATTGGTAAAGATACAATCAAATTCAAGCATACAGAGAGTGGAAAGTCAGTGACATTAGGTTATGGTTATGTTCAAGACCTGCTTAATACTTCTGACCAGTATGACAAAGAAGTAAAAGTGACTAAAGAAGATAAGAAAGATGGTACTCCTGGTATAAGGACAATCTTTGAGGGTATCAAATCTTCTGAGGTATTCACTGTTGTGTTCAAAAAGCAGGATAAAGCTAAGACCAAGAAGCAATATGAAGCTGAAAGGGAAGCACAAAGACAAGAGGCTGTAGCTTTGATTGACAAGGCTAAGAAAGCTAAGAAGTCAATGGCTGTGGCTTATAAAGAAGCTCTGGAACACATTCAGAATAACCCTATTAAAGACTTCATTGAAGGAGAAGATAGGGTACTAAGAGGCTACAAGATGCAGTTTGTATCAAGGGATGGTAAGTACAAATGTATGGATATGGATGTTGTAAGAGGTCCAAAAGAAACTGGTGAAAGACTGGTTAATATCAATACAATATCTCAATTGGTTTACAATGGAGTAAAATATGTTGTAGAAAAGTAATTAGGGGAGCTAAGTCTCCCCTTTCTTATTTTTAAAGAGTTTGGTTTACCTCTCAAAAAGAAAACCCTTAATAACTTGCATATTAAGAAAACAACCTTTATATTTGCACATAAATTTAATTATAAATCTATAACAAGATGAGTAAAAGATGTATCACAACTAATTCTACAATAGAAGAATTGGCTGCTAAATTACAAGGTGAAACTATAGAATCAGTCAAAGGACTTGTTGAGCTATGGCAAGACAAGAATAATAAGGACTGGGACACTTATCCTACTGTTTCTGAACTAAATAATTTTAGGGCAGAACTAAGAAAGAACCCCTCACAACCCTCTGTACAAAGTTATTCTGGGGATATTACACCATCAAAGGATGTTATCTTTGTGTTTGGTAGTAATCCAGAAGGAAGACATGGTGCTGGAGCTGCAAAAATTGCAAAAGAGAAATTTGGTGCAATTTATGGTCAGGGGGAAGGATTACAAGGAAGTGCCTATGCTTTACCTACTAAAGACCTTAGAGTGCAAGAAAATAGAGGTCTTAGGAGTATATCTCCTTCTCAAATTACAGAGAATATTAGGAAGATGTATCAAGTTGCCTTAAATAATCCTGATAAGAAATTTATGGTTGCCTATAGAAATATAGGTGATAAAGTTTCTTTGAATGGTTATTCAGGTAATGAAATGATTGACATGTTTCTTAATGCAGGAGAGGCACCTTCTAATGTATATTTTAGTAGTGAATGGGTTTCTACAGGCAAATTCAATAAAAATGCCAATATTAATAATAATATTCCAGAAGGAAAGAAGATAGATACAAAATTCTCTACCTCTGGTAACAATTCTTACCCAAGTAGAACAAGAGAGAATGCTAATTGGTCAGATATAACCATAGCTTTGGCTCAAAACTTTAATACTGCTGGAGAAAAGCTGACTAAAAATGCTGCTAAAAATAAGTATGTTTCTTCTATATTATCTACTGAGTCTAATAATGCTTCAGAAATAGCTGAAAATCTTTATAATCAGATTAAAGCTAAAGGAAAGGTAGATAATCTAAAGATTAACATAGCTGGAAATGGAATTTATAGTATGAACCAAAATCAAGCATACTATAATGACTTAGTGACTCAGATATTAGAGGAGCTTCAGAACAAAGGAGTTACTATAGCTGAGATTAGAAGTGGTGGTCAAACAGGTATAGATGAGGCAGGCATTATTGCAGCACAGAGGTTAGGAATACCCAGTGAAGTTCATTCTACTGCTAATTTTATGTTTAGAGATAAATCTGGAAAAGATATATCTGATGAACAGGCATTCAAGAGTAGGTTCTCATTTTCTACTTATTCAAGACAAGAAGAAAGACCAAGTGATGCCTTTGATACTCCAAGGATTTCAAGTGTAGAAGAACAAGCTAAAGTAGATTTGGACTTTGACCCAAGAACAAGAAGAGACAGGGTTAGTCTGATTGCAAGATTCTTTAGCAATGAAATAGATACAGCACTGCAAGAACACAATGATACTCTTAATAAGAGAATTGCTGATGCTGAAAGAGAGGGTGATGTACTTGCTGTCAATGAACTAAAAGAAGAGTTAGCAACTCTTGATAGGTTCAAGATAATCAAGTTATATACACCTGCTGGCTTATTTAGTAGAGTAAGGGATTATTTCAATAACTATATACTTGACTCTGAGGAGAATAGGATACAATCAGAACTAAATACAATCAATAGTATGAAGGGCTCTGAGAGATATAGTGATGAACAGAAGTATGAAGCTGCAAAGAAGAAGGCATTATATAAAACTAATGCTTATCAGAAGGTGGTAGATAACTTCAAACCTTTGGCTGAGGAAGCAAGTACTATACTAATAGCCACTGAGGGGATTAGGATTGACCCTAATTATATTGCCCCTAAAGATGCCAACCTTAACAATGATACTCCAGAGGGAGAAAGTGCAGTAGATGAACAGGCTGATGATTTTGTGAAGGATGAGGCTTTCAAGGATGGATGGATGACTAATTATAGAGAAGTAAGCTCTCATGAGTCTCTAAGTCAAGAAGTTAGAAAGGTAATCAGAGAGATACCCCAACTTGACTACAGAGGTAAGTATGATAAGGATGATTTAGGAAATCTAAGATTTCTTGATGCAGACTATGTTCATGCTACCCTGATAGATAAACTCAGAGATATGATTACATCCGATGATATGTTACCACTTCTGGAGACTCTGGGTAATACCAAGCCTTGGACTAAGCAAATAGTTAAGAAACTACAGGCTGAGCCTAAACTATTCAGTCAGTTCTATCAGGATTTCAGAAAAGACTTCATGCCTTACTGGATTCAGAAGAAGAAACTACAGGCTGATGGTACTTTCAAGATGGAAACTATTGCCATTAATAAGCCTGAGGGTGTCTATTATCTGCTTGATGAATGGAGAGATAACTATGAAAATGGTAATCTGCTTGATGATGATAGTATCTATGATAAGAATGGAGACTTGAATCTTGAGAATGCAGAGAATGGTCTTAAATGGACTGAGGCTCTAAATAACAGATTTACCAATCTTAGTACAGAACAGAGGTTGGAACTTCTACAAGATGAAAAGGTATGGAAGACATTGAATAAGCTCCTTAATATGATTGGTATCAATCCTAATCAAGGGGTATTATTAGATGCTCTTACTAACATAAAGCAATATGAAGGTGGTACTGCAACAGACCCAATTATGTTGCTTCTTCCTCAATTAAACATTATATTCAGTGGTGTAAAGAAAGGTGAGGTTAAGTCTGAGACTCTTGAAGATGGAACTGAAAAGAGAGGGGATTTGATTAATACCTTTGGTTCTGCTTACAACAGTATAGCTATGATGCTTGCAGAAGTAACAGAGGATGCTATTGAAAGTAGTGTGAGGGAAAATGATAAGTCATACTATAGCCATGTTACTCCTAACTATCTTGGCAAGTTGATTAAACAGCTTAAGAATGTTATGGGTAATGAAGCAAGGTTCAAAGAGTTTGTTGAAAATGAATTTGGACAATATGAATGGTTCTATAAGGATGGTAGATGGAGAAATGACTGGATTGAGCAACTGGTAAATAACCCTGAAATGAGAAGAGGATTGAGCCATAAGGTTCTACTTAACTCAGATAAGGTTGCATATCAGAACTGGGATGATTTGGATTATACCTTAGTATTACTGACAGAATACTTTGGAGACCCAGATAACAGTAAATCTGATGTTCAATGGGCTAATTACCATGTGCCAATTCTTTCAGATAGTCCTTCTGCTGAGTTCATTAGATTCAGGAAGTATGACAATCATAGCATCATTGGAGAAGATGGTGAGTATATGAAGTATGATGATATTATCCTTGATAGAATGGTTGACTTGGTTAATCAAGAGGTAGATAGAATAGCTCTTGTAAACCAAAGGGATGTTGAATATCAAAAGGGTAATCCTAACATTGCTCCTATTGCAAACTATGATATAGTAAGGGAGAAAGATGGTACTATCAAGAGTATTGGTGGTGCTGAGTTTAAGTTCCTTACAGCTCTGAATGATGTAAGATATGACAATGGTGAGACTTTCCTTGACAGGTTCCAGAGAATTCAGAATGAAGGAACTGGTGCTGAATTAAGAGAGTTCATCAGAGAGTCAGTAAGAGAAGCTCTTGACAATGAGTTTGAACAGACTTACAGAGAATGGGCTAAAGCTGGTTTACTTGAAGAACTTCCCAATGGTAAATACAAATATCTGGGAGTAATTGGTGTAAATACTGGTCAAAGTTCCTACAACAGGAATACAGCAACTTCTTTGAACAATGCAAAGAAGGCTCTTGAAGGAATGTGGACTACAGAAATGGATATTCTTTTAAGGGACTACAACAATAATAATCCAGTGGATGATAGAAGGGCAACTACTCTTTTTGAAAGTATTAAGGACTTGTTGAGAGAGAAGATGGTGAGAGGTGAGATTACTGCTAAGGAAGTAGATAGTATCAATAGGAACTTGGTTATTAGAAATAATGCCAAAGCTAAGTTGAGAGAATACTTCTGGAATAGTAAGTTTGCTACATCACAAATTATTGAACTCACTACAACTGACCTTGCTTTCTATAAGAATATAGAGGACTTCCAGAAGAGATATAAGGAAGTTCATGCTCCTGCTCTCAGACTTAATACCAACTCTAAGTATGGTAGAAAAGAAGAGAGGACTATCTATCTAAAGGATGATGAGATTGTATCTTCTGCACTTGATGATATTGCAACTGTACTTGATGAAAGAGTCAAGAAAGGTGAGATGTCAAAGAGAGACAGGGATTCAATCTTGAATAAATTCAGAGAGGTAAATGTGGCAGATGCTCAGGCTTATAGGTCACTAAGTTCTTACAGAGCTATACTTGATATGTCTGGTCAGTGGACAGATGATATGCAGAGAGCCTTTGATAACTTCCAAAGTGGTAAGTGGGATATGGCTGATTTCAATATTATCTGGCAGACTAAGAAACCTTATGTGTACACTCAGGTGAATAATATGAGTGGAGTACAAGGTCATACAGGCATTAAGACACCAGTTCAGCATAAGAACTCAGAGTTCCTTCTTATGGCTATGCACCATTTAGTTGCAGGTCCACTGGGTAAATCAGGTAAACTTGTAGCTATCAATGAATTCATGGAAGAGAATGGTATTGATGTAGTTCAGTTTGAATCAACTACTAAGGTTGGAAAACAAGGTGTGATTAACTTGAATAATGTCAATACTAAGGAAGATGTCAAGGCTGTTCTTAAGAATGCCACTACTCAGGATGGGGTTGAAAACCCTAATGTGGTTCACAAAGTAAGTTATGAAGACTATGGTATTCAGACTGCAACTCCAGAACATGCTATTGATGCAATTCAATTAGTTGGTACTCAGATTAGAAAGTTGATTACAGCAGATATTAGTCCAGATACTATAATTGATGTAAATGGTAAGAAAATGACTAAACAGGAATGGTTAGACTTATATAATGCCATTAACACTGAGAACATTATTCAGGCTTTTGCTGATGTAAATGAAATCTTCAAGGATGCCAAACAAGTTGAGAAGATTCTTCTTGAAGAATTGAGAGGTAACCAAAGATATGGAATTGATATGATTAGGGCTTGTACTCTTAATGAAAAGGGACAATTCAATATTCCATTATTTGACCCTGTACAATCACAAAGAGTACAGGCATTGCTGAATAGTATTATCAAGAGTAGGATTACTAAGCAGAAGATTAGAGGAGGAGCACTTATTCAAGTCTCTGACTATGGTCTTACTGATGAATTGAAGATTGTTTTCGAAGGTGAAGGAGAGAACAAGAGAATTAAATATCTCGAAGTTTATATGCCAGCTTACAGTAGGAAGTTCTATGAACCTCTTATGAAGGCAGGTTCTCATGAACTGGATATAAATAAGTTACCAGACAGCTTGAGAAAGTTGATTGGTTATAGAGTTCCAACTGAGGACAAATACTCAATGGCTCCTCTTTATATTAAAGGTTTCTTACCTCAGCAGAATGGTTCTGCAATTATGCTCCCAGCAGAGATTACTACCTTGAGTGGTTCTGACTTTGATGTGGATAAATTGTATATCATGTTACCTGAGTTTAAGATAACTCCTAAGTATAATAGAAGACAGTTTGTTGATGATTTGGTTGCTCAATTGACACAAGGAAAAGCTGTATCTCCTGAAATGTTGAAGGAGTATAGACAGAGTGTAAACAGAGCCATAGATGAAGGCAGGAAAGCTCCTAAGGGTAGTCAGGAATACAATCTCTGGAAGACATATAAAGCTAACAGAGAGAAGTATAGAGTAGCTTCTGAGGATAAGATTGAGAAGATTGAATATGACTTTAGCAAGTCTCCACAAGAGAATAGTCTTGAAGCCAGAAACAATCTATTGATTGATATGATGTGGGGTGTTCTGACTAATGCTGATACTGCTTCAAAGATACTTAACCCCGGTGGTTTTGATTATCAGAAGAAGTCTGCAAGAATAATTAATATTCTTCAATCAAGTAGAGAGTCTGAACTGAGAAAGGAACTGAATATCCCCGAGAATCAAAGTACTCTTAGCAGGTTAAGTAGTATGGATTTGGAAGAACTTGATAAGTTGGCAAAGAAGTTCAAGAAGAAACTTGACCCTCTTAACCCAAGAACTCAGGTTCAACTTCATCAGCAGAACATGACTGGTGCAGCATTGATTGGTATTTATGCCAACCATAATGCAAACCATGCTTTGATGCAACATACTGAATTAGGTCTTGATACTGAGAATGGTTCTTTCTTACTTAATGGTAAGAGATTGACTTCTCTTCATGGTCTGATGAATGACAATAAGGAGTATATCTCAAGGAATAATGCAGGTTTCCTTGCTGCATCTGTGGATAATGTGAAAGACCCTGTGCTTGCTTCATTGAATCAGAATACATTCACTGCTGATGCCTCAATGCTTTTAAGTAGGCTTGGTTATAATCCTATTGAGATTGGTTTGATTATGTCACAACCAGTTGTAATGGATATTACTAATACCTATTTTAGAGAGATTAGAGAAGGCAAAGGAAAGGACACAATCATTGATGAAGTCATTGAGAACTACAAGAAAAGGGCTGCAATGATGGAAGATGTAACCTATGACAATTATAAATCTAACAAGTTCATGGCAGATGAATTGGCAGACAATATCATTCTCCAGAAGGAAGTAGAGGAATTAGGTGATAGGAATCAGACATCTGACTACAGAAAGGTTGAGTTCTATAAGAAGCAGGTGGCTGCTGGTTATTTATTTAAGAGAATAATGGGCACAGCAGATGCTTTAGGACAATTGGTTCAAGCTACAAGAGCAGATACTCAAGGTGGTGCAGCAGGTCCTACTATTGCAGATACACAGATTAAGATACAGAAAGTTGATGACTTCCTGACTAATGTAGTGTTAAATGAAAACTCTCCTTTAACTGGTGCAGATGTTATCATGCCTTTCAGTATGAAAGGTATGGATATTGACCAGATAAGAGAGAGGTTATTAAGCTCCCCATTACCTTATTTACAGGCATTCTTTAGTCTTGGTATTGACCAGACACAAGAAATGTTCAGTAGATATTTCCCTCAATTCACTTCTTCATTCAGGGAAGTAATTGATGGTAAAGAGGGATTGAGAGGCTTAAGACAGTACACTAAAACAGGCAAGTTGAATGCAAAGACACTCAATAATATCTACAATGATTTGTTAGCTTATATTATGTCAAAGACATCATTCTTTGGGCAAGAAGCTAACCTCAGAGCAGATGATAAGGTTACAACAGCCAGTGATAAAAGAAGGGATTTTATCAATAATTTCCCTGATTACTTCAACAGAACATTGAGTGAACATCCTGAAATAGCTGAACTTGAATTTGTTAAGAGACTAAGAGTAATAAGGGCTAACCAAAACAATCCCGTAGATACAGTAGTATTTAAGAATGTTGGTCAGTTAAGTCCTACTCTGAGAGAAAGATACATGAGAGACTGGCAATCATTATTATATATGGGACCAGAAGCTCAGGCTTTAGCTCTTAATTTATTCAGATACAGTTATTACAGAAATGGGTTTGCATTTGGACCTTCTACTTTCATTCATTTAGCACCAACTGCTATTAGACAATCCATTCCAGAGTATATTGATACACTGAGAGGATTGTTAGAAAGTGAGGATGATTACAGTCAGTTTATTGACCAGTATATCTACAATCACTTGGATAACAGACAGTTGGTTCCTGAGGTTCCTACAGAGGCTTCCACTTCTTTTACTAATGAACAAGGTGATGCTTTGGATATGGTTAAAATAACCATTGATACTGAATCTAATAGTAGTGATAAGAAGATAATAAGGAAGAGAGAGGGGATAGGAGAGGAAACAACCTATGAATTCTTTAATTACATAGCAAGAAGATACAAGGGAGGTACAATATATTATAGGCTTACACAAGCTGATAATGTACAACCTAATGTAGCTGTGTATGAAAGAATAGACCCACTTGGATTCAAGAACAGTTTCATTGAGTATGAATATGGTAAGGATGTTACTGAAATGAAGTCAGTAATTGATAAGAATGACAGGGATTATACTCCTAATGTAAATCAGGATATTACAGCCTTTAATGAAGATTCTAATATTGATTATGATTCCATGCCAGAGTATCTGAACTATGACTTCTCAAGTCTGACTCAAGATATTGCAAGTGAGGCTTTCAGTCAGGTGTATGGTGCTCCACTTGAAGTGAATGAAGGTAAAGCAGATGATATTAATTCTATCAGTCCTAATACTGAGTATGAGGATGCAAACAATGATAAAATCTGTGGTGCAAATACATTATATGAATTATAGATATGGCTAAGAAATGTGCAATAATTCCTCAAGTGAGGAACAGTAAAAATGAGGTAGTAAGCAGCAGGTTATTCAAAGACCTGCTGGCTTATGCCCCTAATAGACAGGAGGCAACAAGAATATACCTCATTACAAAAAGTAGTGACTTTGTTACTAACTGGAATCCGAGGTTACAGATGGATGAAAATGGTGAACCTACTCTAAGCAGTCTCTTGAAGAAAACTAATCTAAGAAGTATTATTGATGAACAGAAGATTCTAAAAAACCTTAATGAAGAGATTGGTCATTACCATAAGACAGGTAGAGCCAAGTTGTATCTGAACAATGATGAAAACTATAGAATGTTAGTCCAAAAGGCTATTCAATTCAATACTCAGTCAGAGTTTAGAGAAGACTATGTTGCATCTGTTGAGAAGGTATGGGACAGTGAAAGTAATAGGGTTTATATCAGTCCTTTTGTCAGAGTAAGAAACAAGATGAATAGTCTTGAAGCTAACAATATGCAGTATAATTACACTCTTAATAATAGATTGAGAGAGATATTAGCTGCTAATGGTATTGGGATAGGTGCTCTTACAGACTTGGAACAGAGAAGAGGAGTGGCAGGAGTAACAGACTTTAGTCAAGCCAGAGATGCTGCAACAGGTATAATTGAATTGATTAGACTTGCTGATGGTATTAAAGGTGAGAGGGCATTACCAGAGGAGTTTGCTCACTTTGCTATTGAGGCAATGGGTGATAACCCTCTTATCAATAGACTGGTTAATCACTTAGCTAACAATAGTTTGGTAGGTGAGATATTAGGTGATGATTACAACACTTATGACAGTCTGTATAAAGGTGATGAATCAAAGTTAGCCAGAGAAGCTGCTGGTAAATTACTTGCTAAACACTTATTACAGTCTGAACCCATTCCTTCTTCATCTTATAAATCCCTTCTGGAGAGGTTTATTAATGCTGTAAAAAATTTCTTTAGAGGATTAGGGGCTTCACAGTTCCAAAAAGCAATGCTTGAAGCAGAGAGTAGCTTTAGTAAACTGGCTGGTGATATTCTCACTGGACAGATGGATGAAGCTATTAATGTTGAGAACATCAGTACTTCTGAGGCTTTCTATTCCACTACTGAAAGAGTGGATAGAGATAAAACTCTCTTGAAGAAGATTATAGATAATGAATTGAAGAGGCTTAAGATTTATGAAAAGAGAAATCCTAACAGTCAATTTAGTGCCAATCAGAGGTTATTAATAGACAGGTTAGAACTTGAATTAGCTGATAATAGTGAGATTGAAGGTATCTACATGTTCCTTGATAATGCACTTGAAGAACTAAGGAAAGTTAGTAGTAGACTTGAGGTACTAAGAAATACTCCTGCAACCAATCTTAATGAAAGGGCTGGAGTACTTAGAGACATCAGGAACTATATGTACAGTTATAAGAGGATAGCTGATTCAGTAAGAGAGGCTCTTAGAGAGGAAGAGAAGTCCACAGACAATAGATATGGTCAAAGAGTAAGGGTTGCATTAGATAATGTCACTACAATGCTTAATGACCTTGCAGTGGACTACAATACAATCTCTATGCCTTTATTTGTTGATTTCATCAAACCCTTTGTAGGAGATAACCTTGTGGTTCCCTTTGGAAAGTACAAAGGAAAGACCCTTAATGCAGAAGAGTTGGTTAAAGTAGCTGATGAAGACATTTCTTTCTTTGACAGATGGCTGGATAGTATGGCAGACAGCTCTGATTATATGTTGAAGATTATGGACCAAGCTGTTAAAAAGAGCAAGGAACAAGCCAGATTGAAGACTATTGATATTCAGAAGGAACTGCAAGCTGCCACTATTAAACTTGAACAGGCTGGTGTGAAAGACACTGAGTGGATGTTTGAGAGAGATAGTAAAGGTAATCTGAGTGGTAATTACATCAGTGAAATAAATCATGCTCTATTCAGAGAGAGAATGAGGACCATGTTCCAGAGTCTCAATGAAAAGTATGGCAGAAATCCTGTAGGAGAGAATGCTGATAAATACAATGAAGAGAGACAGAACTGGTTCAATGCCAATATGGAGACTGTAGATGGAGTTAGACAACCTAAGAAATCCATTTATGAAAGTATGGAATTCAGAAGGCTTAATAAAGCCCAGAGGGAGTATTATACTACTGTAATGGATATTAAGGCTAAACTTGATGCTCTACTTCCTGATAAATATACAAAGTTGAACAGTGCTGTAAAGATTAGGAAAGACTTGGTTGAGAGGGTTAAAAGCTCTGAAAGTGTGAAGTCTGGTGCTCAACAGGTTTGGGAAAGTATCAAGGATAATTTCATTAGGAGAACTGATGATACAGACTTTGGAGACAAGGCAACTGTAAAAGACTTTGAGGATAGAGAGGTACAAATGTTACCTATCTACTTTACAAAGCTCAAGAATGGAGAAAGTGCTAATGACTTATCTACTGATATAGTAGGCACTATGACTGCTTATGCAGCAATGGCTAATGACTTTGATGAAATGAATAAGGTCATTGATGTTCTTGAGGTAGGTAGAGATATGTTGAGAGAAAGACAGGTTACTCAAACTTCTGGTGGTAAACCAATGGTTGAGAAATTTAAGGCAGTAGGTAGAAAGGTTGAGAGTAAATTAACCAAGACAGGAGATAAGTCAAGGTTTATGGAAAGACTAAATGACTTCTTTGAAATGCAGGTATATGGTAGATATATGGCAGATGAAGGTACATTTGGTAAGACTAATATTGATAAGGGTAAGGTTGCTAACTTTATTAATAGAATGACCTCAATGAATAATCTTGCTTTAAATGTGTTATCTGGTGTTTCCAATGTGGCTACTGGTAAGGTGATGATGAGAATTGAATCTATGTCTGGAGAGTTCTTCAATGAAAAGAATACATTAAAGGCTGATAGAAACTATGGTAAGGAACTTCCATCATTCTTAGCTCAGTTAGGTGATAGAGTAAAGACCAATAAGTTAGCTTTATGGGATGAACTATTCAATGTAATGCAGGAATATGAACAGGATACAAGAGAAGTCAACTTTGATAGGAAGACTTGGTTCAGTAGAATGTTTGGAACATCAGCACTCTTCTTTATGAATAATGCTGGTGAACACTGGATGCAGAATAGAACTTCATTAGCACTTGCTGATGCTTATAAAATGAAGGCTCCTAATGGCAAGTTAGTAAGTCTGTGGGATGCTTTTGAAGTTGTACCATTAGATAGTAGTAACAAGAAGTTAGGTGCTAAATTACAGCTAAAACAAGGCTATACTAAGGCTGATGGTTCAGCTTTCACACAAGAAGATATAATCAAGTTCAGTAGAAAAAGTGCAGCTATTAATCAAAGAATGCACGGTATTTACAATAAAGCTGATAGAAGTGCAGTACAAAGGTTGGCTATTGGTAGATTGGGTATGATGTTCAGGAAATGGATAAAACCCTCTCTCAATAGGAGGTTTAAATCAGCTACATATAACTATGACCTTGAGGCATGGACAGAAGGTTATTATCTTACTACTGGCAGGTTTATGAATGCCCTATTCCAAGACCTTAGAAAAGCTCAGTTTGATATTGCAAGTAAGTGGAATGAAATGACTCCCACAGAACAGGCAAATGTCAAGAGAGCATTGACTGAGGTAGCCCATTTCCTTGCAGTAGCAGCAGCTATTGGATTGATAGAATGGAGTGATGATAAGGATAGACCTTGGTTAGTTAAGATGGTTGAGTATCAGTTGAGAAGGTTATACACTGAATTAGGTGCTCTTACTCCTACTCCAGAAATGGTTGGTGAAGGTTTGAGGATATTAAAGTCTCCTGCTGCTGGTGTAAATACAGTAGAAAAGACTCTTAATCTTATTGACCTAATGAATCCAATGAACTATGAAACATTCAATGGAGAAGATGCTATACTTAAGTCTGGACCTTATAAAGATAAGTCTAAAGCTCAACAGAGCTTACTTAAGTCTCCTCTTGCTCCTATGTATAATACAGTTCTAAGAGGTATCTTTATTGAAGACCAAATACCATTCTTTAAACAATAGGCTTAAAGAAGAAAGGGAGAGTAGAATTAACTACTCTCCCTTTTTATTTACACCTTATAAAAAAATTTAAACCTCATGTTTGAAGCTATGAACATCTAATAGCTTGCTCTCTTTCCTCTTGTGAGATAGAGTTCCACATTTCTTCTGTCCATCCCTTCTTTTCAAGTGCTTCCCTTGTCTCAGTCTCAATACTACTGAAATCCATTGAGGATTGTACCCCCTCCTGATTTCTCATCTCTTGAAGAGATGGTACTTTATAGGTTATGTTAGAGTAATGTCCTTCATTAATATTCCTGTAATATTCAGTAAGAGAAGGTCTTAGACTGTTCCAATTAGTTACCTTAGCAAACAATTCCTTGAAGAAATTTATTATCTTAGTACCTAATGATTGAGTGTCTTGAGACATCACATATTCCCTGAAACCTTCTGCCATAGCTTCTTCAAGTTGTGAGTTACTTAAGTTTCCATAAGTTTTCTTAGCCTCTTGAAGTAATTCATCTCTAAGTGTAGGTTCTGTGAGTAAGTGGAATACTGCATGAAATGCTTCATGGTATATAGTTCCCTCAGCAGCTATATCACTTAAAGTAATGATACCATCACTAAATTGACCCCATGCTAATGCACCAGTCTTGGCTACTCTGATAAGACCATTAGTAACTACTACTCTTTCACTCTCACTTAGTTGAGGTAGAACCTTATTTAACCAAGCTAACTCCTTATCTTTATCCCATATAGGTCTTGATAAGTCATCAACTTGTCTTAATTCAAACTCTACATCAAACTCTTCATCAGTCTGATTAATAGCTTGCTCTTTAGCTACTGTAGCCTGAGCACCACTTGCATCTGACTGATTAATAGTAGCAGGAATAATAGGCTTCTCAATCTTAACTGGTTCAGTAGAAGGAGTATAAAGTATAGTACTTTCCTGGGACATATCTACAACTCTTTGAGGATTACCTTCCAGTATCTTCTTTATATTGTTCTTAGCCTCAGTCTCACTATATGACAGCACAGCATTCTTTACTAAAGCAATAGTATTACCATTAGGAAATACTGCATAGAAATCATTAGATGCAACATGTGCAGGTTGGTTTCCAAACCCTTTAGTAATATTAGGAACCTTAGTAATATATACCTCAACCCCATTCACCTTTCCAATAGGACTTAGATAACCTGTATGTAACTTTCCATCTCTCAAGAAGTAACCTACCTTACTATCAGCTAATGTAAATTCAGGTAATACATCATTTATAGGACTCTGTGTTTCAAGTGTACTATTGAAGATAGGTAAAGAGCTGTTAGTATTACTCACTTCTGGAGTGGCTACACTACCAACTAAAGGAACATTCACAGATGAATCATAGTTAAGAAGAATACCCTTCTCCTTAGTTACTCTACTAACATTCTCCTTGTTGTACTCAAGTACAAAGGGTAATATAGCTAAAGTAGTGATAGGAGTATGATACTGAGACTCAAATAAGTTCTTGTAAGCACTTAATTGTTTAGTATAATATTGCTCCTGACTCATTGTTTGGGTATTAGATTTATTCTTGAAATAATTAACCTTTCTACCATTCCTATCAACAAAGTCATAGAAGCTATATCTACTTGTCTTAACATCATATATCTTGAAGTTTCCATTAGCATCTACAGAGAGAATATCAACCTCACCAGCTACTCTATTTCCATTCTCATACTTATTGAAGAGCACTATATTATTAGTAAGGAATGTCTCACCTCTTGCTTCAATATTACTCTTAATTTCAGTAAGAGAAGTAACCAAATCATTGAATGCCTGTTCAGACATATTACTTGGTTTAACTGGCATCTCACTTGATGTGAAGAAGTTCCTGATTACACTATCTACAGAAGTACCTGCATCTAATGCTCTTTGTGAATTAGTTCCAGACATCTTATCTCTTACTATATTCACAATAGTATCTCTGCTTCTTACATCTATCTTACCCTCAAAGGCTGTAAGGTCTACACCATAATGGTTACTTAAGTTCTTAAGATAGTTATTGAACTGTACTATATTATCTGCATTCTTTGAGAGATTAACTCTTAAATCCTGTAGAGCTTTAGCCTGCTTAGGAGACTGGGTCCAATTACTTCCTAATACTGAATGTACCCTCTTATATTCATGGTACTCACCATCATCCTCAAGGATATAGTAGAACTCACCATCAGTTCTTGTCTTATCAACCTTAGACTGGTTCTCTGCAATCTGGTCTATAACTTTCTTAGAATCAGCTACAGTCTTCTTTCTATCAGCTAATTTCTGTTTGAATTTATCTGATGTAGCACCAGTTACATACTGACCTGTATTTCTGTTCAGAACCTTACCATTAGGAAGAAGGGTGATACCCCCCATCATCATAGAACCATTCTGAGCATCCCCATAGTTTTCTTGTATATAAGCCATATCAAGAATAGACTCTGGGAAAGAGTTAAGAGTTCTGCCATTATTATCCCTTACAGTATTTGAAGTCAAGTCTACATGGTATGTAGTATTATCAAATGAAACTGTAGTTCCTGCAATAGCTCCCTCTGTACCTCCTACAGGGGTTTGTATCTTTCTACCTTCCTCAGGCTTGACTGATGCAGGGTTTAGAGCTTGTTGGAGATTACCTTGTATATCAAAATAATCAGTTGTAAACCAACTACTCTTTACACTGGCATCTACTATATTGGATGTCATTACTCCAGAAGAGAGTAACATGTTATTGTAGCCTCCCTTATTAAGCATACCTAAATTCACCTGTAATGGAAGGTTGAATGCCATTAAAATGTTTTGTATTTCACTGGCTACTTCCTGTGAATCCCTTGTATCAGGTTGGGTTTTAACACCCTCTCCACCCAATTCATAGAGAACATTATGGTCCCATCTTTCAGTTAAGAATACAGTTCTTGCATCTTCTCTTCTGACTCTCTTACCATCTACTTCATCATAGATTTCATTCTTATTAGCATCTCTCTGAACCTTAGTAAACCTGATACCATTACCATTCTTACCTTGAACAAAGTCAATATGAACATCACCAATGTATAGGCTTCTTGCCAAGTCTTTTACTGCATTACTAACATCTTCCTCTGTAAAAGCATTAGCTAAAGCATCAATAGACTTCCTTATATTCTTATACAAAGGAGTGGAGTTGATAGTAACATCTTCTGGATTATATTCACTTTCATTGAAGTGCTTAACCCTTACAGCAGCAGGACTATATTTACCAGCAGCATTAGGAATAAGGATATACATCCTACCCTCCTTTTGGCTCATATCCATTGGCTTGATGATTAAATCATCACTGATTCTACCATTAGTAGACAGGACACCATTCTTTACAATACCAAAGATAGAACTTGAAGATACATTAGGTATTTCTCCCATGTTTCTTTCTTCTGTACTATAAGGTATTCTACCAACCATTATCTGAGATACTCTTGTAGTAGGAGTAGCTATAAACTTCTTATCCTTTCCAGTCTGATTGAACTCAGTTTTCACTCTTTCAATAAGACCTGACAATCCTTCATACCTATCAACTACATACTGACTTTCATCCAATGAACCTACTATTTGGTTATTCCTCTTATCTACAATAAAGATTGTATGGTCATTAAATTCAGGGTCAATCATGAAGCCAAGTTCATCACCTGCCTTTAGATTACCTTCATTTACATAACTGAAAGCTCTATTATCTCTAAGATAGTTATAAAGTTCATCAAAGTTCAAGTTCTCTTTCTCTGCAACTACTACATTGAAAGGTCTGAAATCTCCATCCTTACTTGCATTGATATGCAATTCAGGAATAGTAGGTCTATAATATTGCCTTTTACCATTTGCATCCTTATCTAAAGATTGAGGAGTGGGAGCATTTTCATTGGCTTTCTTATTTTCCTCTGCTACCATTTGAGGAGTAATATTACCTACAGGAGGTTCATAAGTATTAACTGGTCCAGCATTAACTGGTGGAACTGTTGGTGTACCACTATCTCCAGTAGTTTCTCTCTCAGTAGTACCTCTTGTACCATTTGTTCTCTCAACTGGCTTTAGATACTCAGAAGGGAATCTTGCTTTGAACCTTTGGTCATTATTTACTGCACTCATTGCAGACAGAAGACCATATTGAGCCTCAGCAAAATTCATCATATTCAAATCATCTGGTAGATTTTCATCATACAGACTCTCTGGATTATTAATGAATACTGAGTTAGGGTTAGCCATCTCCTCAAGATTATTGGCATTTTCATGTTGAGTTCTAAGTAGCTCTTGTGCATTAGCTTTAGCCTCAGGAGAGATAGATTGGTTACTATCTATTGCCTTACTTACCTCACTATTATACATTTGAACTTCCTTATAGTCCTTAGCCATCTTATTACCTTCATTCTCAAGTTCATCAAGAATCTGTTGTCTTTTAGATGAATCAGGCTCATTATTCAATGCTTCTCTGAATTCATTAAGGTTAGTAGCAGCTAATGCTGCATCCTTAGTCTTAGCTATCTCTTGTCTTTCATTCTCTCTTATAATATTCTCTCTTTGTCTCTCTTGCTTTTGTTGTAGAGCCTGAGGATTTCTAAGATAAGTATCATATTTGTCAATGAAATCATTTCTTCTCTCAATCATTCTTTTCAAATCATCAAGTTCTTGAGTTATACCCTTAGAACTTAATATAGGGAACCTTTCAGAAATACCTTTTGATGCTTTATCTAAGGCATCAACAAATTGAGAATTTTCCTTATCATTAAGAATTGCTGTTAACTGAGATGGGCTTAAATTAGTAAGCATTCTTATTGCTTCTGCATCTCTTCTTTCTGCTTCCTTTGTTGATTCAGGGGCATTATAATATATATCCCTTTCAATATCAGCAGCTATAGTATTTAAAGATTCTTGTACTTCTTCAAATACATTCTTAAATCTATTCTCAAGATTGTCAATATTTGAGAAGTAATAAGTCATCTCTTCAAGACCATCTTCATCAAAGTAATCACCAATCTTAACCTGTAAGTCCTGACTAATCTTTCTATAGTTATCTACAGCTTCCTTAGTCTCTTGAGTTTGCTTTTGAATCTGTTCAATTACTTCTGCATCAGTCATGTTATCATATACTGATGTACCAGTTTCCTGATTAGTAGTGAGTTGTCTTATTTGTTCAACATCTTCTTCTCTTATATTACCAGCTTCCTCAATTATATCATATAGGTCATTGATTCTTCCTGCCTTATCAAACATGATAACATCACTAATAAGCTGGTTGTGTTCAGCATTCTTAAACTCAAAGTTATCATTGTTATCAGCAGATTCATCCATTTGTCTCTGGTAGGCATTATGTCTGATAGCTGATTGATAGTAGTTAAGGAACTCAGGTGATTGTACTCTATTATTCAGTTGAGATACAATGGCATCATCTTGTTCACTTCTTTCTCTTATCTCTTGAATATCTTCCTTAATACCTCCTTGTAGATAAACTGGAGATTGGAAACCACCTTCACTATTCTTTGCACTCCTAAATCCTGGAATACCAACTAAACCAGTTAAACCACCAATGAAACCTTCTTCCCACCCTTCAACAGTACCATAGGTTTGCTGAATAGCTTTTGCAGCAGCTTGTAACCAGTCAATAGTTTCACTCTCTGCATCTGGGTCTATCTTGGCTCCATAGAAGTCATTAAGTTCAGAAGCATATTTATATCCTGCAACTTTACCTGCAACAGCCTGTCCCATTTCTTCATAAGGACCTTCTGCAACACCCTTACTTGCAATCTTCAAAGCATTTCTAAGTACAGAAGGTTTAGCTGCACTATAACTTACAGTACCATCCTCTGCAACTGTCCTTAGTATCTGACTACCTCTCTTAGCTGTATTATATCCACCTGCATAGAACTTACCAAACTGCCAAGCATCTGATATAGTAAGTAGTGGAATATTCAGAGCAAAGTCTATATTACCCATCTTAGCCCTATCTTCTGATAGTTTCTGTAGCCCACCTTTGTAATCAAACTTAGCATCTACTCTTGCCTGTAACATAGCTTGTCCTTCTGGAGTGAGAACTTGCTCAAAAGACTTTCCATCAGGAGAAATCTGATACTGTGCAAATTGAGGAAACTCTCTAAGCATAGCTTCCTGCTCTTGTGCTGCTACTTTAGCTTGTGCATCATCAAGTTGTTGTTTGTGAAGCTCAAACCAGTCTTTGCTATTTTGAATAGCCTCAATTCTTGCTTCACCTAATGCCCCTGAGAAAGCACCAGTAAGTTTAAGAGTAGGCTCAGCCATCTTAAGTTTCTTAGCATCTCTTGCCAATTCATCAGTAAGCCTTACACCATCAAGGAATAAATCTCCTTCCCTATAAGCTTGTAAAGCTGCATTAGGGCTAAGAGCCTCACCTGAGGCTGTAACTGCACCTTTGAATGCTTGTCTTGCTTTATTAAGACCAAGTAACTTTGAGGTTGCCCCAGCACTAATCTTACCAGAGTAGGCAACACCAACAGCAAAACCTAAGTTCTTAAGGAACTTGTCTCCAATAAAGTTAGCTGAGAATATATTCTCATACCAAGGGTCATTCTTCTCTGCATCAGTATAGTAATTAGGCAGAACTGACTCTGACCATTCATTTACTTGCTGCATTGCATTTGAGAAAGGATTATCCCAGAAGCCTGAGAATGTTCCTGTGGCTGCTGCATTACCTAAACCTACTATAGTACCAATGATACCATCAGCAAATGTAGTACCTGCAAGAACAGCACCCTTAGCTAAACCAGCTCCTATTTGGGCATACCAAGGTTGCATCTCACCTCTTGTATTAGCTAAGTTATCAAGTTGGGTCATAGATGTGATGTCTTCATCATACATACTATCATTTACTCCAACAAAACCTACCTCTTGAGGTACAGCTCTTTCTAATGCCCTATTAGAGACTTGCTTATAATCCTCTATATTATCAATATGAGGAACATCTCTAAGAAGTCCTTCTTGCTTTAGTGCATCTATACTTTTAAGTCCCCTTAACCCACCTACTCCTTGTGTAGATGGGTCTTGGATTTGTTGATTATTTGCCATATTCTTCTACTCTAATTTAGAATCTGTATTACTTTGTCTCTTAGCAAGTGTATTGAACTTACCATAGATATAATTCATCATTGTATTGATGTATCTTTGAGCTTCTACATCATAGCCATTCTCAAGAAGTACATTAATATTATTCATATATCCTGCCACACTTCTATCTGCATCATCTATTAGCTCAGGGTCAATAACTGCTGATTTAGTCTTACCATCCTTAGTAGCATTGATTATAAGTCCTACCTCTGGGTCATAACTTATATCATTGTCACCAGTGAAGTAATCTGAGATATTCTTTAACTTAATAGGGTCTCCCTTCCTATTATCATTGAGTTCATAAAGACCAGTTGATTCTGTAGCTGCACCTAAGGTTCTTGCATTCTCCTTTATAACTTGAGAAATTAAGTCACTCTGAGTTATATTAGGTTTATATATAAAGTCTCTTACAGCACTGCTTCTAATATCAGCTTGTAACTTCTGTTCAAGTTGGTCCATATTACCATCCTTCATATCATACTTCTTGATTATCTGTTTAAGTCTTTCTGCATGAGGTTTAACCTTATATATTCCACCACCAACATTCACACCATATTGAGTTGGATAACCCGGATTAATTCTCTCAACTTCTTCATTAATCATTGCAGGATTAGCTCTTAACTGTTGTATGAACTGTAGGTCATTATTAAGTTCAGTAGTCTTCTTGTCCCCATCTACTTTAGTTTTAGGTACTGACCTAAATACAGCAGAGGGAGTTCCTTTTGTCTTACCTTTCTTAATTGCAGCTAACCTTTCCTGCATTGCATAGTCATAAGCCTTATTAGATAGTTGTTGATATTGAGTTTCACCTACTGCATTCCACAAGCCTTGTCTTGCATAGTCATAAGCCCTATTGAGGATATTCTCATCATTCCAGTTCTTGATACCAGAACTTCCTACTGCATCTTCTACAATACCTTGAAGTATAGGAGAAGCCTCAGGATTATTCTGTACAGCCTGCATAATTTCCTCAGGTCTGAATCCCTTCTGCATGATGGTTTCATAATATTGATTACCTAAGATTGTTCTCCACTTTCTTGGGTTCTCTCTTACTTCCTTAGCTAAATTCTGTGCAGCAGTACCCACTTGTTTGGATAATAGTGCTCCAGAATAGGATTGTGGTGATAGAGCTGGGTTAGATATTAGTTCATCTAAGGAAAGTGTAGAAGCAGGTCTATCAAATAACAGTGTACTATCTTGAGCCTGTAATTTCCTTTGTTCATCTACTAACTCTTGTCTTCTCTTATAAGCCTGTTCTATAGGAACAATCTCAGAAGAGTATCTTCTTTTCATATCAATTAATCCTTGTCTACTTGCAGGAGTAAGTCCCTGTTTAGCTAATGACTCAGCTTGTTTAGCCAAGTCATTAGAATATTGTTTGTACATTGCATAAGCCTGTGGGTCTGTCTGCTCATTGGCAAGTCTTTCAAATACACCTGCCTTAGTACTTAACTCTCCCATTCCTTCCTGTATAGTATTATACTCATTAGTATAAGCCTGTAGTGGCTGAAGCATTTCCTGATAAGAGAAGGGTCTAAACTTAGCATTGGAAATAAATGAATAATTAGCCATAAGTAAATCCTTTCTTCTTTTTTAATTTGCCACCTTTAGATTTCTTCTTTCCTGAGTAGTTACCTCTTGTGTCCATCTGTAATACTCCTGCATCTGCCAATCTATCAAGCCATGATGCTTGTTCCTGCTCCCAACCTATATCTCCTAAACCTTGTAAGAAGTTAGTTATATTAGCACTTCTTCTTGCACTATCTTGGTCTTTAATAGCTTGCCTTAATTGAGCAGCAGACATAGCAGCTCTCATCCTTAACTCATCATTTTGATTGTTAGCCATTGCAGCTCTCATAGCACCTTCACTATTAAACTGGTTGGTTCCTCTATTAAAGCCTTCCACTTGTTGCCTTTGAGCTAAGTTGTATTCTTCAGCCTTTCTTGCCAAGTCACCTAAATTCTGACCATAATTATAGTCAGCAGCTAATAGACCAGCTTGCATATTTGCCCTATTTCCACCTGAGGTATTCTGTAATCCCCTTCTTGTTGCATTTGCAGAAGCATCAAGTCTGTTGATATAATAGTTTCTATCAAATGGCTGGTAACTTAAATAGTTACCAATAGGTGTGAAGTCTACATTTCCAAGGTTCTTAGTAGAGTTCAATACTAAGTCTGCATTTTCATAATCAGGTCTACTAAACATATCAGTTATAGCACCTATTCCTGCTCCTACTATTGGAGCATATCTCAACCAAGAAGCCCTTTCTCTTCTTCCACTATCATCTTCATCTCCTGAAGAGATAGGTGATTGAGGAGAAATGGATTTAGGAACTGGAGGAGTAGGGATATTAAATGAAGGAGCAACAGGTTCAGAAAGAGGTGTATTCTCTATTTTATATGTTCTTGAAGCTGCCTGCATTGCATTATGTACAGGACCCTTCTTCCTATCTGTAGCAAGTCTCTTTATATCTGATATGTCAGTAAAGGTATTACCTCCAATAGGTCCAAACTCTTGACTATTGATTCTTTTAAGCCAATTAAGTGAGCTTGGTTCTCCTTCTTGAAGAAAATTAACAAAGTTCATATAATCTCCTGTGTACCAATCATCTTGTATTGGTGTAAAGTTCTTATATGTTTTGTAAGGTCCACCATACTCAAATTTATTGGTATCACCCTTCCCTCTTCTATTCTTCATTCCTTCTTGAGCCTCAGCAAGTCTTGACATATTTGCCTCCAAACCTCTTTTACTTATTGGGTCATTTGGTCTTTCCTGACTTTCAAGCTGTGCATATTTAGCAGCATCAGCAAAGGTATCCCCTTTCAATTTATATTTCTTCTTGATACTCTCAGGTAATTTTATTCTATTACTGAATACATAATCATTATATATAACCTCTCCTTGTTCAACTAAGTTAGGCACACCTTGTTGGTCAACACCAATCTGAACTCCTTCATTAGGATTCTGTTCATGAGTTCCACCTTCATCAATAATAGTAACACCATTGTTGAAGTCTCCTCCATGTGTATTTAACCATCCACCAAAGGCATGATTCCATCCTCTTGCATTTTGTGCAAAGGTAGCCCTCTTTCTTATAGTAGGAGAATTGCTTCTTTTACCTCTTGCAATACATTCAGAAGTAACCTTGCCTCCACAATATTCAGTAAACTTACCTCTATTCTTTTTCTTAATATGAATACCACCACCCTCAGCAAAGGTGTTCAATTCATCCATAGCTTGAAATGAATTAGGAAGAGAAGTCAATCTAAGATTTCCCATAGCTTTCAACTCTGAATTATTTAATTCCCTATTGGCTAACTCATAGTTTAATGCCTGTCCTCCTATAGTTCCAAGTGGACCCCCATAAGCTGCATAATTAGCCAGAAGGCTTTGGTCACTTATAATATCAATATTTCCAGCAGTATTGCCTAAAGAACTCAGTGCTCTTTGATTAGCTTCATCTATTTGTCTGTTTAATGCTCTTGTCTTCTTCTTGGCTTTATTACTGAACCATCCATCAGAACCCACCTGAGATTTACTTACATTAGCCATGCTTCTATAATCTCCCCAGTCACTAAGTAACTGGTCATTTGTAGTAGCTCCTGAAACATAATTTGACTGTTGGATAGCTTTATTTTCTGTCTGATTAACAAACTCTTTATTTATCTTACTTCCAAAAGCTGCATTAACCAGTCCTCCAACAAGGTTAACTCCAGCTCCAATAAGACCTCCAACTCCAGGAATTGCAGATGCAACAGAGCCTACACCCTGCATTATATTACCAACACCTGTAGTATTACCTTGAGGGTTGGCAAATCCACTGATTAAATTAGCCCCTGTGTTAGCCAATCCACCAGATAGCCAAGAAGGAAGTCCACCTCCATTGGCAAACTTCCTATTTCTTCTTGTTATAACTTTATTCTTAACCATCTTATTAATCTATTTTGATACAAAGGTAAGTATAATATTTGACTTATCAAATGTAATATTTAAAATAGTAGCATACTATAAATAAAATAATTATCACACATTGTAATAAACCATTATATCATGTAATTCTGCCCTATAAGTATTCTTACATATATTTGATAGCTTTACATAAGCCCATGTATTTCTAATTCTATCTCTACCATTAGTACTATCTCTTGGGATTAAAGCCCTCCATACATTAAACTTTTTCTTCAAATTTGAAGGAGTAGCTTCACTAAGACTTAACATAGAAAGTCCAGACTGGTATTCATTCCATACCTCAAGTTTATCAAATGAAGTTAATGGCATAAACACTCCTGACTGGTCATAGAAGTCAGCTCTATACTCAACTACATTGAATATCTTATCATATGGTTCCTCAGGATTACATACTACAGTAACATAATATGGCTTGAGTTCTCCATAGAAACTATTGTAGTCTCCAAGTTCATGTTGCCATATTGTATTATTCTTATAACTGTAGAAATTGCCATTCATGTTGAACATAAAAGGAACATTCTCATAGTTAAAAAATGAAGTAAACTCCTGAAGGAGTTCTGAATAGCATAGGCAGGTATCATTCTTTATGAAATAGACATCATCATTTGTAGCATCATATTGTATTATATAGTTTGAGAAGTCTCTGCTATTCCATTCAGTTAATGAATTAGTTTCACCAATAAATGTTCTGAAACCTTTCTCAGATGATATGCTGCTTAGTTGTTGACCATTAAATAGCATTATATCATTTGTTATATTATCTATGAAGTACATTCCTGATGGAGTTATAGTCTTAGCCCATTTATTCTGTAGTCCATGTGCTATTGTCACATATCTCTTTCCATCTACTTTATAGCTATTACTTATTTCAATAGGTACACCTTCAGATGTAGGAATCTGTACTCTTGAGTTAAATAATATGTTAGCTATACCTTTATCTTGAAAAGAGAATATTTCATTTCCTAACTTTTCAAGTAACCTTAATTCACCTTTATCCCCATCCAAGTCAAGGGTAGAGGCAACAGTTATATTAGTCCATGTATCAGTTAACTCACCAAGTGATTTAGTCTTAGTCCATGTTATACTGTTTGGAAAGTAATCTATGTTATACCTGTTATAGTTTATACTTCTATAATTAAAGAAATTATTCTTCTGTGAGTAAACAGGATTAAGAAGATTGAAGTTCTGAGGAGTCATTACAAGGTTATTTGATTGACCTCTGTTCCTGTCATATCTTCCATCTATATTAACTCTTGTTTCACACATAAATGATATAATCTCAGTCATACTGTTTTGGTCTTCCAAAGTAAATGGATATGTCTTTAAACAATCATATCTCTGAAAGTAAGTATCACCTTCATTATATATAATCCTTGCAGATGTAACAGCACTACTTCCATTAACAAGATTAACCACTGGACCAGCAGCAACCCATCTATTAGCTTCAAGTGCCTCTTCAGAGGTTCCACCAAACCTATTTACTACATTATCATTATATAACTCTCCTATCCACAATCCTGCTGAAGTTGCTCCTGAAATAATATCCTGATAGATTGGTAAAGTCTCTGTGGTTGGAAATGAATCTAACCATACAGGAGGCACCTTTACATCTACACCACCAATAGCAGTTGATATAGGGTTATTTCCATTATCAGGGAGAATAACCTGCTGCCTCTTTGAAGTATAATTAAATGCAAATACAGCATGTGGAGTTGACTTGTATTTCATACTGATAGGTTCAGTGAAATACTTCATATTGTTATTTGTTATCTCAGTAAGGTTATATGTAGAAACAACTGAACTATTAAATATAGTATTATAGTCTCCCTTCTCATAACCTGAACCTCCATTCCATCCTGCAAGATATATAGTATATCCCTTACTGTCAATCCACTCTCCATAGAATCCAGGAGCAAGAACCCTATCAACATTACCATAATAATTCAAGTTACCAAGTCCTGAATTGGTAGGAGGATTAATCTTAATCAGACTTACCTCATTGGAGTTGAATATACTAACATTAGTAATACCATTGTGATTCTCATCATCCCTTTCAGCATACCATACTTTACTTATATCAAAGTAAGATGTAGTAAGTGAGTACCTTAAATTAGATAGTTTCTTTTGTTTAAGTTTTGCAGGAATCTTTTCACCTTCTGCAACATTACCTACATTAACAAGTGAACCATTTCTATGCCAAGGATATACCATCCATCCTACTGGGAAGGAGAATAGATTATTTGCATCCTTCTTACCTTTAGCCATCCATAAAGGAGCAGAACTGAGAACTTTCCATCCTTGGTCATTACCAAGAGAAGTGCTGTTAACCTGTATAAAAGGTTTATATAGACCTAAGTCAGATGGGTCTGGATTAGGAGTTTCTGCAAGTACACTTACATCTGACTGTAAAGCATCTAAACTTATAACTCCTACAATTCTAAACTTAACTGACTGACCATCAATAGATTGTAAGTCATCATTGAACTCTATATCAGGTGAATGGAAGGTTACTATATTTTGGTCTACCACAAACTGGTCATCATAGGGGCTTACATAATTAAGCCTCTCCTGAGTTGATGAAAACTTCTTATATGAGTCAAAAGTTCTATTGATAGCATCATTACTCTGTATCTCTGAACCTCTTGCTCTTGCCTGAGATAATGGATAGTTATGTATGCAAGCCAATGGACTTGGTATTTTATCCCAATCCTGAGTACTTATATTCCCAGGAGCAAAAGGTCTACAGAACCATGAAGACTGTGCATAGGGAGAGTTATTTATCCTATCCTTTATATTTGCCACTGTAGGACATACAATACCCTGACACAGTATGGTTCTATCACTTGGTGAAGGATATACTACCACTCCCCTTGCTCTTATATAACCTAAGTCAACAAGTTGTTGGATAGTTGTAGCATTATTCAAATCATAATAACCTGTTACAAGTTTATATCTTGCTCTTCCACCAGAGCTCATAACATTTATAGTTGAAGGATGCTGATTTACTACTGAGTCATTAATAAATATAGCCTCAGACCATTTTCCAGTCTTATGTTGAAACTGTATTCCAAATCTATAAGTCTCACCATACTTGAATGTAGTAATCTGTGATGAAGAAAACTTAAGTTGATTTATATAAGGATAGGTTCCATATACTTCATTTGCATATAAATCCTTAGTACTAAAGTTAATAGTACCTCCTCTTAGTGAGTTCTTAATTGTAGGGGTAACTAATTTCCTGTTAATCTTATAGTTACCTAAGAATAAGGTATTATCCTTCTGTGTCATGGTCTTGAATACTACATCCTCACCCCCTACATACAATAACTCTGTAGGATCCATACTACTTCCTGTAGTATTAGTATCTACATAACTTACAGTACTTCCACTAATAACAATATCAGCTACATTCTTGACTACAGGAGTTGCATCTATTGAAGTTCTATATATTGAATACAACCTAATATATTCAAAACTTGTATCTACATTTGATAACTCTATCCTGAATGAGTTACTTACCTTATCTTCAGGAGACCCACCTCTATCACCAAAAGAGGTATAGAGAAGGTCTGAGGTAGCAAATATATTACTCTCCTGACCATATTTATTAAAATAGGTCATTGCATATTGAATAACTCCTGGAGCAAACACTCCATTAGCTGTGTCTATTCTACTCACTTTTAAAGTCTCTTTGAGACCAAGTACCTGAACAAAATCAAAAGAATTATTAGTATATCCAGATGGGTCTGCTATAATATTTATAACTCTTGGTCTGTTCAATCCATCAGTCCAATATATCTTCTGAATATTATCATTCTCATATATACTTAAGGCTTCAATAGGATATTCCACATTGAAGCCAAGATTGCCTTGAAATAGTAACTTACTTTCAAAGAAGTTGCTTGGTTTATATTCAAGCCTATATATTCTATCTGTACCTGAGTTTGTAGTAAATATAACCACATAGTTATTCAGAATAGCACTTCCTATGTACTGTCCTTCTATTTGGGTAGGGGTTATAGTAACCTCCTTATTACCCTTTTCATTTGTTATTGAAAGGGCAGTAGAGTGTTCTCTTGCAGTTATTCTAATATTCATTGCATCATACATATAATTATTAGATAACTTGCTTTTAGAGATGTCTCTGTTCATCCCTTTTGGTATAAATTGTACTACTTTAGATTCCATATTAATGTAGTTTTATATATTCTTTGTCTCCTAAATGTTGGAAACCTTTCTTAAATTCATTCATTCTTGGAATAAGTTGGGACCACATGTTAGTAATTGACTCCATCTCTGATACAGAAGGAATAATGAACTCACTGTTACATTGAGCTGCTTTAAAAGCATAAGATTGCTGTGTATTCTGCATTACAGCAGGACTTATTTTACCCATGTCAAAAAGGATAGTAAACCATTCTTTCTTTATATATAACTCCAATGTAGCAAGGAAAATAGAATTATTTGGTAGTAAAGGAAATCCATCACTATCTACTGCTATTGCATTATAACTTATATCAACCTTACCAGTCCTGAAGGAAGTAAAGATAACAGAGCCTTGTGTCTTAAAGCTATTCTCTGTTCTTCCAGAATGATTATGAGGACTGACAAAGGTACTTGTCATAGACCTCAGACATTCTCCACTATCAGATAACCTGACCTGATTTATAGATACTAAATCACAAGGTAATATACCTCTATAGTCCTCTATTTTTATTGTACACTCCTTCTGTATCTTAGTATTAGGTAAACCCATAACACCAATAAAGTCAAGAGTATATTGCACTGCTGACTCTATTGAAAGGTCACTAAGTAATGGGTGTCTAAGTAATCTGCTTAGTACCTCCCTGATATTTACATAATCTATATTGTTAACCATAATTTACTTTCCTTTCTAAGTATAAGGCATCAATAGAGCCCTCTTTTATTTTCTGACTTAATCTAATCTTTAAATCCTTATTAAATAGGAACTCATAGTAGGAGTTATTATTATAGTTAGCTAACTCTCTATTATAGTATATTTTAAAGATTTCTTTCTCCTCCACTTTAACAAGTGTTTTATTCTTATGAGCTTCCTTGTCTTCATACCAAAGTTCTATTGTTTTATTCCAGTCAATAGGAAGGTTAGTTCTAACCTTACCATCCTTTCCAATCTTTATACTCCTGCTATTCTTTCTTAGCTCAATGGAGCCCATCCTATGTGGAAGTTTTACATCATGACCTTGAATTATTTCTTCAGCAAGAAGAAGGTTTATCTTCCTTGTAATAGCAAAGTATTGAGATTCTGTAAGTACATATTCCTTAGACTTTGGTTTATTCTTTCTATAGTATTTATAACCATCATATATACCTAAAGAATTATTAACCTTATACTTCTTAGGATGATTAACCTTCTTAATCCTTTTCTTAAATTCATCTAAACTTTCTATCATCTCCTAACTTCATCAAGATTATCCTGTGCATCATTCACTTCATCTTTTGGGGAATATTCAGGACCCCTCAACTCTTTAACTACAAGCTCTATCAATGGAGGTATAAGACTATCCTCAATAGGGAAATCTTTATCCATTATATCACATATATCACCATCCTCTGATGGACATTCATAGTCTGCTGCTTTCTCTGCATCTTCAAAGATAGCTGTAAACCTTACATTCTCAAGATATAGGAATTGTGGATTTGATGATTTAAAATAAAGATAACCATCAGGAGCAATAGAACAATAGATTATATTCTGTAGGAACTTGTTATATCCTACATATCTCATTCTATCCCTTCCTATATATGATATCTCACCTTGATAAAAATCAATAGGATATACTCTTGGATTACCTATCTTCATAGTAACAGGTAACTTATTCTTGCTTCTTAAATAACATCCTCCTTCACAAGCTTCTCCTGATATAGCTGGAACCTGCTTAAGCTCTAAGCATAATGTCTGGTAATTACTCTCTGGTATAGGCTTCTTTATATCAGAATATCTTTGCTTAAGCAGAAATACCCTATACTTAAATAGCAGGAATGATATATGGTCTTGTGTAAATGTAGAGTCATCTGAACTTAACTTAAGTTCATCTATACACATATATGTCAATTCTTTTAATGTTGCCATAATAATTTATTTAGTTATTAAACAATAAAGACATTGCAAATATAAGTAAAATGACTCATATATACAATGTCTTTATTGATTTTATTTGCTGACTATAAGGATAATACTATCCTCTCCCTCTTAATTCAACTGTTACAGGAGAATTGTCTCCTTTTGTAATATATAGTATTACATCTGTATATCTTTGCTCAGCAGTAATAGCAGGAATTATAAAATCTCCATTTATTGATGTTTCAACTAAAGTTATCTCCTTATATTCAAATATACTCTTACAGTATTTAGCTATATAATGAACCTTCCAGTTTGAAGAACCCTTTACTCTTAACACATAAGAAGGCATAGTAATAAACACTGGGTCATTACTTAAACCTGCATTAGTAAATGCACAGGCTACTATATCCTCACCATGAGTTACAAAGTCACAGTAGACCTTGTAATCAGATATACTATATCTGTTATTCTGAAACTTAAAGTCTGTAAACTTGATAGGAGGGGTAATAAAAGGTTCAACATATTGCACCTTATCATAATATTCGGGGAAATCTATTAAGCATGTAGTTCCACATAAACAGTATATAACTCTTGATATAGTCCTTATATCATCTTCTGTTACAAATCCTCTAAAGTCTGTTAACAACTCCTCAAGGAATAATAGGGCAAGTAACTTATATACATCATCATAGTTCTTGTAACCAAACTGAGATAATGCTATGAAATAGTTATCAAGTGCCCATGTCTGTAGTTTGGCTAATTCATCCATGACAAACACATTTAGTTACAGTTGAACTTGTATCAATGAAGAACTTCTTCCAATACTTGATAGCCATAGTATAATTCTTAGTTATCATACCTACTGATATTGCCTTAAGTCTAAGCATCTTATTTACAAAGTTCTTGGGAATACAACAAGTATTTTCTACCTCTTTCACACTATTCATAAGACATTTATATACAGGGTCAAGATTAACTACAGCTTTACTTATTGTTACTTCCTGAGAACCATTTAGACTTTTAACCCAAACTATAAACATCCTGTCTTCCAATGGAATCTTCAAATCAGTCTGAGATAAAGTGACTGAAGCTTCAGTTAAAGAGCCTTGACTTAAATCAATTGTATGTACAGGATTACTACTTGGTCCTTCTGGAACATAGGTGTTATCAGAATCTATGATTATAGTCTGTATATATTCTTTAGTAACTTCTCCATGATAAGTAGTTGAAACTTTTATATCAAGATATTTATCATCAGGAGTTATCTCTAATTTTTCAAAATGTACATCCATAATTTTTAATATTAGTGATAAAAAAAAAGGAGCATAGAACCCTATGCCCCTTATACTTTATTAACTCTCTTATGCTGGGTTAGCAATAGATAGTCCTGAAGCTGCATTTACAGCAGCTACCAAAGCTTTCATCAAAGTGTGACTTCCATCATCTTCACAAACAATTGTGATAGTTCTTTCAGACTTCTGAACTGATTCATTAGAGCCAATGTATGAATAATGAATATCCAGAGTATCATACTTCTTACTTGGGTCAACTAAGTAAGTTGTAGTAATATTGTTAGGATATCCCATACCTCTGTACATATCTCCTCTTGCACCCATGCAGAAATATTCAAGGTCTGCAATGTTATGACCATTCTCTACTTTCTTAGTAGAAGCTACTTTCTTAACATCTCCCCAAGTAATTTCTTCACCATCAACTGTAATAGTAGTAGGCTGAACACTGAAAGGAATGAATGCTTGAGGCATTTTACCAAGAATCCAATCTTGCTGTACTTCCTCAATTATAATCTTATTATAGTCAGTCTTGTTAAGTTCAGCTTCTTTAGTTGCTGATGTAACTGGAACATCAGTACCATCTGCTGCTGTACTATTCAGATAGATATTTACCAAAGGAGTAGTCTCATTAGCAATATTCTTAGCAAGAGACAAAGCTAATGCTTTGTAGAAGTTTGAGGCAGTCATTCCTGAAGTAGCCTTTACAAAACCATACTTGAAGTATTGGTCATCCTCTCCAAGACCAATATATTGTCTGAATGCAAGTCTCAATACATATTCCTGAGCCTGAACTGGTGCAGGAGCCAATGCTGAAAGAGTTACTTCATATCTTGCCAATTTATGTGCCATACTACCTGAAGCAGTTGCTTTAGCAGAGATTATATTAGCAATTGTAATTTTATCACTTGATACAATACCTGCTGGACTCATGTACTGAAAATACAGAGTAGTCTTAGCTGTATCTGCTTTTGGCAGAATAGAACCTGCTGCATCTGTAGATAGCAAGTTATTACCTGTCTTTAATGCTTTTTCGACATATAAATGTCTTACTTGGTTGATTGAAAATGTTGCCATTTTAATATAAGTTTAATTAAACAATTCTTTATTTACTACCTGCTTGTGGGTTTCTACTTATAATAGCAAGTCTAACTGCCCTCTCAAGTATTGCCCTGTGTATTACAGGATTTAGTTCACATTCTGTTATGGTACTAACTCCATTGATACTTAAATCAGAAGGAAGATTAACTAATATAATTGGGGTAGGTCTTGATAGATATCTAACTAAATACTTATCAATATTATAGTCAGACACAATCTCAACTATACCATCATTTATATCAAGTCTTAATGCTCTTCCTCTTCCTGGACCCCTGAATGGATTTCTATATACTCTATAGAAATCATCTTGAGCTACTGGAGTTATAGAAGCTTCTTCTCCATCAAGGCATCCTAATCTTGAGTCTTTTAATACTGCTGATTCATAAGTAATGAACCATACATCTTCAGGTATCTGAAAGAACATTGAACTTTTAGATAAACCTAAGTGACCTGTTAATTTTTCACTTGTTTCAAAGGTCTTTACTAAGTTACTTAAGTATCTTCTGACTTCTTCTGTTCTTTCCAGACTATCTCCATACTGATTCTTACCTGTATAGACTTCTATTATAATCTCTTCCTGAGCATTTGTCAGGAATACTGATTTCTCATATTCATCAAAAGCAAGAGGAGTAGTAGAACCAAATTCTGGACTTGCTGAATATGAATCAAGCAAGGTATCAAATCCATCAGAAAATTCCTTAGTAGTCATTATTCACTTCTATTACCTAATTCAACACTTGCCTTCAAATCTCCTTCATAGGCAGCTTTGGCTAACTCAACACCTCTTTGTAGGATTTCTCCATGAATTAAAGGATTAAGTTCACACTCACTAACAGTATTCTTACCATTGATTGAAACATCTCCATATTCACTTGATAAGTTAGTAAGAATAATAGGAGCAGGTCTTCTTATATATCTAACTGTATATTTTGATATTGTCTCACCTGAGTGAGGAATTACTTCTGACTGAACAGTGTTTCCTTCACCTTTAGTAACAAGTCTCCATGCTTGATATTTAAGAGGTTCCTTGTAAGGCTTTGACATCAGTCTTGTATATTCATCATATCTGATTGGTATTACTTGATTTACTCCTGTATTAGTTGTAAGGCTTTCATTAATCATTAAGAATAAATCAACAGGCAGTTTATATACCTTTGCTCTAATATCAAATGTTGTTGAAGGAGAACCAACAGCAGTTCCATCAGCTACAGAAATAAGCCCTGAGAAATCTATCTGTCTTTTTGCAGAACCATCAAACCCCTCAGAGTATTTATTACCTTTGGGGTTGAAGTAGTTCTTTATAATCTCCTCTTGTGCTTTAGTTAAGAATACTGATTTCTCATATTCATTCAAGCCAGGAGCAGCATTAGACATTATATTATTATACAGGACATCAAATTCATTTGAAAATTCACTTGTAGTCATCTTTCATTATACTTGATTACTCCTTTACTTTAGCTTCTATACTGAACTTCAAATCTTGATTCTTTGGAAGGTTCAGATATTTAGCAGCCATATTAAGAGTAGGTTCTTCATTATCACCACATAATGGTGTGCCATCAGACTTTAAGTATAACATACCACCTCTGTTGCTAATTACTCCCTCTTCAATAGCTTTCTTAATCAAACTCTTAGTTGGAAGTAATGGGTCAGTTGCAACTCTTAAGAAGAGCTTAGCATCTGCCTTAATCAGGTTATTAACCTTTTCTTGCAGGAACTCAAGTTTAGAGTTCTTTGAGGTTGGTCTGCCATCAATAGTCTCAATGATAGTTCTGAGGATTAAAGTATCATCTTGGATTTTACCAAACTCCATGTAAGACTGCATTGTAAAGTTCATATCCTTTTTAGCATTCTTGACTTCTTCACCTTCTTGTATAATCACAAATTGATATGTTGCTTTAGGATAATCCTGTAACTCCTGAAGAGATGGTGCAATATAAGCCTTGTTTGCAAGTAGGATTTTATACTTGATGTAGTCATCAGGGTCAGATAGATTGAGGAAGTTGTCTCCCTTTGTCAACCTAACCATAGCATTCTCCCAGAAGTTATCTACTTTCTTATAGATACTAAGTGCATTGAATTCAAGTCCCATTATATCCTCAAGGAAAGATTTCTCTTTATCTGTGAGAACATTTACAAACATTCCTGAAGAAAGCTTAGGTACTGTAAACCATTTAACAGCTCCTTCAGCCATACCTCCATATAGAATATGTTTAGGGTCTCTTACTATACCACTCTCTTTTGGTACAAATCTTACAATAATCCTTTCATTTCTTAAACAGTTAATAGTATCCTCTTCCTCTACAACTGCTTGTTTCTTTTGCTCTTTAACAGCTTTAGGTTCAGGTGAAATAACATCAGTTACATGCTCTTCTTTCATAATTTCATCATCATCTAAAACTACACTAACTTCTTTAGCCATATTTTACTTCTCCAATTTAAAATAAAAAAAAATAGGGAGAGGGAATATCCCACTCCCCTTTATATTACCCTTCCAGTATTGCTGGAATTAATGACATAGTTCTTGTTGGGTCAAGCACACAAACACCTAATGTTGCCATCTTGTGAATTATTGCTGAGTCCTCATCAAATGACATATGAGGATTACCCTTAGCACCTGTGAATGGATTTCTCAAACCCCACTGGTAGCTTCTAAGTTCATTGTCACCCTTAATTCTACATTTAAAGATATTAGGCTGGTCCATAGTACCAATATACCAGATATCAAATCTGTAAGACATAGCAGGACCACCCATTGGGTGAATAATCTTGTTTCTTACAGGGTCATCATAGAATGGGTCTACATCAAGTCTAACTCTAACACCATTAGGAGCTTTATATTCCACAAATTGGAAACCAGCACTAAGTGCATTTGAGTGGAGTTTAGACTGAGTCTTTTCTACAACTCTTGTAGAGTTATTATCAAGTACAAAAGTAGTCCAGCCAGATATAGTTTGCAGAACTGCCTTATGGAACAGGATAGCACCTCTTTCACCAGTCTTGATGATAAACAATCTATCACTCATAGACAGTTTAGAAGCTGAAAGTTCATACAAGGCATCTTCAAGCAACTTCAAGCTAAATGTATTATAGTACATAGTATTGGCAACCTCTGTCTGTTCAAAGATACCAGCACCAGTCTTAATAACATTACCTGACTTACCAAAGTTCATGTATTCACCATTAGCATTCCTGTTTGAGGTACCAAATGCCATAGCATTATTCTTGTATTCAGAGAATTGTTCCTCTACCTCATAGTCTACGTAGTGCATCCACATATTAGCAGTATCCTTAACCTGCTTGCCATTTACATTCCTAACCATAGGAATACCTATAGCAAGTTTCTTGCCAAGCTTATTACCAGCTACCTTATGTTGGATTCTAATAACAGACCATTCATTTCTCATAGAGACAGGAGTACTAAACCTAATATCACCTACCTTTCTGGAGAGTTCTTTCTCTACAGGAGCAAAGTCTACAGAGAATCTTTCACCAGCTTGAAGTCTTTCAGCAGGACATCCAGTGGTATTACCACCCATAAGTTCTACTTTGTAGACAGCATTAGTACCTTCCATTCTTGCATCACCAAGGATTCTAAATGGATATACTTGGTTCAAATTACCTACAATAACTTCACCATCTGCAAACCAATCTTCTGGGAATACAAGATAGAAAGGTGATGTTCCCACACCAACATTAGATGCACCTACTGCAACTACTGTACCATTCTCATCTCTTGCTTCTACAAGTGGAATATTCCTTCTTGCAGAACCAATAACATCCCAGTAATATTCATTATCATCCTCAAACTCTCTTACTGGGAACTGATTCAGGAATGTATCCAGAGTTTTCCCTCTATTGAATGCCAGCAATTGCACCATAAGGTTTGTAGCCTTTTGAGGTTGCATCTGGAAGATAGAGCCAAGGTGATTATCACTTGTCAGACCCTTCCAGGATTGGAAGCCTAACATTTGAAATTTACCTAATTTACCAGCCATAAAATTAATTATCTTTTAGTTTATAAATATGTTTAGACATCAGGAGTCCAGCCATTTCCAATATAAGATTCATTGTCCTCCTCAATACCACCAACATATCTTGGATTACCTGCTGAGGACCTTGAACTGCTACTTAGTTTGTGTTCCAGTTCTCTTAAACTTTGCTTGACTTCTTTCTTTACTTTGCCCTTGACTAAACCATCAAGGTTCTTAAAGCCATCAGTAAGTGTGAAGAGTACACTAAGATATTTCTTAAACTCAACTGGGTTGTCTCTTTCATACTTTCCAATTGTAGTTAAGTATTCACCATCTTCTGTTTTGAATACAGGCTTAGCAATGTTATCAAAGGCTTTCTGTCTTGTAACTTTATCCAGTGGTATTCCTTCAAATACCTCTTTGTCTTCAAGCATTACCTTCTTAAGCTTTTCAGCCTGCTCCTTAACTCTTCTTTCTTCTGCTTTTGCTTCTTCTTGTGCTTCTTTGATAAGTTCCTGATAACTCTCAGTGAAGTACTTTCTGTTTTCTTCTAAGGCTTCCTTAGCATCTTCAACATCTGTACCTGCATTAAGAGATTTTTGAACTTCCCTTTGTGCCCTTGCATCACTGTATCCTCTATTTCTAAAGTCCTGATAAATAAGCTTCTGTCTAAGCATTTCACCTTTATCATTCTCAGCAGTGATATCTTCTTCTTTAATTGAATCAAGATATGAAAGAGTATTCTCATACTTCTTTATTTCTTCTGGTTCAATATCAGCATTAAGAGCAGCATCAATTCTCCTTTGTCTTTCATCAAGTCTTGCTTGAATTTGTTTTTCAACTGCTTCAGCAAAGTCTTCAGGTTCATTGATACTCTTTAATGTTTCATCATCAAGGTCAGGGAAGATACCCTCATCTTTCAAGGCACTGGCAATGGAAGAGTAGAAGTTAGTTTTGGGAGAAGTACCACCATCCTTTTCAGAGTTGGTATCTTCCTTTTCTTGATTATCTTTATCTTCACTACCTACGCCCTCTGGAGTGTCAAATAGATTTTCTGCATCTACTATCTCTTCCTCAGTAGTTTCCTTTTCTTCTTCAGTATTTACAGACTCTTCAGTCTTAGTTTCTTCTTGACTATCTTCATTAAATAGACCTTCAATGTCTACCATTTCTTCTCCAGATAGTATAAAATCTTCATTTAATCCATCCATAATTTTCTCCCTAATTATTAACTGACTGCAAAGTTATAATAACTATTTGATATAGGCAATATGGTAATTAAGATGCTTTAGATTATATAAATAAAACCTTTATTTACTGAACAAAAGAAAGGGTGTAATAACAAGTACTACACCCTCTCAATAATTATGCTTCCTTAAAATACTTCCATATTTTACATCCACCCTTATAATCATCATCCTTGAACCAGAAGTTGATTGCAGACTCTATGATTTTTGTATCAATATTATCTCCGAACCAAGCTTTAAATAGTTCACAATAATCATGATATTGGGCATTGATTGCAACATATACATCAGCATGAGTTACAGATTGAGGAATTATTCCTCTATATCTTTCACATACATCTTTGGCTTTAGACATGTCAAATTTCTCTCCAACATATTTCCTTCCATTTTCAGTATGATACATTTGAGATACAGTATATTTTGCATAGGATTCATTGAAGTGTTCACCTTCATTTCCTTCTAACATCATTTCCATCAATCTCTTTTTATCCTCATGGTCCATATACTTCATCTGTTCTATAAACTCACCTTTTGGGCTATGTCTATTAAAGTAGAAATCCTCATACATTTCATAAGGGTCTCTCATATCTTTGAAATCTTCTTCAAAGAATTCACCTCTTTCAGAATCTCTTCTCATGCCTCTACCTCTACCTCTGCCTCTTGCAAACTTTTCAGTTTCAAAATGCTCCTTGAGTTTTCTCATAAAGTCATCATCAGACATTCCTCTGCCCTTATTTCTAAGGTACTCTCTTAATATAATTTCATCCATAATCACAGTTATTTAGCAGTTAATAATTCCTTGAAACCTTCTAAGTCCTGCCCATTAAATACTAAACTTTTATTTGTTAATGGTATATTGAGCTTAATTGTCCCTCCTCCAATATTGATGTCTCCCATAAATGGGGTCTTGAAGGTAAATGGTTCAGTAGTCATGACTGACTCTATCATTTCAGATAGGATAGCTTCTACATCTATTTCACCATTTTCATCTGCAATAAGCTCAAGTGTTTTGTTTATCTTGCTGAGATTCTTGTCTAATGCTCTTGTAATTAAAGGTTTAGCAAAACTAATCATAGGATTTGTCTTTGCTACAGCTTCAATTTGAGTACCAAGGAATGTCTTTAATCTGTCTGTCAGTTGGGGTATAGTTACCATAATTACATATTAGCTTTAATAAATTCTTCATAGGTTACATTAGGATTAGATTTACTAAACTCTCTGAACCTTCTAAACATCTCCATCTCTTTGTTAGTGGTATCAATTATCTTACCTTTTAACTTCTTCACTATCTTAAGTTGATGTGTTAATAGGTCTTTACCTTCCTGAGTACCTTCAATCCTACCTTTCACAAGGCTCAGAATTTCAGCTTGTACAAGACTCTGTAGTTTATTATAAGTATCTACATAGTCTTCATCTTGAAACAGCATATTCTTTTGTTCATCTGTCATAGGCTCTATTTCTGAATCTATTTCATCCCAGATTAACTTCTGAGGAGGCTGTTGTACTTGGGGTTGGGTCATTTGTTGCATTCTTTGTTGCTTTGCATTTTCAAGTAGCTGTTTCTGTTTCTCAAGAAGCTGAATCTGCTCCTCAATATTACTTCCAATAGAAGTTGTACTTAATAATGGGTCCCCTCCCCCTAATATTACTTGATTTACTGGAAACATAATTAAAACAAATAAAAGTTAGTATTTAAAGAAAGAAAAGGGGAGAACTGACTCCCCTTTAATTTATCAGGCAGTTGGAGCAGCAGCAGTTACTACTCTTGGGCAACCACATTGATTAGCTCCTACATAACCAGTTATAGTAGGTTCATTAGGAAGACAAACCTGACCATAGATTACATTACAAGTCTTTCTATCAGTATAATTGATACCAGCAGTAAATGCCTTATCAATTTCACATTGAATCAACTTATCTTGGTAAGGTCTTATAGCAGCATTAATAGCTACCTGAGCCTTCAAATCAGATAGTTCTTTCATTATGCTGTCATCTGCATCTCTCTGAGATTTATACAGATTGAATGAATCTCTATTATGTTGAGCAGTCAACACATCAAATCTATCTCTTGTAGACTTGTATAAACCAAAGTCTGCATCTACTTGACTCTTGTAAAGTCCAAACAGTTCTTGGTCAATAGTCTGTCTATCTTGGAACCTTTGATTCTGTTGAGTCAATGCCCACTGATAAAGACCTCCTTGAAGTGCAAGAACATCTTCACATTCTTTCATCTGAACCTCATATGCAGATGGACAATTTCTGCTACCTCCTGCCATTCCAGTTTCAAGACCATTGATGTTAATATTAGCACCACCAAGTCCAGAACCCAAGCCACTACCACCTAACAGACCAGCTCTTCTATTGCCAAAGAGTGCCCATGCACCAAGAGCAGTACCAATGATACCCAATGTCAAACCTGCATTGGCTTTACCATTAATATCTCTCTTATTAGGACCATAATAACCATCTTGATGTTCTACAATCTTTTCTTTTTCAATAATTTCCATAATACCTGAAATTAATTGTTTTTAATAATTTATCTATCTCTGTAAGCTTACACTGCTAAAGTTATGTAAATTATCTCAGGTATCATAACATTACTAAAAAGCCCCATAACTATTTAAGTTACAGGGCTTTAATTTAGCACTATGTTACTAAAGTGCTATTAACTATCAAATGCTATTAAATCTTTCCTTCCGTGGTGTTTATAAAACACATCAACTATCTTATTATATATGTATGTTATGACATAAGCATCAATTTCATCATTATCTCTTTGTGGTCTATAACCTATATATTCCCAAATATTATTCTTGATGTGCTCAGCTTCATGTATTATACTACTTCCTCTTCTGGAGTTAACTGCTACAAGTGCAGCTCCATATTGAAATCTTGTGATAGCTAAAGGTTCTGGACCACTATCAAACAGATAGGATACTTCATCCCAACTATCATATATTAATATAGTCAGCCTATAATCAAATATAGGAACTGTCATCTTCTTCTTTGTTACCATAACATACCTTATTTTTTTTTATTCTATTGTAACAGTAATCTTTTCTCCAGCCACCTTAGCTTTTAACATTATGGAATATAGCTCCTGAAAGGTAGAAGTAGAATTAATTACTTGTCCTTTAATCTTGTTATCTCCAACTAAGATACATCCTAAGGTATCAGCAGGCTTATTTCCTACATGAATTAAGACTCCTGAATAACCTGGAACATCAATGAATCTTGGTAACTTACCACCACAGAATTTAGCCCATGACCTATCTTTAAACTTAGGACTAACTGTATTCATGTCTATTTCATAAGTTCCAGTAGGAATTGCTGTTTCTCCATACAGTTTCTTTGATTGTATTTCTGTAAGAGGCATACTTTGTGTTAATCCTCTGTCAGTATCTTCGAGTGTATCACACTCATATATACCATTTACACATAATCTACCAATGGTATATTTATCTCCTTTAAATATTCTTTTAATGGTTATGTTCATCTATGTTCTTATGTAAGACTGTTTTATAATCACCTTTTCTTAGTTGACAACTTAAGTCTGTGCACATAGTAGTCATTAAGTTCAAGACTTGTTTTCTTAACTCCTTCACCTCCTCCTCCAGACTATCACTTCTTTTTAAGGCATCATCAAGCCTTTTTCTGTTATCATCTGAGAGTTGTTTGTAAAATTCTAAAGACTCATTCATATTCTTTATCAGATTATTATCAACCTCACTGTTGTATTTCTTTCTTGCAAAGAACCATGAAGTCCAACCACTAACTATGGTAGTTAGAAATCCTACACCTGCTGTAATCAGTATTCCACCATCAATCATATTATTCAACTATTTATTTTATAATCCTTCTCATACATAAACTTAAATTTATGCAATGTTTTTACTTCTCCCCTACAACATCTTGTTACTGAATTTGGTATAGACCCTATACTCCTTGCTGCTTCTACTGCTGAACTGTATTTGGCAATAAAGTTTCCTTCCTTATCAAATTGAAGGACAACTTTATTACCATTAATATTACCAATCTTAGACCTACTTATATTATCTTTGTGTTCTTGAGAGAACTTCATCCCCAGATGAGATTTAGACATTTTACTTCTTATATCTTGTGGAATTATCTTTCCTCTCCACAAAGTTCCTATCTTTTCTCTTAGTATGGTACTACATGGAATCCCAACAGTAGCATCCCCACCATCTGTGATATTGTAAGAGATATTTCCATCTTTATAAAATTTAATAAGGTCTTTTTCTATATTCTTAGCAGTTTGTTCCCCAAGATTTGAAGCTATTATATTATGCTGAAAATTCTCCCAACCATATTTTAATATGCTTCTGTAAAATACTTTACAATGAATATAACCTCTACCATTTTGCCATCTTACCTTTACTCTTTGGGATGTTATGCCTACATAGATTTTTCCAGAAGGAGAGATATGTTCATATACTATCCAAGTCCTATTTAATAATTTCGACATATCTGCTTTCCTTATTTTTTACATAAGGGTTCTTTTCCTTTACTGTTACAGTAACAATAGTCATTTTCTTCTGAAACCATCTAAATAAAAAGAACTTCTTTGGAGGCTTAACAGTCTCTCTTCTGCCTTGAATAGCAGTAAGTCTTTCTAATTCTATAGTAGGAGTTGAAACCACTATATTAGGATACTTTAAATATAAATGGTTCTGGAACCACTTGTCTCCCATGATAGTATCAAGTTCAAAGGAAGGATTCTTAAAAATAGTGTCAGGAGTTAACAGAGTGTCACTCTTGTTTATAGAACTAAGCTCATATTGTAACTGTTTCAACCTTTTATCTTTAATGCCAATCTCTTCCCTCATCTTATTTATCTTCAGGAGAGTTGAGTCTTTAAATGTATTAAGTTGTTCTATAGTAAGTTTATAAACCTTACTCTGATTAGTTACATTTGAAAGCTCCATATCATAAGCCTTTATATTTTCAATAGAAGTATTATATTGCTTGGTTAACTTTACATTGGAATTATATAATATACCACATGCAATTACTAATACTCCTATTATAATTAAACCAATTTTCTTCATAATACTTCAATTTTTAAAGGACTATTTCCAATACTTTTCTTTGAACTCATCTAAATCTTTCATGGACCAACTGAGTTCTTTAAAACCTATAGCATGTTCTCCTTTTGGGATTTTACCAGCTCTAACATAGTTATCAAAAGTAGCTCTGCTGATTCCTGCTAATTGGCAAAATCTATATTTACTAATTCTTTTAGTAGTATCAGTAGCATTTTGAACTGCTTTCATTATAGCTATTGCAGACTCTTCATCAACATTAGAATTACCTGCATCCATATCATCTACTTTACTTGCAAGTAAATCTCTAATAACCTTAGTTAACTTGTTCATCTCCTTCTCCCTCCATACTTTTGGTGCTAATAAATAGCACAACTTACAAATATACCACCTATTATCAGATTTAATAACAGTAGATTAAAATCATCTACTGGAATAATAAAATAGTTATCTACAAAAGCTACTATTTTATTAACCACTATGTAGTGAATTGCCATCTTGTGATATATGCAAAACTTATAAACACAACTACTTATATACATAGGAATGGTGGTAAGAATAGAACTACCACCTATAAATAATGTAATATCAAGATAAATGTCAAAGTATGCAAGAATATTACTAATGAAATCCATAAATCCTATTAGTATAGGAACATATTTCACACTTAATAGTTCAAGCTTGTAGATAACTACACTTCTCATGGTCACTTTTTAGTTCTGGTTCTTCCTCTCTTATTTGGAGCTACACCACCACTTGTGCCATTGTTAGGTCTTGGTCTTCCCATAATTAATTAGTTTTAATCTTTAATAAGTAATTCTCTCAGTCTGTTGATTACAAAACCTCTAATACCAATTCTATTATTAGTACCAGAGTTAGAATCAATGTATTTAATAAAGTCTTCCATACTAATATTGTATATCTTGACTTCTACTTCCTCTTGATATAAGGTACTAAGTACTTCTTGTGCAGACTTATTAATCTTAGATTCTATCTCCTTTACTGAGTCTTCCTCTTCTTTAGTAGCTGTCTTGCTTTCTACTTTTTCTTTTAGTTTTGTGTATTCTTTAGTCTTTAACTTCTCAACTAAGGTAACCTTTAGGTTTTCTGTCTCTTTTGATTTAGCTGATAATTCTGAGATTGTGAAAATACATGCTCTTTTACCTTCAGGACTAAGACCATCAATGGTCATTGCATCTACAAGGTCTGAGATAGATTTAATTTCAAATCTACTCAATTTAGTAATAGTAAAGTCTTCTTTCTTATTAACTTCTTTAACTTCCTCTACTTTTTCCATTTTAACTTCCATGCTATCTTATATTATAATGTTAATTTATCTACTGCTGTCAAATAAGCTTCAATTGAATCAAGGATTCCTGACCTTTGAGAAGCTGTTCCATCATTAAATGTTACATTCAAGTTATTGCTAACCTGTCTATTAAATGTAGCAACTTCTGTTTTATTTGCAATACTTGTTACAGTGCCCATATCTACACCTTGCAACTTTGAATCTATGACCCTTACACTTCCTCTTACAGTGTATGCACTATCACTCCCTGACATAATAGAAGTATAGCTTACCATATTCTTTTCAGTTATTTCCATATTTATTTAATTAATGTGATTACAAAGATATGTAATATACTTGATATATACAACCTAATAAGTGAATTATTTATAGTTTTATTAATATATTATGCAGAACCAACTAATGTTATCTCTAACAACTTACCAGCACTTGCACCAGTCCTTGTATTATAAATATAGCAATTAGTATAAGCAGTTTTACCAACATGATATTTACCACCCAAAGTCATACAAGGAACACTAACAACATAATTTCCACTACTATCAGGACCTGATATAACATTAGCCATACCTTTACCAAATTCATATTGGTCTACTCTAAAATTTCCATTATAATCAATAGTTTCCATAGAAACACTATAACCTTTTAAAGTAGCTAATCCAGCAGAAGCTTTGTCATGTATAGTAAATCTATATTGATAATAAGAATCAGAATTATCATTAACTCTTGGTGTGGTACTACCTACTACAGAATATTGAAGATAACCCTGAATAGGAAATTGAGCAAGATTATATTGTTTCATACAAGGAACTCCTTGTCTTCTTGTATTAGATATACCTCTATAAAAGTTCATATTATATTCAGGAGCTTCTTTCCATTTAAGCCTTTCATTAGAATATATACTATCAGATATAAATAATACTATGGCAATATCTTTACTAAGTTTACCTTCCCAATCTAAAGAATCATCTACCAAAAACAAGGGTAGTTTACCACCAGTGATTGTTCTACCATATATTTTGTAATATGCTTTTTGTTTGCTTCTACTACATATAGCAACTCCTAATTGATTCTTTTTATTATTACCAATTAGCTTGTCAATACTTAATTGTCCTCCTGTACTTGTTTCAAATATTAAAGAATTAATATTAATAACAATAGCTGAATCAGGAGAAGCATTAGCTGGAAAAGTAAAGTCAAATATAGGTTTTGCATTATGATTATACCCATTAAAGTCTGAGGCTCTATAATACCAAGTGCTCTGTCCTGATACTGGTTGTCTATAATAAATAGCATCTCCTGTAAGGTTAGCAACAGTAGGCTGTATTATAGCTACATTTTCAAACCCATAGTGTATAGACTTAAACTGTTCCTCACTAAGAGGGGCTATACTACTATAAACAACAGGATGTCTATCAGTCCACATATTTACATTACTTGAAACACATTGTGTTCCCAAATCAGTACTACCAATTCCTAAAGTTTGTGGTATATCATTGTGAATACCTATTGGGGCTGTAATTTTTCCATTACTGTGCGCCATTTTCCTCTGTTTTTACCCACTCACTACTATTTAATATAGTTATGAGTTCTTGTGAATCAAAATCATAAGACTTAATATTATCAGATGAGGTTAATACAGGCTCTACATGTTCTAAGTGTAGGATATACTTAGTACCAGCTATATTACTTCTCCAGTTAGGTTGAATAGTAAATCCTTTAGCTATTAACCAGTTTTTAGTTACAATTACATATTTCATAACTTTCTTATTAACTTTAAGGGAATATTTGTTTATTCTCAGGGAAACTCTTTGTGATATTCTTATCGTAGAGAACTTCTATCTCAATAGGCTTGTCAATTGCTATTTGAGCCATTATTCCTAAATTATAAATCCCATCACTCAATGAAATTTCCGGTATATCGTAAACTCCATCTTTAGATATAGTATAAGTCCAAGGTTCTTTAGTTGAATCAATCATCATTCCCATTAATCCAACTGCCCAATTACCTTCACCAACACTATACTGATTAAGCCCTGTGACTTTTATCTTATAAGATGGTACTTCAATAGGGTCTCCTGTATCTGCTTCAGGATTCATAGCTACCACAATAGCACCATTAAAGGTTTCAGTTGTGCTATCTACAACAATTTTATTTGTTGTAGCTTTGCCAGTAGCAAAATCTGGATAATCAACGGCTTTATAGGCAAAGTTATCAAAGTTCAATGCAAACACTGGATTTGGAGTACCATATTTCATGACGTTGATTTCTTTCTGAATTTCTTCAGCGGTGAGAACATTTTGATATATGGCAACAGAATATATAGCTACATTACTATATTCCATTGGACGATATGAATCACTTAATTTACAACCTAATGTAAGAGGAGTTGCAGCGTTTTTATCTATATTAAATGTTCCAACACTATATTCTCCATAATTTTTATATGTTGTAAAATTGTTGTTAAGTACACCAGAAGTATCATATTGTAAAGCTACTTCATCTGTATGAATATTTAATATAGAATTAACAATATTGGGTTTTATATTAATAGGTTTAAATTTTATAATTATAGTACCCACCTTATATCCAACTTTATCAAGTTTCAGATAATCATCTATACCATCAGTAACTATTGCTCCTTCATACTCAGGGATCTGCTTAATAGTTATATTACAAGCACCTAAATACCCAGTAAATCTAAATCCATTAAAATAATTTCCAGTTTGAGGTAGGTTATATACTCCATCTTCAACTATAGCTATTGTTCTTAAACCTTCTACATCTGGAAGAACATATCTATATTCTAAAGCAATTCCTGGTTTTAATCCTGTAACTTTAATAGAATAAGCGTTTGCAGATTGAGTGTTTTTGGTTTCTATAAAAGAACTACTATCTAAAGACTCTGTAATATGTATAGAATTATCAATAGTAGTAAATACAGCTCTACTTCCTTTAAACTTTCTATATTTATCTGAATTATAGTCTTCTTTATATAGTCCATATCCACTCCCCAAAGCCCAACCAAAATTATAAGCATTAAGGATATTGCCCTTAATGCCTTTTATTATAGCTCTATCTGTATCACTATTCTTCTTTCCTGCAAAGTTCCAATAGTCAACTAATGACGGATGGAATGGATTTTTTTTTGTCCCTCTATACAGAGAGCTCCTTATATAATTTCCAATACCTATACTAATAGCCATATTGCAAAGTATTATCAGTTTCTACAGTAATCTCTTTTATAATCTCTGGGTTCCATCCAGGATAAAAAACAGTTTCTATAGCTTCATCACTTGATAGCATCTTCACAGAACAAGTTATGTTATCTTGTGATATATTCTTAACCAAGAAACCACCTTCACTCTTAAATGTACCTACCTTTAAATTATCTAAGAAGCCTATTTGAAGACTTGTCAAAGCACCAGTTTTTGTTCTCATCTTTGTATAAGTTTAATTTTTAATTCTAATTGTTCATTCCTTCTCTCCAATATCTTAACTCTCTCTTCAAGAGACTTAGTCCTATTCAATATACTTTGTATTCCTAAAGTATTCAGTTGGGTAGCACCTGCAATAAGTGATATTAAGTCAGGGCTTATATAATTAATATAACCATATCCATCTTTGTCCATACCACATACAGTAGGTAGTATATTCCTAACCTTCTGCCAACTTAGACCAGTGTGTACATTTCTATCTGCATATTTATCTTTCCTTGAAAGAGCTTTATCATTGTAGGTAAAATCAAACACTTTACCTAATAATAATAACTTGGAAGCATAATCTACTTCATAGTCTAACCTATTCTTAAGATTCTCATCAGAACTTGTCATGGCAGTAATACCACCTGTAGCACCAATGTTACCTGTAAATTGCCAAGTACCACCTCCATATTCCATAACATATGATTTATTAGAAGTACTATCTACACTACCAGCATTAGTCCACCACCAATACATATGGTCATTACTATGAACTCCTATACCAAATACATTATCAGATGCTCCAATTTCAATACCTCCATGTTGTCCATTACCATAAAATCTTCCATATACATTAAATCCTGAACAACCTGTCGAAGCTCTTACTCCTACAACATCTAATCCACCACCAGCAGTTACTATACCACCTCCATATATTCTACCAGAAGCATTCATTCCACCAGCAGTATGTATAGCATCTGCACTTGTACTTCCAGTATATATCTGTTTATTATTATAAGCTCTAAGCCATGTACTGTCAGTCATGTACCATCCACCATCATAGGTTTCATTATACCAGCCTGTAGCCCCAACAGTCCTAAGCCAACCACCTGATGAAAGGTGTATTCCGGCACCATTTATATAACCGAAATTTGTATACCATCCATTCAAACTAAGGTTTGCTAGACCACTACCACCCTGAGTATAGAGTCCAAATGTAGAACCATCATTCATTCTTATAGATCCTGCAAATACTCCGGGTTGGTGAAAACCGATCCCAGGTTTAATAGTATTAGCAGTACCATTACCGTTGACCATTATACCTAATTGAGAATAGTCATTTCCACTAGGTATCCTGAAATATGCGTTATGAAATCTTGCTTCTGTTGATCCCCAATATCCAGCATTAACAGCATTGGATACAATATTAACATGTCCATAGTGATCCCAATTAAAACCAGTATCTGTATCCCCAATTGCTAATGATATAGATGGTATTGCGTCAAAAGAATATCTGTTCTTATCTACTATTATTTTTCCTCCAACAAGCGTATTATATCCATTATTACATAGAGTTACATTTCCTGTGCCTCTATATTGTAAATGTACATTATATCCTCTAGTTCTATTTATTTCACCAGTTTCTCCATCTGCTTCAATTCTTAAACTTCCTGCTATTAATCCAGTTGTTACTGCTTGACCAGTAACATCCGAAGTGCCATTAAAAGGTCTTCCAAAAATATTTCTTGTAAATCTTAGATTATCAGGAGCCCAATATACATAATTAAACGTTTTTTCCATTGGAGAATTATCCTGTGAATTTTTGACAGGAGCATTATATGTATAAGATCCATTAGCCCAAGAATATCCATCTGGTTGTACCTGTATTTTTTGATTATTTGTAGTTCTATAATAATATATACCTCCGCCTCTTAAATAGATTATTTCAGTAGAACCCATAGTATTTTGTTGTCTTCCTCCAAAAGCAGTTTCTCCACCGAAAGAACCAGCGTACCAATTTAATTTTGCAGCAGCAGGAATTGTTCCCCAACCAGAACCTATCACATAATAGTCTAGCAATAAAGAAAATCCAGATTGGTGTGAAGCCCACGTAGGTTTATTTCCTCTAAGTCCATTAAATATAGTAATTCTTAAAGGAGTTCCTCCATAAGCAGGTGCACCAATTATACAAGGATACCATGTATTAGAATCTAAATTTGATAAGTCTAAAGTTAATTGCTTGTTGCTTAAATGACTAAGAGCCGCAGTCCATGTTGATCTTCTTATAAAATTATCATCTGAAGAATAAAAATAATCACCTTGATCTTCTGGATTAACAGCTGTTGATATAAATGGTACATAAAGATTTCCAGTCATAGTATCCCCTGTCTTAAGAACATATCTAGAATCTGTTGAAGCCTGTGTAAGATACACATTACTATCAACTGAACCATCGGCCTTGAGGAATTGAGAAGAAGTACCACCAGATTTTCTAAATGCAGTAGATACAATCCCAGCTTGGAAAGTTTTAGCAGCAGTAATATTCTGAATTGTATTCAGAGTTACATAATTATCTAAAGAATTTGATTTAAGAAATCCTTGACTATTAACCCATGCTTGTGTAGCAAAACCCATAGTAGCTAAAGCCGTAGCTGTAACATATCCTTTTCCATTTACCCAAGATTGAGTAGCATAATTTTTATCTGTTACCCATGCCTGAGTTGCATATCCATTTAAAGCAGTGGTAATATCTCCAGGTGTGGCTAAATTAGGCAAAGTAATAACACCATTTACAGGTTTATAGACAGTACCATTCAATGATATGTCTCCTCCACCAATAGCCTGTCCATTAATCCATTTCTGAGATGCAGCATCATAGACAAGAGCTTGTTTGTCTTGAGGGTTGCTAATATTTGTATCAGCTAAATCTTGTAATGTAAATGATATACCTCCTGAAGAGCTAATACCAAGAGCTGTGATACCTCCTGTCATATAGAAGTTAGCCATCTCTTCAGCACCATCAGAGTTATATTTAACTCCTTTTATAGCATTTCTTTCAGCATCATACTCCAAGAATATATCCCCAATCTTTATCTTAGGAGTTTCTATCTTGTTAGTAAGGTAGATTTCTGTACCATTAAAAGTACCATAGACATTACCATTAGCTTGATATGTAGCACCCCAGAAAGTGGCATTCTTTAACCTATTAATAGAGTCCCTGTTTTCTTTACCTTTGTTACCTGCATATGCAGTATCAGCAGTTTCACCTAAAGCAAGTGATTTACTGATTTCTACATAAGATGTTCCTGACCATCTATAAGTAAGATTAGTGTCAAGTGTTACATATATCTTTCCACTTTCTCCTGTAGCAGGCAGTGCTGAAAAAGTACTATATTCAAGTACATCATCCACATAAGAAGGAAGGTACATTGATGATATTAAACCATCATTGTCAAGAGGTACTACACCTCCTGCTCTACCTTTCTGACTCAATGGGATATAATCTTTAACAGCTTCACTGATAGCTGTATTCATTTGAGAGGTTGTAGAATAAGGACTAAGAGCTTTAGTAAGATGGGATACAGCTATCTGTTTATCAGGGTTATCTCCATCACCAAGTATAGACCATAGGAGGGCTTCATCCATTCCACCTCCACCCCCACCAGTATTAAGACCTAAAGCTGATACAAAGCTATTAGAGTAAAAGCCTCTTGGAGTACCATCAGATTTATTTGTTACAAATATATCCTGATTTGAATCTTCTGCAAAGTAACCTGCTATCTTGTTCCATAGTGTCTTTTCAGCTAATGTAACATGGATATCAGCATTATTTATATGATTATTTAATAGGTTCTGTACAGGAGTTACTGCATCAACTACAGCCTTTGAGATGGCTGAATTAGTTTCTGACTTAGTATAATAATTACTTAGGTCTACCTTAATATCAGTGAGTCTCATTGAAGACCAATGAGTTGCTCCTGCCTTTTGTATAAATAGCCTATCTTCAGTAGGAGTAGTATCAGCCCAATCACCAACATTAGTTAATTGACCAAGAGAAGAGGCACCTCCTGTACCTCCACCCCCTCCATCTGATTTACCCATAGCTGTAATACCTCCATAAGTGTAGAAGTTTCTTCCTACCTCTGCACCATCAACTATCTTATTTACAACATACAGGTCACTATTCTCATCTTCCTTAAACCATTTACCTATTATATCTTTTACAAGTTGAGTTACAACATTGATATCTACATCTCCACCACCTGTGGGAATATTATCTATTTGTTGTTTAACCCATTCTTGAGTAGCTAAACCTGTTAAGTCAAGATGGCTCTTTGGAATAATTTCATTTTCAGCATCAAGAGCCTTCCACATATCTTCAAGTTTGAAAGTCTCTTCAGGTATCTTCATGCCATACCATTGTTTAAGTTTAGCATCATAACCTAAATAGAACTTATCAAATGTCTTATCTACACTGTTATCTGTTGTAGACTTCTTGACATCAAGAAGCTGCCATAAATAAAGAGAGCTAATTGAAGAATAGAATTGTAATGTAGTTACCTGAATATCATCAGGTTTAACATAATTGGCTTGACAGGCTAAATCTACAACCAAGAAGGCATCTTTATAGACTACCCTTGCATCATAACCCTTTGAATAGCTTACTTCAAAACTGTATTCTCCAGTTCTTTGTACTGAACCTTTTATGGTGAAGGTAATTTCATTTCCAGATACAGAATAGTCAGGAACACTAATTAATGTACCTGAACACCATACCTTGAATCTTATATTTGTAGCAGTGGACAGGTCCTCAGGAATGTTAACATTATCAACAGTCTTAGTTATAGCCCATACTACCTTTATATCATTACCTTTAACTATTTCCATATTAATTCAATTTGAATTGACTCTTGAGGTCCTCTATAAGTTTATTGACCTCTTCTTTAGTATAATAATTAGATAAATCTCCTGCAATCTGCACATTAGATTTAACTTCTATACTATTAACCATTATATTACTATTTGTTAGTGTATTATCACACTGACTGGCATCATCTACAATAGTAAATACTGAGGATTCAGTTATTCTTGCATCATAGTCTTTTGACCAAGATGCTTCAAAGCTATAATTACCAATCCTTGTATTCCTTCCTTTTACTGTAAACTGGACTTGATTAGTATTCAGAATAATATAATCTGTTATTTCAAGCTTCCTGCCATTACTATTCACATAAATAGTAAGGTTACTTACTGTATCTAAGTCTTCCTTGATAGGAACTCCATCAACTACCTTAGTTATACTCCAAGTAACCTTAATATCATTTCCTCTTAAAATGTTCATTATTTATCCTCTTTATGTAGCAGGAGCAGCCTCAATAGTTACTGGAATAGTTGTACCATCTATCAAAGTAAGAGTTCCACTTGTTATAACTCCAGCAGAGTCTTTAATAAGTTTTAGACTCTTTACACTCTTTGAGAATGTATTCCATACATTATAAAATTCTTGTCTTCCAGATACAGGCTTTGTAAGATTAGTTTTCATTTCACCTACATCCTGCATATCTTTATCTGAATAATCATTGGTAGATAATCCCTTACCTGCTACAGCCTTTACAGCATCAGTAATCCCATAACCTTCCAAGGTTGTAGGTTTATTAGTTACATTATCAAAGGATATAGAACTGTCTTTACCTAAGACAGTCCATTCTCCATTATTAAAATATCTTGCAGTACCTTTATACAACCATAGCATATTGGTTGGTACTGGATTAGGTGATATTGCTATTCCATTTAAATTTTTCATATCATTATTTATTAGTAGTACTTGGTTTTTTCTTTAAAGCTTGCCTCTTAATACTTGCATCAGTTCTTGCCTTTTCTTTATCAAGTTCCAACTTCTGCTTGTCAAGCTTTAACTTCTCATCAAATTCTCTTATTTTCTCTTTAAGAGAAGCCTTAGCTTCCTCAGAAAATTCATCTGGGCTAATACCATCTCCTTCTATATCATTTTTTGATAACTGAGCTACAATAATCTTAGTCTGATTGTCTCTTATATTAGCTTGCTCTTTCTGCTCCAATTCAGCCTGCTTCTGCTGTAATTGAGCTTGAGCTACTTGCTGTTGAGCTTCAAGTTGCTGTTGTTGTTGCTGAGCCTGTCTTTCTCTAATATCTCTTTCATCTTTCTCAATAAGTCTTTGTTTCTCTGCAAGAGAAGATGAAGTATATAGCTTAGTAATAGTAGAGAATGACAATGTTTGGGTCTGAAGAGCTGCCTGAGCCAAGGTATCTAATTTAGCCTGAAGTTCCTGGGTTCCATTACTATTGTCTACCACTAAACCATAGTCAGCTTCAGCAAATTCATCACCATCAATTTCCATTATTCTTGTTGATGTATCAGATAGTATATACTGGAACTTCTTACTTCTTCCTTTCATTGCAACCTTAGCTGTTTCAAGAAAGGCTTCAAGTACTCTTTTCTTAACATCATCATGGATTACAAACAACCATTCAGTAATATGACTTGATTGAAGAGTAGCTCTTTCTACTCCACCAACAGTTTCTCTATTAGATATTTGTCCTTCTCTTTGCTTCGTAATACCAACAACCTCAGACATTTCCATCTTAATGAATTCAAGCAGATTTATCTGCTGCTGTATATAGTTACCTATATTAGTCTCCAGCATGCCTCTACTTGCATTATTAAGACCTCCTGCAAGCTTTCCAGTAGCAGCCCCTATATTACCTTCCTTGAAACTATCAACTACTGCAATATGATTGGTTCTTGCGAAGTATATCCATTTCTCAACTTCCCAGCCTCTTGGAATCTTAGCTAAATCAAGCTCAAGAATTGAACCCCAGTTTGAAGCAATAGCCTTATTTAACCTGTCATGAATAGCATCATATAAATAATTATAAGGCTTCATCATATCTACAAGAGAGAAAGGTTTAGTATCATTAAGATTATATACTGAACCAATAATACCAAAATGGCACCTTGATGGGTTACTAAGTCTATTATATTGAATAACTCTTGGACCCATATCAATGAATATACCATCCTTTGCATCTCCAATCAATGTACCTTGCCAAGCTTCATTTATCCAAAATGATTGGGACTCTTCTCCATTATCCTTATCTATTACATAATTCTCAGGATAGAAATCATAAGTTTCTTCCCCTGTCTGAGGGTCATAGGATTTAACCTTCAATATCTTCTTCTTGGACTTCCAGTACAATCTAAGTACTCTCAAGTTACCTGCAAGGTCATAAGGAAGTAAAGAACCAGCAACTCCTTCAGAGAATAATCCAGCAGGGTCAAAAAAGTATGAACCATCAGAAACAGTTACTTCATCTCCCATCATACTTGGGTTGACAAAACCAAACCTTTCATCTATATTGTCCATACTGTCAGTAGCAGCCTGACCTACATGGTCAGGAAGATTTTCTATATACTCTATATCCTTCTTGGTAAGAGAATCATAATAAGTATCAATCACTCTTCCTGGACTCCAATAGTCTTCAAGTATAATAATATCTGCATCCTCAATCTTATTACTGTATCCACTTTTGAATACTCTAATCTTTAGAGGATTAATTCTTTCAAGAGTTGGCTCACCACCTACAATATCACATTGATAAATCTCTTCACCAACTGCCATTGCATCCATAAAGCCCTGATTGAATATCAAAGGTATATTATACTCTTTAATATAATGATTAAGCAGAGCATTAGCTCTTATCTCTCTTAGGTCTTGCCACTCATAAGTATAATAATCATTAAGCTTCTCAAGCTTATTATTGAAATCATCCTCTGAAACAGAGTTATCTCTCATGAGCTCCTGAAGGTCTTGTAATAGGGCATTCTTCTTATTAGTCTCTATTTCAGATATTGCAGTTGGGTTTGTTACTACTACCCTGAAATCAAAAACTCTCTTTGATTCTTCACCCTTAAGTACATTCAACTTACTATTGATTATAGGATAGTGTTGCAGTCTCTCAGGTATATAACCTGCCTTAATATCATCAGGATTAATAATAATCTCAAGGTCTTGCATGTGCAATCTTCCATTCAATAAATCATAATTTATCTTCTTATGAATTACTGATTTTCTAACTAAATTATAGTTGAAGAATGTCTTTTGGTTAGCCCATAACAGACAGTCCTTTCTCCATTGCTTTGTTTTCTTAGAGAAAGGAAGCATCTGTCTGGGAAAGTTTATATTATCTGCCATAGTCTTCCATATTTAATTTTATTACAAAAGTAAGTAAAAATCTCCACTTAACCAAGTATATAAGTGATTTCTTTATTGAAGTGCTTCATTCAAACTAAATTTACTGAATTTATTTGGGTCCTTATAATTAAGAGTGAAGAATTTATCATTTCCAAGATAATCTTTTGGTATTGAGCCCTGGTCTTTTGAAGGATTTCCCTGATATAATATCATCTTCTCTTCTCTATATAACATGACCATACCTAATGCCCTGATTCTATCCACATTTATCTCTGGGTTAAATGCAATTAACTCTTCAATTAATGCTCTATTTCTCAGGTTAAACAGATTATATGTAGTTACCTCTGAGCTTTCTATACCATTCTGCACAGTAAATGTTACAGGCTTCATTAGCCAATCTCTAATAAGATTATTGGCATACATATTAATAGCTGCTGTAGCATTAACACCTTTTTGGTTACTTCCAAAGTTACTGTACTTAATAAGCTGTTTATCTCTTAAATACTCAGGAGTATCAGCTAATAAATGAGTACAATTCATCTTCTTAAAGTAAGCAAAGATACCCTTTTTATTTGATTCATACAGACATGTTGCATTATAAAATAAACACAGAAGTCTTACTATTTCAAAGTTATCATCTGCAAATGCCTGTCTACCAGTATATTCAGCTACAATCTTATCAGTCCATAAGTCAAGAACAAAGGTAGATGATAGAGATGAAGACTCAGCTTGGTCATTATCTACAGGGTCATGACCTATAATGTATCTTGTATTTGGGACCTTTCCAGACCTATCCTTTTGAGGCATCTCAAAGATTTCTACAGCCCCAGGAGTATCATTCTCAACTCCATATTTTCTAATTGGGACATCATCAGTTAAGATAAACTCTACTTCTTCTTTACCCTGAACTAACTTACCTACATATACATCATCAAAGGCATGTACATCTTGGTCTATCTGACTTAATCTCTCTGTAAGAGAAGTGATAGGGAAGTAGGCTGCTTTAACTTTAATAATAGCTTCTGCTGGTGTAATAGGGTCCTCAGCAATTACTCTAAGTACTGATTGTGGGTCTGCACTATATTTAGCTTTATATCTTGCAAGAAGAATCTCTATAAGAGCCTTAACTACATCAGATACTCCATCTTCATTATAACAACCAGCTCTATTAATATAAGCAGGAAAGAAGTACCCAAAAGTAGATTTACCTTGCTTTGGTTTATCATATACATTATCAAGTGCATATATATTATAACCTTCAGGATTATATAACAGTGTTTTAGCAGAAGTAAAATCTGACTCTTTTTCACTGGCAGTACCTACAAGATATTGACATGCAAAAGTATAATCACCATCCTCTACTGATTTCCTTGTTACATCATACAAAGAAAGAAGGTCTTTGAAGTTACCCATCTCTTCATATAATATCCAACCTCTCTTACCTCTTAACTTACCAGAGTCATCTTTAGCTGATACAGCCATTACTTGATTTAATGAACCTTTCTCAATGCCATATTCATCCTTATAACCCATCTGCCAAGACATCTCATTAGGAGAGTTCTTTAACATAAGGTGAGGGAAAGGGGTATTAGCAAAACTAAAGTTAATTGCAGGTTTGAACTTAGAAAGGGTACCATCCTTATCATCCTTCAAATATTCTTTCTGATAAGCTGTAAGTACTGTAATAACCCTTCTTTTGGACTCCTCACTTTCTCCAAGTATAAGATTATGTCCCATAATTGCAGAAAGAGAATATGATTTACCACAACCTCTCTTTGCAAGTTCAATTCCATGATGACCTTTCTCTCTTGCCTGATACAAGTAATGGAATCTCCAATCTATGCCTTCAAAAAAGAAGGGAAAAGACTCCTTTCTAATGGCTTTCTTCTTCCCTTTCTCTACTACATTAACAAGCATAGGTTGATAGTTAAGAAGCCAATAATGATAGCCTGAAATCCAGGCTCCATCAGACTCCCTAACATAACCTTCCCAGCATCTTCTTCTCTCTTCATCCCAGAACTTTCTATACTCAGAATTGGGATTACTATTAGGTTTTAGAAAGGTATAACATCCATGCTCCATATAATGAATGGCTGCTTTCCTAAAGTAGTTGGCATCTGTCATTATAGGAGGATTAGTAACATCTACAATAGCTCTTCCCTTTTCATCTCTTGGTAAATCTTTATAATAGGGTCTATTAGGAGATATTAATCTCTTAACAAACTCTACACTACCAAGAATCTCAAGTAATTGCTCCTGAACCTCCTGAGGAAGGGTATTCATTAGTTCCTCAGTTAGTTCAGTCTGATATTTATTCATTGCTACCATTGCATAACTCCTTAAAGTTTTGTGTATTAATATACTCCAGAAGAGATTTGGTAATAGAAATGGTTAGGAGGGAAAGAGCTTTAGTTTCTTCTGTATCAGTAACAATTCTATTAGAATACTGAGCACCAAATGCAGGTATCTTTTCACTCTTACTTACAAACCAAACTTGCATTCTATAAGTCTTCTGTGACTTAACTACAGGGTTAGTATCTATTATCTTATGTAATACAAAGTATCCCTTTCTTCTATTAGGAAAGCCTTCATAATATACATTAAGTCCTTCTACTATATCATTTATTTCCATAACTATTTATAATTAAATGTATATCCTAAATAGGATTTCTTATTTACATGGGAGTACACTATAAATTTATTATCCATAAATACCTAATATACAATGGGTTAGAGGTCCTCATATATTGCTTTTTCTTGTGCTCCTCTAACCTTATCATTTTGTGCAAGTTCCTTAACAAGTGCTCTTTCAGCTTCATCAAGGTCTTTAATTAAAGAAGGTATTTGTTTAATAGTAGCTGTTACTGTATTTAAGGTATATACAGGCTTACCTTTATCATCTTCTTTAGTAAGGTCAATATCTCTTAATAGTTGTCTCAACTTGTCTACTGCAACTCTTGTATCTTCAAGAAGTAATGCTGAAGTTGTTTTAAAACTTGCATATAATTTCATTGCTTCTTTAACAGTAGTATCAGGTTCCCAGTTAGGTCTTAAGCCTTCTCCTTCCTTAATGGATTTAGACCTTTCTTCTCTATCAACTATATATTGATAGTCACTCCTTGGGTCTTCCATAAAGTAACAGTACCCAAGTTCCATTATAGCTCTTTCTTTTGATGCTGACTTATCTCTATTCCATACTTGTCTAAATGCTTTAAGTGCCAGAGCCTCTTCTGAGATTGTCAGGTTATAACCTTCATATCTAAATAGTTTCATATCCTAAATAAAAAAAAAAAGCCCGCCTTAATTAGGCAGGCTTAAAATTAGTTCAATTCAAGCTTAGGAGTGTCAACCACAATGGTTGGATTCTCATCAAACTCCTCAATCTCTGCAACATATTTGATATCATTGTCAAATAGATATAGGTGAGGAACACCTTCAATATCTATTATATCAAACTTGTAACCTTTTACTGGATTGTCTTTAATAACTCCATCTTTAAGAGTACCTTCTCTATGCTCTCTTACTTCATATCTTTTAGGGTTAATAAATACTGTATCTCCTACTTCAATACCTTTCACCATTGGTCCAACAGCTACTACAGTTTGGAACTCTTTAATTGTTCCTGATTTTGAGGCATCCAGTAGAGTTGTTCCTTTAATATATTGCTTGTCATCATACTTGTTCATGGTAGTTACAAGACCATTGAACATTGGTTTAATCTTCTTTACAGTTATCATTTTTCAATTGTTTTAACTTCTCAAATCTCTTCTTAACTCCCATCATTCTATCATAAGTACATGATAGTTTACCTATTGAAGGTATATTAAAGTTAGTTCTTAACTTATCAAACTCTTCTTTAGTAAGGTCTTCCTTTAGTGGCAAGGATTTTATGGACTCCCTTATAAACTTCCAGTAAGATTCATAGGCTTCTTTTACCACTTCTACTGGTATTCCAAGTTCAATTGATACCTGTCTTAATGCTTCTGAATATATCATTGAAACTCAAAGAATAACATTAATTTAAATGAACCTGTATCTTCATCCATATTAGGAATAAACTTTGGATTAATCTTTCCATCAATAATAATCCTATTCTTTCTGAACTTACCCATGATTACTTGAAAATGAGCTGGAGAAATATTACATTCCTCTCTTACCTTTCTCTTAGTATCTTCATTCATTGTAATCTGGTCAAGTACTTCTGGGTCAGTTATAACCTTACTTAACTTGTATCTTATTCTCACAAAAGCTGTTATAACTTCCATTTCTCTTTCTGTAAGATTATGAAATGGTTGTAGAAACTCAAACCAATATTTAAAGAAATTCCCATCAGCCTTGCAAGGAATCCTAATTACTCCATCTGCTCCCTTGCCCATACTACCTCCTTATTCTTTATTCTCTTCAGGAGCCTCTTTTTGCTCTGTAGGTTCTGCCATAAGAGACTCAAATTCAGAAGTACATTTCTTGATAAATTCTTTATCCAAAGGCAAATCAGGAGTAGTAATAATTCTCCATAGCCATTCAAGTCTCTTGAAGAAGTTAGATAGATTAGCTTCTTCTAAACTTTTAGCAAGTTGCTGATTCTGTAAATATAACTGTCTTGATTGCTCTGAAACCTGATGTAGAGCATTCTTTAACTCTTCCTCATTAAGAGGTTGTCTCATCTTTAATGCTGATGTATTTTTATCCATTCTTATTACTTGTTAAATAACTTCCACCATATCTTTGTCCATATAATTTCTCCCAAGCAAATATACTGGAAGAATCCATCTCTGTACCTCCACACTTAGTACAATAGTCAGTACCATCTGCACTTCTTATTGCTAAAGATAAGCAATGATGACAGTAGATAACTGGTTCAGCATTATAATCAACCTTATTTTCGTCTTCTCCCTTATCCATAATATTGCTTAGTTATAATATACTAAATATATTTGTCCTCCAAGAGGGAACATACTAACAATGTCCTCCTTCTTAATCTCAAGCTCAATAGCTTGTTTTATAACATCTCTAACTGTTGTACCTACAACAGCAGTAATCACTTTTCCATTCATTCTTAGTGTATTTAATTAATTGGGGGCAAGCAAGGAGTCGAACCTTATCTTTAGCCTATGAAACTAATGTGCTACCATTACACCAACTTGCAAGAGCAGATAGAGAGACTCGAACTCTCACCTAAAGATTGGAAGTCTATAGTACTAACCTTTATACTATATCTGCATTTTAATTATTTGAGGGAATGCCCAGAATTGAACTGAGAAATCTGCTTTACAAGAGCAGTGTTTTACCATTAAACTACAAACCCATTATGGTGTCTCAAGAGGGGGTCGAACCCTCACTTTTACAGGGCTTAAACCTGTTGTGTCTACCAAGTTGCACCATTGAGACATCATTCAGTCAGCATGAACCTAAATACATACTGATTAATCTTTAGTATGAATGTCTCTGTCTCAGATTTAATACCAGCACATATAGTTGTTTCTGGTATTCCATCATAAAACTCTTTGGTCTTATACTGTACATACTTCATGAATTCCTTTGTTGAAGTAGCATTGAAAGGAGTACCATGAACTGTATTAAAGTCAAAAGAAACTCCAGTAATACCCATAGCTGATTCAGCTATCAAGTCTTGAAAATCACCTACTTCTTCAAGGAAATCATCTAAGTATAGATGTGCCCCTCTTTTATCTCTGTTTGGAAGTTTGAGAGAAGCCCAATGTACATTCTTAGTTTGAGTTTTAATACCCTCAAGAACATTCACATATTCATGGAAGAATCTGAATAAACCAGCATCCTTATCTTCTTCCATTACTGTTTCTTCTCTTTGAAAACCTTCCAATAGATTGTCTCCAAATGTATCTATCATATTGTTTTAATTTGATGTTACAAAGATATGTATTATAATTTATATATGCAAGTAAATCTGCATATTTTTTTTTTTGTACCTCAGGGGAGAGTCGAACTCCCAATCTTATTTCAGCCATGCTTTCTAAGAGCATTGTGTATTCCAATTCCACCACTGAGGTATTTGTGGAAACTAATGGAGTTGAACCATTATCTAAGGATTTTCAGTCCCCCGCATAGACCACCTTTGCTAAGTACAATATCTTATTTCTTCCATGCGGGAGTAGAAAGAATCGAACTTTCACCTATTGATTAACAGTCAAGTGCTCGACCTTCGAGCTATACTCCCAATTAAATGTTGCTCCTATTAGAATCGAACTAATGACCTTCACTGTGTAAAAGTGCTATTCTAAACCACTGAACTAAGGAGCAATGTATAGGGCTTTTTAAAGAGTGCCCCTCTAACTTCTTCTCTGTAAAAAAAAACAAACATTATGAAAACATGAAACAGTGGATACATGTGGGACTTGAACCCCAACTTCACAGTGCAAATGTGATGTGTTAGCCAATTACACTACATGACCCATTTGTATAGTAGACAGGACTTGAACCTGCATCCTCTGCATCCCAAATGCAGTGCCCCACCAATTAGGCTACTACTATATTATTTATTATATAATTTCTTTAGTCTTTCAAACATATACCTTGCCATTTCATTCTTAGGTATATGAAGTACTGTTTGACCCCATGATGTCTTTATTATCTTTGCCATATCTATTTATTAATATTGCGGAGGATACAGGATTTGAACCTGTACATCCTTTAAGATTACTGACAGTTTAGCAAACTGCTCCCTTACCATTAGGGTTAATCCTCCAACTTTAAATAAAGCCCACAATGACATTTATCATTTTCTCTGTAGTCACTGCATTGACATTTCTTATCCTCACCTGTATTATGACAGGGACATTCTCCATTATTAGCCTCACATCTTCTTAGTATAGCATTAACTACCTTATCATTAGGATTCAACACCCATCCTTCTTTTCTCAAAATTTGTATCATAATGCGGAGAAAGGAGGTCCCGACCCCCAGTCAAATAAATGACCAATCTGTTTTCAAGACAGTTCCCAGACCCTCTGAGTTCCTTCTCCATTTGCCCCTCCAACTCTTTGGTAGAGGACTTAGTTCAGGGCAGTCTATGAGGGAATTGAACCCTATCCACCTTCTTGACAGGAAGGTATGCAAAACCATTACACTTCATAGACTAATTAAACCTTTTTCTAACATTATATGATGGTTAGGACATAACCATACTAAGTTATCTAAAGAATTTATCTCTTCCACAGTAGAAGAAGGAGAAAATTGTAATATACCCTTTACATGATGAACCTCTAATATTTCATCAAATTCATGATTATGACAATAACTACAAACCTTCTCTACTTCACTTTCCAATAACGTTCTCTTAGCATCAGCTCTAATTGATGTTACTTTAGATGTTAGATATTTATTTCCTTCTATATAACTACCTAATGTTCTATTCTTTATGCTTCTACTATCTTTTGCACATGTATTGCATAATTTAGCTTTTGCATTTTTAAGTCCTCCACATATAGGACAGAACTTGTTAAAATCTTTTTCTCTCTTTGGAGAAATTCTATTATTGTAAGTAGCAGAACAGGACTGAGAACAGAATTTCTTCTTTCTTGTTTCTGAGGGATGTTCCACATCTCTCACTCTTATAATTTCTCCACAATTTAAACATATTTTTGGATTTAGGTAATATCTTCTTAATGCTTCTTCTCTATTCATACAACTTCCATTTTGTAATGGGTAGGGGATTTGAACCCCTAATGACTGCCTTGAAAGGGCAGTGACTTAACCAATTTGTCCAACCCACCATTTTGACTATCCTATCTTCACAGACCAGATAGTCCACTCTTTAAAAATCATGAAACAAAAAAAAAATCCACCTTCAAAAGTACCCCATTAAGGACTCGAACCTTATCTAAAACTTTAGAAGAGTCTTGTGCTTCCATTACACCAACAGGGCATTTATTGTTGTTCCAGCAGGAATTGAACCTACATTACTTGAGCCAAAATCAGGTGTAATAACCATTATACTATGGAACAATGTTCTTATCTTCTAATCATGATGCAAAGATAAGTCAAATATTTGATATATGCAAATCTTTCACTAATTATTTTCAAGATGGTATGAAAATACTCCAGAAGTGAATTAAGATAATGGGCTGAATTATTATCTTAATTAAATACCCATTATCTTATTAGCCCATTTTTCAGTATAAAAATGATAATAATTATATTTTCCATTCTTCCAACAACATCCAATATAATTATTAAGCCAAGCATGTAGTATAGAGGGAATACCAATAACCAATAAATATAAAGGACCAAGTATCTTACTCTGCTTTACATGACCACATTCATGTTTTATAACTATTTCTTTGTCAATGTAATCTTGATTAATAAAGATATATTTCCCAAGAGATACACCACCCTTAGTTTTCTGTAAATATACTTTAGCACCTACACTCCTTGAGTCATTATTCTCTATAACACATATTCTATTATCTTTAGATATAGACCTATAGATTATACCACATAAATTCTGTGGGAATTGCCACAACCAAAGTAGAAAACTAATTAACCATTTCATACCTTATACCTCTTTACATCCAACATTCTTGAACTAACTCCCTGTGCATAGTATCTCCTATCATTGTTATTTACTGATACACAGATAGCACCTTCACACTTAACAATGTTTACATTCTTAATAACTTCTTCAATAACTCTTTTCATATATTTGTTCTTTAAAGTGTATAACAATCCCTTAAGCAGATTGGTTCTCTGCCAGAGTAAAGTTTCCAGTACCCCTACCATGACACTTCATTACAGGCGGTTAATCCCCAAGAGCACTTTACCCTCAACCTTTTCTCATATACATAGGTGTGCTACTGTAACTTATAATCAAGGCATTTCTTAGCAGGATTTTCACCTCATCCACAGGCATACCAGCCTTTATATAAGCTCCCTATTTATGGGAGAAGTGGATTACTACCCTGTCAGCTCCAAAGCCTGAACTTCTGTAAGGGACTTCTTTGGAGGAGAAATTAGATGTATAGTTCTAATTCTGGTGCAAACATATAAAAAATAAATGATATATCCAAATCTGAGATTATTATTTATGAAAGTTTAACTATTGACTATATAATATGCTGTTCTTTTAAGGCTTTTAAACATCTTGCAGTCCATTCTACTAATGGTTCATCATTATCACAACTCATATATTGTCCAGTTTGGAATATGGAATGTACTATCTCATGTAGCACAGTAAGTTCAATTTCATCCTTTGATAGTTTACTACCATCAGGCTTCTTTGTACTAATAGTTATTACCCTTGAAGGACTTTCTGTTTCTCCAAATAACCACTTATCATTTTCACCAACTACTTCATCTACAAACTGTATTTTCCAAGTACTCCCAAATAAATTATAACTCTTCTCTTTCATACTTTTAATTTTTGGTCAAAGATAAGTATATAGTAGATACTATCCAAATAATTTAATTTTTTTTTTTAATTTTTTTTTTTTAATTTTTTTTTTT